GAGAGACTCGGTAGAGTCTCGTTGAAGGAAGAAGATTCGTAAGAATCGTGAACAGCTAAATTTGGATACATAACGAAGGGCGAACTGGATGTTGATATCATTCATCCCCAACGGGAACAGGCAGCCGTTGAAAATATCGTGTGGACGAATCGGGATACGATGCTCACCGGCCCGTATGAGTTCCTTGTTCAGCGGTTTACGAATCGCGGCGGGCAGACTGGGTTCCGTGCTGAGATCGAAGTTGACGGACAGTTGTTTTCCTATGATTATCATGGGCCGTTTGGTCGCTGTAAGGGTTTTTCTGATTGTGTGGATGTTGCAACGGTGCGGAAAAATGCAGATGGCACGTTCTCGGTTACGAGCCACATTGACAGCAGCGTTGCAAGCAAGACTGTCTGGAATGTCACTACGGAGCAGTTTGTACCGGTATCCGTTGTGATGTACAGCCCGAACTATTGGGACGATCAGCAGCACGACGGCGCTGGACATCGGCATTACTTCTTCATGTTGAAGGATTGCATCAATTCAGAGCAGCCGAATGGCTTCTACAACGAATTTTTGAAGCAGGAACTCGTGCAGCATAAAAGAGTGTTTGAGGCGCTTGGCGCGAAAGCGCATGTTGCGGAGAGTGATCAGCAGCTGTCCGGTATCGGATTTTCGGAAACGAAGCGTGATTCGCTGGTTGTGAAAGTGAAAGGACAGATCGAGCGCGTGATCAAAGTTGTATTTTAATCAGGCAGGAACGAAGAGCGTTCTTGTCGTATGTAAACCCATAAAACAAAAGGAGTTAAGACATGGGTGCGTTGAATGTGTTTGAGTATGCCGCGAAACATCGGGTTCGTTTTCCCTATAAGGGAATGATCGCGACGGAAGATTTGTATACGCTGTCGAGGTCCGAGCTCGATGCGATCTACAAAACGTTGAATCGTGCGCGAAAAGCGAACGAGGAAGAGAGCCTGCTGACGGAGCAGACAAAGGAGAATATTCTCCTCGATGTTCAGCTGAAGATCGTGAAGCACATCTTTGAGGAGAAGCAGCAGCGGGTACTCAATGCGCAGGCAGAGAAAGAGCGTGCTGAGAAGAAGCAGAAAATTCTTGCTCTGATTGCAGAGAAAGACGATGCGGAGCTTCGCAGCAAGTCGAAGGAAGAGCTGCTGAAGATGGCCGAAGATCTGTAATGCGGGCTTGTCGCGTGTATCTGATTTCTATGTCGGATACACGCGGTTTTTTGTTGTAGGAAGGAGCAGTTGATATGATGGAAGATAAGTGGCCTCAGAGAGGGGATTTGTATTGGTACGTTAACTGGCCATATGGTACTGCGTCGTCAATACAGGTTCTGACCGCTGTTTATGATGGGTTCGGTGTTGATAAAAACCGTGAGCAGGTCGGTAACTGTTATCGTACAGAATTGGAGGCGAAACAGGCCATGTCTCGGATACTGGAGGTACTGAAAGCGTCGTCACCCTGTAATACTTTTCCAAAGTTAACAGCGACGATATTTAACCGTCCTGACTGTCCGGATTGGTGTAATGCTGCCATGGTATCCAGCAGTGGAATTGCATATTGGGTTGATGGGGACTTTGAGACGAGGTGCAAGGAGATTACAGGGCTGCGTTTCGACGCGAGTGATTGGCAGCATAGCTTAATCAAACGTCCAGTGCAAGAATTACCAGCTTGGTGCAAAGTTGGGGCGTGGGTGTATAATCAGAATGGGCATTATTTCTGCAAGATCATCGAAATTGCCAAGGATCGGAGGAGTTTTACGTGCACCCAACCCGGTAAAAATTACAGTGTCAGCAGTGGCGACCTCAACTACGGCTTCAATAAATGGAAACAGGTACTTCTCCGTCCGTGGACATTTGAAGATGCACCTCTGATGTGTAAAGTGCGCAGTATAAAGAACGAACAAGAAGAAGCCGTGTTATCGTTATGCCCGAACGGTTATTACCGTGTTGGTGCGTACAGTAGTGGACGATTCTCGTTTTCTGAAATTTTGCGCAAATATAAACAGCTGGACGGTTCTCCGTGCGGTGTTCTGAAAGTTATAGAAAGTGTAGATGAAGAAAAAATGTGATGTGAAGTGGTGTAAGGCAGGTTGCTGCGGACCCGTACCGATCCCGAACGAGGTGTTACACGAATATGCGAACCTGATCCAGCGCGAGATCACACACCAGATTGCATTTGACGAACACAGTACGATCGTGGCGGATCAGAATGCGGTGTGTGCGTTCCTGACGCCGGAATACCGTTGTGCTATCTACGATCATCGCCCGCAGATCTGCCGGATGTTCGGCTCACGATCACATCCGGATCTTCAGTGTCGGTATCTTAAAAAGTAGTAGCGTGACGCCTTCATGCAACAGTCAGTGTATGACAGCAACATAAGATGAGTGAAAGAAGTGATGAAAGGTTATAAAGGGTTTAAACCCGGCATGATCTGTCGGGGCAAACAATATCAGGAGCATACAGAGTTCACTGAGCCGAGACTGAAAAGCGAAGAGTCTGGTATGCACTTTTGTTCGAATCCGTTCGGTGTCTGGATGTTTTATCCTCCAGCTGACGAAACCGGTAATTTAAATGAATTTGCTGAGGTCGAGGCGATGGATGATCCGCAAACGGACGACAACAGTATCTATCGCTCCTACCGTTTGCGGATCGGCGCGAAGCTGGATCTGTACAAATTTATCAAGGCGGGTGCTGATTTTATTTTTGGACATGTCAAAAGTACAAACTCCAACACCGGCTACCAGAGCGTGGCAACCAATACCGATGACCAGAGCGCAGCGACTAATGATGGTTATCGGAGTGTATCGGTCAATACGGGTAATTGCGGCACGGCGAGCACAGACGGCAGTGAATCATTTGCCATTACCACTGGGTATAAGGGAAAAGTGAAAGGCGCAATCGGGTGCTGGATTGCATGCGCGGAATGGGCATATGATGGCATTGGTAGTTGGTTTCCTGTTGATTTTAAAGCCATCCGTGTGGATGGAGAAAAAATTAAGGCCGATACTTGGTATCGGCTTGAGGAGGGAAAATTCATTGAGGTCGAGGAAGGATAATTTGATATGAATGAATTTCGATTTGTAGATCTGTTTTGCTGCGGTGGCGGCGCGATTAACGCGTTGCGAGCTGCTGGAGAGAGGTATGAAGGGCGTGGATTCAATCACTGGGAAACCGCTATTAAAACTATTCAGGCAAATCACCCGGAGATTGTACCTGATTTCGATCGGGCGTGCGCTCCGATCGAGTCAATTCTTCCGGATGAAATTTTTCAGGACGATCCGACTCGGATCGATGTGTTATGGGCTTCGCCGAGTTGTACTCATCACTCAGTGGCTGCTGGCGGGAAACCCCGTTCGAACCAGCTCCGTAGCCAGCCGGAATACTTGTTACCGTATCTCAGGTTGACCCGATGCCGCCGGATGTTTGTTGAAAACGTCAAAGAGTTGCGTAATTGGGGACCGATCCTTGAGGAAGATATTAAGCATAAAGGCAAACTGTACAGGGCGGGAAGTGCGGACCCTCGGAAGAAAGGTGTATTCTTTAATCTCTGGTATCGGGAAATCAAAGCCAGCGGTTATAACGTTGAGATGGAGGTGCTGAACGCTGCGGACTATGGTGCGGCCACCAGTCGGGAACGGCTGATTGTACAGGCAGTTCGGAAGTCTTCCGGTGAGAAGATTTATTGGCCGGAGCCGACGCATGAGAAAGAACCCGAAATACGACTGTTTGAGAATATGGCGCAACCGTGGCGTTCAGCGGCGGAAATCATCGACTGGAGTATTCCCGGCGAGAGTATTTTCAACCGCAAAAAGCCACTTTGTGCAAACACGCTCCGGCGAATCGAAGCGGGAATCCGCAAATATTGGGGTGTATGGGCCGAGCCGTTTCTGATCGTGCTGCGTGGAACGTCGGAACATGCAATCAATTCGACTGCGATTCCGCTTTCCGCGCCATTGCCGACGCTGACAGCGGGCGGTGAACATGTGGCGTTGATTCTACCGTTTTTATGCCGCAACAATACGGAACGCAACGGGCAATCGGCAAGGATTCACGAGATTGACAAACCGATTCCGGTAATTGATACCGGAAACCGGTACAGCGTGATCCAACCGCTTTTCATCCCACAGCATGGCGGCGGAACGGTGAAGCCGGTCATGAATCCGCTTTCAACCGTTGCCACGACCGGAAGTATCGGCGTGGTCGAGCCGTTCATTGTCGAATATTATGGACAAGGCGGTGCGGTCCCGCTGAACATCCCGTTGCATACCGTGACTACGAAAGATCGATTCGGAGTAGTAGAAGGACGTACCCTGATGCTGCCGGACGACAGGTGCTTCAGGCTGGACATTACCTATCGGATGTTGACGGCCCGTGAACTGGCTGCTGCGACCAGCTTCCCTGAGAATTATGTGTTTTGCGGTGGTGATACCGCAGCGAAGAAACAAATCGGCAACGCCGTACCGCCTGTATTGGCAGAAGCACTATACCGCGCCGTGTTGGCAGCATGAATAAGGAGGATTTGAGATGAGCGAAGAATTGAAGTTGAAATTTCGGGCGCTGGGGCTTCTGAGTGCATCCGTCATCGGCGGTGAAGCGTGCAAGGATTGCCCGCACAATATCCCGCGTATGAGTGCCGCGCTTCTCACTGGCGACGGGGAAGCGCTCCGGGATTGTGCCAAGCTGCTGTTCAAGGATTGCGAGTTGCTTCCGCTCGGCACGAAAGCCCGGATCGCAGAGCTGGAAGCAGAACGCGACCGGCTCCGGGATGCGCTGAATTTGATCGGTACCAAAGCTGATTTTTGTGCGGATGAATGTGAATACGGTCCAGACGCTACAAGTTTTAGATTGATTGCTGATGACGCGAAACGTGCGCTGAAGCAGGGTGTAAAATCTGCAAAATCTTAAAGAAAGTGAGGGGAAAATGCTGATTTTATTGCATGACAGTCGCGGAAATGAGCTGGTCGTCAGCACGGATATCATCGCGATGGTGAGTGAACAATGGGCAGAGCATTTAATGTCTGTACGTTATATCTTGTCTACGACAACCGGAGGGGAGATCACGATAAAAGAGTCGCCACAGGAAGTGAAATTCCTGCAAGACCGGGAGGTTGAGAAAGTGAATGGTGAGAGAGTGAAGGGTGAGAGAGTGAAGGGTGAGAGAGTGAAGGGTGAGAGATGAAAGAGATTGGAATGCTATTTTCCGGCGAGATGGTTCGGGCAATTCTGGGCGAACGCAAAACGCAGACGCGAAGGCTTGCTCGTGATTGTCGTATCGACAGCAATGGCAATGCCTGGCAGGGCAAATGGAACTTCGGACAAGATGTGTGGGGGAAGCCGCATGTTGATCGGTGGAGAAAACCATGTGATGTCGGCGACCGCATTTATGTGCGGGAAACGTGGTCGTACCTTTATTTTGACCATAATACGAAAAAACAGTTCTATTACTACAAGGCTGATTACCCGGACTTTGAAAAAGGGTTTACGCCTGAGGGATGGGATTCTCGACCTCCCGCTGCTGGTGGTGATCGTTGGTATCCGTCGATCCACATGCCGAAAGCAGCTGCCAGGATTTGGCTGGAAGTGACCGATGTGAGAACTGAACGGTTGTTGGACATTTCGAGCCATGATGCGAATTGCGAAGGATTCACAGAAGCCGGAACGCATCCGCGAGCAGAGTTTCTGGCGGCGTGGGATCAATTGTATGGGTACGGGGCAGCAGAAGCTGATCCGTGGGTATGGGTGATTGAGTTCAAGCAAATCGAGGTGAAGTGAAATGATCGATATGGATGATGATACGCGGGAGGCAGTGATCGGCACAGCGCTCGTATTCGGGTTTATTATGATCATGGTCATTGCTGTCGTCGCTGGATGTCTTGGAGGTTGCTATATCACGGAAAGTACGAAACGTGAATACATCAAACGCGGTTACGTCGAACAGTGGAATCCTGCGCGACAGAGAATGGAATGGATCAGGAGCGATGATGTCGGTCATGAATAAGCATCTGCAATTCATTTGCTTCGTTGCCGGAATCGCTGGAATTATTTTGATGTTTGTATTAGGAGATGATGACTGACCATGCACAATGATATTGAGATTTCGTTACGAGACTTGGGCGGTTCCTCGTACTATAATGTGTACGTAGGATCGGCTTGTTTCACTATCGACTTTCTCTTTTTTAAAGACAGTGAGTATCGGGTTCCTAAGGAATTGGAACGAGTTGTACTGCAATACTGCATCTCGTTCAACACAACGATGCGAACGGAACATCATGGTATTCATGAGGTCTCGATTGTACAAGATGGACAATTGGAATCATTGCCGGAACTTACCCATGTTCCGATTCCCCACTATATGCCTGATGACATAAACAATCCGTCGATTCCCATCAATCGAGATTATAATGATGGTGTGATCAATATCAGACAATGGACATCATCTGCTGAGTGAGACACGATATGACTACGTATATCACATCAAAAGACTATGATCGTTTGTATGACCTTGTGAACTCAGGGATGAGGATTCTGTGTTTCACAACGCATCCAAATTATGGAAAACAACCGGCACAGGTGCTGTATTTACCCGAATATGAGGCATTGAGTATCGGCGCATTTTCAGCGCATCATTGCCGGATTGCACGTACGCGGGAAGAATTTATTGAACATTGTAAGGCAACTGAACTGGAATTTATCGATCCAGCAAGCCAGCAAGAAAATCACAAAATTATAGTTTCCTATGAGGATTTATTGAAAGAAATTCCAGGAGGAGCCGATATTCTGTGGGAAGAGCGATCTGTTGTGAGTCAGACGTTCGAATGTTGCGGCGAGTGCATGCATGAAGAATGGGGTGACGACGAGACACCTCTAAATGCATTGTTCCGTTTATACAAACGTGTAAGAATGGCGGCTATTCTTGATGCAGACGATTGATCCAATGAATCCAATGCATAAGACGACCACCGCCACGGTGTCTGATATTACGGAAGAACCGTCCGTAACTTCCGGATATCATCTGATGAAAAGTACCACAAGTCGAGCGACAGTGCGTCCTGCATTAGCGTATTCAATGTATGAAGATCATACTGATGTACGTCTTGCATCGCGGTATCAAATCCCATCCGAACAGCTGCTACGTAAATCCAAAAGGAAGAAGCATAGATGACTATAAGAGTTAAGGAACACGATACGATGACGAAACAGACATTTCACCGGGAACTGATGTTCGATCCGACTGTCCCCGGCTGTTTTCGACCGCTGACCCGGCAGGAAATTCAGAAACAGCGTTTGCCCAAATCGGAACCCGTGGATGTGTTCCGCAATGATCCCCGGGAAAAACTCTGGAAGATTGCCGGCTTGCAGGATGCTGACGGGTATCTTGAATTGGCACTCGATGCTATCCGGTATTTTTTCTTCGGTAATAAAGACGATGACAATACGTTTATCGAGGGAAATCTTTATCGATATCGTTACGTTGAGACATTTGAGGATGGTCATCATATTCATTACGAGGTGGGGAAGTGGTTGTTCGAGCGGGAGTCGTGGAGTTGTCTGCTTGAAACAGAACCGCTCCACATCTGCTTCGATGAATTCGTCCGCCCGCTTCAGGAATACATTGCCGAACTCTTTCAACAAATCGAAAATAAGAAAATAGGAGTGTGTTATTAATGCTGAGACAACCTAAGGTATGGAGTGGAGAATATCCGATCTTTTTTGACGAGTCTGTCTGTTATGATGAGGAGATGCTGGCGGACATGCTTTGCACATTGGAGATAAAACCCAGTAAAGCTCTTCCTATTTACTCCGCAGAGCCTATCTATGCGTCTAATGCACTAAAAAAGAATTATTTGATGGAGTGCGTCGAGGACGAAATGCCGATGGACTGCGAAGTTCCGGAAAGCCTGGAAGAACTGATCGACGAATTTATTGAAAAAGTCAACATGTATGAGACACCGCTGTGCTACTGGGAAGGTAATCTGCTTGCTTTGACAGACGAGCAGGTGAACTCGTTGTGTGCTGCCGTACAGACAGTGAAAGACGCGTGTGCGACTGAAAAGTGAGTATCAGATGATTTGCTATAAAGATATGACATTTTGTGCAGCTGACGATTGCAGCAATCTGAATTGTCTGCGCAATACCAAGAGAGCTGATTTTCAACCGGACGATTTCTTCAAAGACAAAGTCGCCTATTCTGATTTTCAGAAAGACTGTCCGAATTATGAGAAGGAAAGTAAATGAAAAATTTCACCGAAACTCAGGAACGAATCGCAAATAAGTGTGATGAACTGAAAGCGTTACTCCTTGAGAAGAATCGAAAGTATGGAAACTCCGCATTGGAGCCCAAGCGCTGTTTTTCTAAGTCGTCCGTACAAGAACAAATCCTCGTCCGTATGGACGACAAACTCTCTCGAATCCAGAATCGCCAGAACGATGAAGATGAAGACGTGTTCATGGATCTGGCAGGGTATCTGATACTCTACCTCGTAGCGAGAGATGCGGGGAAAAATTAAACAATGGAGACAATCATTAACGTAAGGTGGCTTTGGTAATGATTTTTGAACCCGATCAAATCAACATGCCGGTTCGGTCGTTGAAGAGAAGACGTCCTGACATTTATCAATTGCTTCTTCCTGAATTGGAAGCGCTTTCTCCTGAACAACCATTGGAGAAAGCGATTGGTACTATGATCCGATTGATTCTCGCATTGCAAAAACACAGGGAGTGTACACAACATGTATAGAGCGAAAGTCCTTGATCAGTTTGTCGAAGATGTGAGCGAACACCAACTGACAATCATGAGGGATGCCGGCGTATACCGGCATCTTTTGTGTAGAAATCCGAAATTCGACAAAATGTATGCGTTTGAGATTATAACTTCTCCGAATCTTCTGTTGTTTCATGGAGATTGCGGGACATTTGTATTTTCCCGGTTGCATGACATGTTTCAGTTTTTCCGCTCTGACTGTGTGCGGAGTGATTTACCGCTGGGGTATTGGTCTGAAAAAATTGAAGCTGCTCCTACGGGCATCGACGTTATGCTGTATTCACAGCGGCTAGCGGAAGACGGTGTCCAGGCAGTCTTCGACGCATGGGCACAGTCGCAATCGCTGCAAGGATCAGAGTTGGAGCATGCGCAGCAGGAATTGGATGATCAAATTCTCATCCACTGTGATTCTCTCGATGCGCTGTTTGATTGTATTGGGACGGAGTTGGCATGTGGTTACACGTTTGACATAGTCGATGTTAATTATCGAACGTTGCATCCGGCTGTGATCTGGTGCATGTATGCAATTGTCTGGGCGATTCGACAATATGATAAAGCAAAAGAATCAAAGGAGCAGAAATGAGCAGCAGTACATTTATTAACCCGTTCTTGTATGTCGAATGCGCTTCTGTGAAGCAGGCGGATGATCTGGAGTCCTGCCTGCAACTGGAACAAGAGCGCGCACTGAGAATTGAGGAGGAAGACGATATAGATCCAGCACCGATACTGTCATTCGATTTCCTGCGTGGCGGACCTGCGAACTCAACCAGAATTCAGATATTGTTACAGGACGATGATGATTGCGAATCGTTTGACAATGATATCGTTCAACTGAATCAGCGGCTCCAGGCTGTGTACAAACTGCGGATTCAAGGATATTGGATCGCGGAAGTCGATGGAATGAGATCTCGTGGCGAACTGAACGCGGAAGGCGGCGTTCGTTATACGGATGTAGATTGGTTGCTGCATTATTCCTGCGATCGAATTGATGCTTTGCGTGAGCTTGTAGAGTGGTTGGAAAAAACAATGAAGCTGAGTAAAAAGCAGTAGGAGATATGGAGAGATGGATCTTGATGTAAAGATTGCGACAACGTTTAGTGAGCGTCAATCTTATCTACGGAGAAAGGTTCCGCATGTATCTGCATTGACGACGTTGTTTCTTTATTATCCGCGTATATGTGCGAACAGCCATTTTGTACGTCGGACGGATGGTTCACAGTATATTTATAAACGAACGGATCCGTGTATACCGCGTAATACGATTACCGCGCCGCTGATTATGGAAATGGAGGAATACTTCAAGTCTCTGATACCAGCTTCTATGCAGGTGACAGATCTTCAGTGGACACATGAATCCAACAGGTACACAGTTCGATTTCAATTCTGTGACCGTACGAATCGTTGGGTTGAAATCAGCGCTTATTCAGTACATAAACCGACTGCAATGGCATTGCTGCTGGCACGTTGTGGTAGGTCTGACCGATTCCAGGCGTTGTCCAATTCTGCAGCGAGTGTGCTGAATAAGCGTCCGATGCCTACGACGCGGGAGCGCCTGATCGGTGCAGCAAGTGATATGAATACTGTGAAGCAAACCGGTGTTGCTGTTGTAGAGAAGACCCCCCCTGTTGCTCAGGATTCAAGTCAGAGCCAGCATCATGAGGTGCGGTATCCGGCACAATTGACCGCGACGATCTCTGCGAAAGACATCTTGCGGTTTATGCCTTATACCTTAGGTCGTGCGTTACATTCCATTTTTTGCTGGGCGCATGTTGTGGATGACGCGGTAATAGCAGCGAGATACATTAGTTCCGCAATTGAATCCCTGGAGATATCGCAGCAACGTCCCGGGATCGGTGTATCTGCGGTCGCAGTCGCGTTATATCGGCTATTGTATGCGGCGAACAGAGAATCGCGCCCGTTGTACATCGGAACGTTCATCGTAGAGGAAAAAGTTACGACCGCGTTGCAGTTGTTACGGGAGGAGCAGGAACAGCTCTTTCAGGCGGATCATTGATTTTTCGGTTGGAGTCACGTATGGTAGTAGCGGTGACATATCTCAGTGGCTGTCGTGCAGTCCATAACAGGCAAGCATCGATCCTGAGAAGCGTGCGACCCAGACGTACTCCTGCTTCACTCCAACCGGAAAGCGACGGCTTCGGCAATCGATGCGACCGTCGCATTTTTTATGTACCAATCTATCCATTGACTATAAGGTTACTGTTATGTGGAATGCTCTGATAAAACTCATATTAAAATGGGCTCATATGCATAAATGGGAAGTGGAAAGGACAGAGCTCGTCGAAAAGAAAGATACGCAACGATATCACAGCTCGCTCACTTACATTCGGATTTACACGCTGCAGTGTAAAAAGTGTGGCATGCTGAAGTGCGTCAAATGCAACATTAAATAAAGAAAGATCGATTTTATGGGAATGACGATCCAAGAGCTGTGTCATTATTTTTGGTATTCAGCAGATTCGACGGATGAACGCCGCGCGGGCAGCTGCCTTGCCAGCGGACCCTTCTTTTATTCCTACAACACGACCATTGCCTGCAATTGTGGACGTGTTTACATGCTTTCAGAGTATGGATTCTCTTGTACAACGGCTACAAAACATCTGGCTCCTTTACGAATGGCATGCCCAAACTTGTCGCGAGCTATCTTCGTTCCGTTTGAATACAACGATTCGTTTTCATCTGTGCAAGCATGTGTGAAGACCATCTCGAATCGTTTGTATCATCGATTGATAGATCCGGATATCATATTGAAATTTCGACATGCCGAACATCGCAGGATGTATTTGATGAGCGCGAACGCGTACCGCGTTATTCTGGAGCAGCTGCATGAATACGATCCGGTTCGACCTACACCCGCTGAACAGGACTGGATTCACCAGTGTAAAACGATCTGCGCTGAGACGAATAACAAACAGCGAAAAGCGCTGTCAGCAGAAGCGCTGCAATTGCGAGCAAACATCCTGCACGCGAACATCGAAAACTTTTTGAAAGATTTTTGGAAGAGTGTGCGTCCGGTTGTTTCTGTAACAGATCAATATCCTGTGTGTTACTTCTTTGAGCGCGACCCGTTTGCAGCGTTGTGTTGTAACAACGCATACAGCAGGCATGATCTGGATGCCGAACAACTGGATCAATATTGCAAACAATCCAAGATTCATCTTTCGTACTGTATACCGCAGTCCAACAAAACGATATGGCGAACGACGCAGGCTGTTTCCATTGAAGAGCCCTTGCTGAAGGCGGCATTGACTCGTTGGGTACAGGGACGGGTTTCTGTAGGACAGCATGTCGGTCCTTATGAGATTATACAGGTGCCCGGACTGTTCGCAAAAATCGGTTGTCACGTGATTGCCCGCTGGCATCTGGAGCAACTTGCATGGCACTTAATTCCGAAAGAGGCGGAACAGGCTGGAATTCCAAATCGATTTCCGGATGGAACAGCGACGTTTTTCCAAGTATTTCAGGAGCATGTCAATGTTATGTATCAGCATTGCCGGGAATTGTTGCGACCGATGCAGCAGGATAAATCCAGTGAAGGCGAAGAATATCTTATACAGAAGGAGCGTGTATGGTTCTGGGAACATCTCAAACAGAGAATGCACCGCATCGAATTAAAGCAGCGTTAAAGGATCTTGTCGTAGACGAACCTCAATGGATGCAGCGGGGGTTGTCTCCCACCGCATCCGGGTATGGGAAGAAGATACCGACCAGATACAAATTGCGATACAACAATCGACTGTATCGTATCTATGGATGCTGTTTCAGCAACGTTGTGACAACGTACATCGTCAGTTGTAACCGAACCATTATCGTTGATATCGAGGGTCAGTAGGGAGCTATGACTCTTTATTAGCCCAATCTAATGATATACAGGTTTGAGCTCAATTTTAGATCTTCAGAATACTACTATGTAGTATTTTCACAACGTGTACAGATCCATGCGGACATTACCTAGAACAGTCATATATGGAGTATTTGATTCGCATGGGTCTGGTTACACTATTACACGCATAGTTCGACATTGATTAACGAAACAACAAACAATCAGGAGACTTCTATGGAGTACGACAACAAGGACAATGAGGCGCGGGACATGTTCGATATGCTGGAACAAGCGGTGCCTTCGATGCGGATCAGTTCTCAGTGTATGAATGCGTGGTGGCAGGATGCGTTTCCGTCCCGGTATCAGTGGGTCGCGCACGGAATGGCGGGTGCGGTTACCGAACCGCCTGCTGTGGTTGAAAACGCGCCGATGACAACTCCTGCTGCGAAGGATGTGTTACGCGCTCCTGCGTATACCGTGTCGGAGATGCTGCAACTGTATCGGGAGCATACCGGTATCTCTGAAGAGCAGGAATCTACGACCCGGATTCTGGCAAATGCGTTGGCCAGGTATCTGGCGACATTGGAGGACGACGTCGCCGCGATTCAGGACGTTGATATTACGGGACCTGTTTCCGGCAGGTTATCGGAGCAATGTGTGTTGTCTTATGACTGGTGCGTCAGACTGTTTCGTACGTTTCCGAACAGCGGTGTAAACAGCAAAGGCGTCTGGTTGTCGCGAAAGTTGACCGGAACGCCGGTTCGCATCGTAAACAGGAGCGCTGTTACACAGGAGGAGCTGGACCAGTATCGCGCAATTCCGGCATATGGTGAATCTGATATCAACGCCTGTATCCAGCCGCATAAGATCGAGTGGGAATGGGTAAAAAGTTCGGGTGACTCGGAGTATGCGTACGTACAGATTACGATGCGACATGCTATCAAGCAGCTTCCGCAGGTTACGTATCGGTCACCTGTGTTTCCGTATTATGCACGGTTGGATGGATTGGCGTATCACTGGCTGAATGTGTATCGGTTGTGGCAAAAGCAAACAATGAAGAGTTTGGAGGGAGCGATCAATGGAGAAGAAAACTGAGAGCATCGAACTGACGGAAAGCAACGAACGGAGTTACGTTGAACTGTTCTGTCCGCGTTGTCGAGAAACACGATTTGTCACTGCAAATATGATTCAACTGGAGTACGGGCACTTGGGTATTGTAGCCGATACCAAAGGTCGTTGTGAATTAGACTGGGACACTGCCGATATTTCTGGTGACTTTGAGTATGTTTGTGATGAATGCGGTGAACGAATAGCCACTACGCTGAACGAAGTAGAAGAACGTTTGAAACAAGAGAATCACGAGTGAAGATCTATGAGGAGACAGTATGAGTGTGCATGCCTATGTTGCAACTACGTATCGAGTGAAGTTCGGCACATCGTTTCCTGCGGATGAGTTCCAGACGAATTTAGAGCGGATTGCAGAGGATCCGAAGTATGAAGGTATTGTCGAGTGGACGGATCCGTCCCATACGATGTATGAGCTGAACAAACTGAAGCTGCGGTGTTTGATGCGCGATGCAGATGTGAGCTCGGATCTTCGGGAATTTGCACATGTCCTCGTTGAGTCCAGCGATCCGGAACTTGAGTATGTTCGGGTGGAGCTGTTTTAGCCAATAGGAGGTTCTTATGAGTGAAAAAGCGCATGTGCTGTCGAATGGAGATAATACCGAGTACGAGCTGAATCGTGATGCACTGGAGGAGCTGGCTCACGATGAAACTGTAACAGAAGCGCTTCGTTCGTTCGCATAGACGTTACTTGATTCAGGGGATCCGAATCATGATTATGTCAGAGTGGAGATATGGTAAATGAAAGTCAAAGACTATCTTGGAATTCCGATAGATGAGCATTGGGAAGATACATTGAGACGGCGATATCGGAGACCGTCCGTCCCGTGTATAATACAAGATTGTATTGTAAAAGAAGCAGATGCCACATATGTATACAAAGGAATCCACGGACGCTGCACACGCTGTGGCAACCTGTTGCGATCGGTTTGGAAGTTTGACGGTATTACGGAACGTGATCCAACACCGGAAAGTCCGGTCTGGTTCAGTAAAACGTTTCGCTGTGATCAATGCGGTACTGAAGTGTTCTTTCTTCCGGTTCGTTGTCATCAAGTCGATGGATGTACCGCATGGTACCATCATTGTGTCGATCACGTGCCGGAAAAAATACGCAATCAGATAAAGAATTGTATTCGGCACGCTTTGTCGCAGTATGCCGGTCAGGTACGCGTGGCTGATCCTACGGATGATTCTCCGATTGTAGAGATGAATAAGATCACAGAGACTACCCTGAATCAGATACTGTTCGAGCTGAAAGAGGGCGGTCTCATGATTTGTGAACGTCCATAGTTGTAGAGACCATATACTGGGAACAAAAAAGGAATAAGCGTTATTATGAGTTGTAATTCTGCGTACAGTTCGCTGTTTGTCGTTTGCAAAACAGCGGAGCAGCGAGATGAGCTGCTGTCTCGCTTTCAAAAAGAGAAACCGGGTCAGGGAGAGTTTATTGCCGAGCAACTTTTGCCCTATGAGCCTCTGTATATTGATATCGATTTCCCCTCAAGTGAGGTATCACGCGATCTTGACCACTATATTCTGGAGCTCGATCGTTGGCTTTACGAGAATTTCAACCTCCATCTGGAAGGTCATTGGCTGTTGGAGGCTGAAGGTGGTGATTTTCGATGTGAAATCGCGGAAGGAAAAATTTCCGATGCCGCGTTGAACTGGCTGGAAACCTATACGGCGGAACAGATCAATGACATTCGCAGATATGCGGAAGAGACGTACAAATGAAGATCATAGACAATGAATCTGCGATTCGCACAATGATGTCTGATTTGAAGTCGACGTTACGGTTATTGAACGGTGCGTGCCGGGATCATCGAATCGCACCGCGCGACGGTTGCGCGTATCTGAAAGAACATAAGCATGGCTGCCACAGTTGCAGGATCGGAAGATTGAAAGAACGGATCAAATCCCACTTGGATGCGATTGAAGGATGTTGAATTTCATACGATCAATCTGGAGGGTTATATGCCATTAATGAAGAAATTCGTATGTGACGAGTCTTCTATACGAGCGCGTACGTTTACTGCATTGATGGTTCAGGTATCGCAAATCATGAACAGTTTGTCACATGCGGGCTATGAAATTCAAACGGTACGGTTTACCGTAAAAGAGTCGTGGTTTATTGACTCTTATGAGTGTAAGATACGCGCAACGAAATGGGTTCCGGATATTGAAACAAAGGATGGATATGAGTAAAGAAAGAAAATCGTCGACACAGAGCAGGAAATCCTGTAAGAACTGCAGGTACGGGCATAGCGTGCCGGTCGTTGTCGGGAGTGACAGTACGACACGGCTGGTCTGTACGCATCCGAACGCCTCGCTGGAAACGGTAGAGATTCCTCCCTTGACGATGGCGTGTCGGGTGGATGATACGCTGTGCGGTATGTCGATGAGGTGGTTTGAGATGAAATAGCACAAATCCTTCCAGAAAATCAGGAAAAGTCACGATTGTGCTATATGGGAAAAATAGCACAAATCGTGACAACAAGAAGAGAAATACGATATGGACGATGATTTTTGGTACGACGGTGATGGTTGTGTACGAAATGGGATTGACGGCGTTCCGATCGCAAATCTGGTGTGCTGGACTGATTTGCTGTATCTGTGGAATGATCCGTCCGCTGCGTCGGAGCAACTGGATCGAATCGGCAGGTTGTTTGCGAAAGCTGTGGATATGAGGAACCTGCTGAAGGTAATACACGAAAAATACGAACTGGATGAAGATTCGGAAATTGCCGGTCTTTTATCCGAGATCGAAGGAGCGCATGCATAAAATGGATATGGACATCATTTCAAAACTGCTTTTGGTTTTCCTTGTAGTATTGCTGCTGCTCGCCGGGTACGTACAGCTTATTCAGTTTTTTATACGGCGGTTGATTCGTACGTTGGAACAGTGCATCGATCAACCTTCACGGGAATTGGAGGCTGAGTGTCGGCGATATGAGCGTATTATCAAGATTCTGACGTTCGGTATATGGAAGTAAGTTGAGTGAAAGAATAAACGTATGAATTCAGAACCATGCTATTGTGGTGCGACAGATTGCCCGAAGTGTCATCCTGAACTGCAGCGATTGGAAGAGTGTCCATGCTGCGGCAGGAAAGCGCCGTTGTGGTATACACAGGAGCATTGGGGTGAGACTTGTTGCGACCAATGTGATCAATCGGAGTCAGAGTAAATGACGGCAAAGCACCCTGTATATCGGATTCCGTCCTGTTTGGATTTGGAGCTATTCGATCGTGTCGCGATTTTTTATTGTGACGCATACTACATATGGCGGGCTACCGGGGGTGCGAGGCAGAAAGAAAAAGAGAAGGAGTGTTCAAATGAAGATGACGTTGGATCTGGATGTGCCTCGGTTTGATTTGTGTAAACAGGCGCAGGAGATCGGACTGTACAGCAAATTTGTCGGATTTCATACGCTGTGCGCATGGCACAAGCCGATAGCTGACATACAGGAATCTTTGTTACTGTTCGCTGATTTTGAAGCGCATACACAGGGACAACTGTATCGGGCTCCGTGTAGGTCTGAATTACAAGAATTACTGAGACTGTTTGATCCGGATTTATATTTTAATATAATATATACAGCAGATCTCAGTCGAGTTGTACGAATTTGTATGAAAATGCGAGGAGAGGTACAAACGGTTGCTACAGTGTTGCAGGATACAACTACAGTAGACGCATATTTGACGTTGCTGATTCGTCAGTATCAACAGACCGATTGGAGCAGTCGGACGAAAGTTTGTCGCGGGCTGTGTAACTATGGTTGGAGTACAGAGTATCAAAAATTGCTGTATTTGATATCGACAGACACGATTGTGGAGTATTATGACGATGACGCACGTCAACACGTCCTGTGTCACCTGGATCAGATGTTCGACAAGATGCCGGAAGCTCCGGATATTCATAAGGAGAAATTTCATACCTGGTGTCGGGAGCATCAAGTACGGTTTCTCCCACCGACGCAGACGGAATATTCGTTGTTTCCGGGACTGGAGACTCAGTGCCAGTGCTGTGAACAAGATGCTGAATCAGCTGTATCGTTGTGTGAGCGGTGTTTTTCGTCCGTTATGAAGAATCTGAATGTACCGACGAGTGAGTACCAGATGGTACTTAACATCGAGTCTATCGTACAGCGTGTGTGCAACGAATTCCAGGATCCGGCGATACAGTATGTTCATGCGGTATCTGCGATCGCATCGCAGCTTGGCGTTACGGTAGATACCAAGACTACCGTTGTGGATCCGCACACGATTCGAATGGAATTAAGCGTGTGCAATGATCGACAGGTCTTGTATACGCGGAGTTTTGACTGCAATGTAGAGGTAAAGGTGCTAAATAGCAATAATTAAATATATGCTTGTTGACAAATGCATAAAGTGCCTGTAAATTATTAACAATTACAACAAGGAGGCTTTATGCTGGTACCAACAAGAGTAGCGGCTGAAGCACTCGGCATTCACGCAAACACGTTAAGGAAATGGGCAGATGAAGGAAGGATTCCATATGAAAAAACGCCGTTTGGACAACGGCGTTTTGATCTTGGAAAAATCCTGTGCGCAGATTCCGGAAAGCGTGCAAAAGTGTGTTACTGTCGAGTGTCTTCACCAAAACAACGAGATGACCTCAACCGACAGATTAAACAACTGCACGAAGTGTTCCCGGACCACGAAATTATCCAAGACATCGGAAGCGGACTTAACTTCAAGCGCAAAGGTTTTACAACCCTTTTGGAACGAGTTTTGTCGGGAGATGTCTCAGAAGTTGTGGTTGCCCACAAAGACAGATTGTGCCGGTTCGGATTTGACCTCGTTGAATGGATCGTTCAAAAGAACGGTGGACGGATCGTGGTTCTTAACGACACATCTGTATCCCCGCAGCAAGAACTTATCTCCGACGTACTTTCAATCCTGCACGTGTTCTCCTGTAGAATCCACGGGCTTAGAAAATACGGCGGTAAGATCAAGGCGGATCCGGATTTATCCAACTGTAGAACAGCGGAAGATGCTCCGGCAGATTCTGGGGATATCGAGATACACATATAACGCAACAATAGCTTATTTGAAAGAGCCTGGTACAAAAGCAAGCTGGATGGGTATTAAAACATCCATCATCAGCAGTTTACCTGAGTGGGCTAATGTAGCTCCGTATCAGGTTCGTTCTATTGCTGTTAAAGAAGCGTGTAAAGCAGTGTCAAATGCTAAACGTAAGTATGTAGAAACACATAAGTCTACGGAAGTACGATTTCGCACGAGAAAGGCAACCAAACAGTCATGCTATATACCAAAGTCAGCAATTAACGAGAAAGGGTTTTTTACAAAAGTATTGGGTGTAATGCAATATGCAGAGCAGCTCCCGATCATTGAGTATGATTGCAGACTCATTTATGAGTATGGTAACTGGTTTGTTTCAGTGCCGTTTAAAAGAACGGTCAATATTCCGAAAACCAAGGAGTTGATCGTTTCCCTGGATCCCGGCATACGAACATTTCAGACATATTACTCATTAACAGGTGCCGGTAGTATCGGACAACATGCTTGGGAGAAGATACTAGGTTACTGTTACGAACTGGATAAACTGACCACGAAATTGAGTGCATCACACGGCGCACGACGGCAGAATTTAAAAAGAGCCGCTGTGCGTTTACGGTATCGGGTTACTTGTCTGAAAAATGAGTTGCATACGAAAGTTGCTGTATGGCTTTGTAAAAATTACAAGCTTATCGTGATTCCAGAATTCTCAGCGGCAGAGATGTCTGGACGGCATAAACGTAAATTGACTCGAAAGACGGTCAGAGCAATGCTCAGTCTTGGACATAGTCAATTTAGAACTAAGCTTGTCCAGTTCGCTGAGCTCTATGGATCGAACGTAGTATTTGTGAATGAAGCATATACAAGCAAAACTTGTACAAAGTGCGGGCACATACACGAAAAGCTGGGAGGTGCTAAAGTGTTTAAATGCCCTGCTTGTGGTATGACAGTATCCAGGGATATAAACGGTGCTCGTAATATTATGTTACGGGCAATGTTAGATCAAACTACCAGTGAAAAGCTGGCATAACCGTTAACAGACAATAAGATCTGTTAACAGAAATAGATCGGCAAGCATGGTGTACCGTTTTTTGCATTTGCAACGATATCGCAGAAACGTGCTTCGGATACAAGTGATTGCTGGAAATTCGAGAATATGATGTCGATGCGAAATATGTGCAAGTCCCAGTGTACCAAAATGCATCAGGCAGTACAGATGCTGCTCTCGGATGACAACGAGTAACTGCAGCGTATTCACAGGGAGGGGCTAAGCCCCTCCCTGTGTTTTTTCTTTTAGCTATCATTTTATATGACATGTGAAATCCGAGAATTCTGCAGATATGTTATAATAACGTAACACAAAAGACAGAACAGGTGAACTTACATGCGGAAGCAGGCAGAGATCAAAACAACGCTTCAGCCACATCAAAAACGTGCGTTGATCAAAGCGTTGCGTAATAATTTGATTTTGGCGCATGGCACAGGGACTGGAAAGACATTGACTGCGATTGCAATTGCGGATGCGCTCGGAAAACCAGCAACGGCATTGGTTCCGGCACCACTTGTTGCGAATTTCAAAAAAGAGATTGCCAAGCATAAGCAGGGAGGTCCTGATATTCAGGTCATGTCGCTGCCAACTGCAGTTCGTAGAAATCTGCGGATACCGGTTGGCAGTACGTTGATCGTAGATGAAGCGCATGCACTGCGAAATCCAGATACGAAGAGGCAGAACTACGTTCGGCAACTGCTTCAAAGAGCTGGTCGTGTGTATGCGTTGACCGGTACGCCTGGATATAATGATGTGACCGACTGGGCTTCTTTGATCAACATCGTGGCGAAGCGTCCGGTTGTTCCGGTACAGGACGCGGAGTTTAAAAAGAGGTACATCAATCAGATTAAGGTTCCTCCGACGTTGTGGGCGCGATTGTTATATCGTGCGAAACCGGGCGTTGTTCAGCAGCTGAAGAATGTGAAAGAGTTGCGCCGTGCATTTGAACCGTATGTCGACGTGTTCGACAAAGAGATCGAAAAGCCGAAAGTCATAGACGAGTCAATTGAAGTACCGATGTCCGAAGATCAGACTTTGCTGTATCGATACCTGGAAGGAAATCTTCCTAGCGAGATTCGATATAAGTTGCGGCACAATCTGCCGCCCAGTAAACAGGAAGCCAAACAGCTGAACAGTTTCTTGACGGGCGTCAGACAGGCATCCAACACGACACGCAGTTTTTCGGAGGCGTTGACGCCGGAACAGCTGGAGCAACAGAGTACGAAGCTGCGGGAAGCGGCGGATCGTCTGGCGAAGATGTATCGGAACGATCCGAATTTCAGAGGACTGGTGTATTCCAACTTTATCGGAAGCGGTGTAGAACCGTACGGTGAATTGCTAAAGAGACGTGGCATTCCGTACCGTACATTCACAGGTGCGTTGGACGCAAAGGAAAAGAAACAGGTAGTCGACGACTACAACAGCGGGAAGATTCCTGTGATCATAGGATCTGGAAGCGCATCGGAAGGATTGGATTTGAAAGGGACGAAATTGATTCAGCTGCTGGATCCACACTTCAATGAGGCGCGTTTGGATCAGGTTATCGGAAGAGGTGTACGATATAAAAGCCATGCACATCTGCCAGAATCAGAGCGACAAGTAAAAGTACAGCGTTATTACAGCACGTTGCCGGATGATCGCTCCTGGCTCGGAAAGCTGTTTACATCTCCGACGACGTCTGTCGACCAGTATCTGTCATCCCGCGCACAGGAAAAACAACAATTGATGAATCAAGTGACACAGTTATTTCGACCGGAGAATTAAGATGCGGACGGTACAAGATGTAATTCGCGATATTGTGACGACGGTTCCGGAGAACTGGAATCACAAAGAGGCCCTGACACATGCAGGCGTGGGTGCAGGCATTGGTGGAATTCTTGGATTTTTGCTGAGCGGTAAAAAGCGACGTCTGCGTAACACGTTAATTGGAGCGGGCGCACTCGGTTTGGGTGGATTGGGAACATATGCGCTGAAACAGAACATTCTAGAACATACCGGTGGTCTGTATACGAAGAAACGGAGAGGACAGTTGCCGGTGCTGCCTGCCGTTTTAAAAGATCTCAATGCACCCGGTCAGCACTATGTCGTTTATATGCCGGGTGCCGGTGAAGAGAAACGTCCGGTTCCCGCAGAAGCATCGAAGAATACTGCTGTGATTCCGTATGGAGAGATCGATACTGCTGTGAACTTCATTGATTCTCTTCGTCCACAGGATACTGTGAGCCTTGTGGGATTCAGTATGGGAGGTGGCGGAGCGTTGAAAGCAGCGGAGCGTGTCAAGCATCCAATTCAGTCAATGTATACGTTGGATCCTGTATCTGCAGATCCGCTGTACGCGGCAAAAGTAAAATTGTTTGGATGGAATAAACCGAATACGGTCGGTATGTGGAAAAATATCCGACCGAAGGATTATACCGCGAAAACGATTCCGAACGCTTTTGTTCGAATGAATCCGCTTGTATTGGGCGACATTGCTCCTGAGTCCAGCAACATCCATGTGAATGATGACCATTCTTTGTGGTCTACTGGTCTTCGTATACAGGAACAGCAGCCGGCCGAGTTGCAGCGTTTACGGCAGGCGCTATTACGGCTGGCTGAAAAACGTGAGGCATCTCACACATCGCGCAGCTGATTTTATCTGTAGAACGCCGCACAAAAAGACTCTGGCAGATGCATTGTAGCGGTGGTATATTGAGTACCGTTCGATACGATCCAACATCAAACAGAGAGTAGAATCGCTATGATTGAAGTTCGAGAGTTTCAGGGAAAGAAATTGGTGGAGTATTTGCGTCCGGGCCTGCGTGTTCGATTGCTGTTTGCGCACGGTCTGGGAGATACGGTCCTGTTTCTTCCGATTTACAACGCGCTGAAAGCGCTGTACCCGGATGTCTACTGGGCATTGAAGACATACAACGGGCAGGAAGAGCTGTTTGATGACGGTGATGTGACAGGACCTGCTGATTATGAGTTTACAATCGATTTTCCCTGCGGAGAGCACATTCCAGGTATGACGAAACCACGGATGTGCTGTGAGCAGGAACTTGGAATCGATTATGATGCAGTTGTACCGGATACCTATCCGCCAATTCTGGCGTGTCGAAGTCCACTGGTCGGCGTGCATTTCAACAGTACCTGTTTTCCGGCACAGAGCATTCCGATCCAGACCGCCAAGAGTATCTGGGAAGGCGTGCTGGCGGCAGGCTGTGTGCCGATTGAAGTCCATTTTGAGCACAAGTATCATAACAAGAAAAACTACAAGTACCCATTTGTGGATGCGACGGTGCGCAGATGCCAGCCCCGTATCTCCGCACTGACGGGACTTCTGCAGCGCTGCGGCGCATTCATCGGTTGTAATTCCGGTCCGTACTGGCTTGCGTCGGCAATCGGAATTCCGACATTGTTCGTACATACCGTATATCCGTTGCATTCGTATATCCGGGGATCTGCGGATATAATAAAGAAAGAAGATGTGACCGCAGAGAAAATTCGTGATTGGGTAATAAAGGCGTACTCCGATGGCAGAACAATTTGAAAAAACAATGTACGGTTTCTGGAAGCAGCAGAATCCGAAACCGTTTTCCTACAGCGAGCAGTATCGGAACAGTCAGTCTACGAACGATGCAATGAGCTGGTTTCGGATCGGTTGGTTGTCCGCAGCGCTTCCTTATACGAAATTGCGTGAGTTTCGCGTTGTAGATGTCGGTGCCGGGAATTTGCGGTTTACCGAGATCGGAAAGCGTGTGTTCCGGGATTGCGTTCCATACGATGTGGAAGGAGAGCAATCCATCTCCACGGATGAACTGTATCAGACGAATTGGGACATTGCGTGTTTGTTCGATGTGCTGGAGCACTTCCAGGACATCAATGATCTGTTCCGCATTCCGGCAACGTACTACTATCTGTCGTTTCCGGAGACGCCGGACGATGATACATTGGACACGATTGGCGGGTTGGCAAACTGGAAACACTATAAGCCGAACGAACACATCTGGTGCTTGAACCGCATGGGCATTTGCGAATGGCTGGAGGACAAGGGATACGTAGTGCTGCAGGCCGAGTATCCGGAAGACGTCATTCGGACACGGTGGTGTCCTGATGTTCCGAACATTGCATCTGTACTGGCACGTAAACAAGAGGTTTGATATGACGCAACAGACACAAGAGTGGGCCGTGCCTATGCGAAAGGAAGCGCTCGGTCCCGTGGGAAATCCGGATTCTCCTTGGTGGGGTGTCGCTGGAGCTGGCCTCGGCGGTCTGGCAGGAGCTGCGACGACAAGGAGCTGGTGGGGACCTGTTCTCGGTATTCTGGTTGGCTGGATGCTGGGAGGAAAAGCGCCGAAGTGGTGGAATACCTGGTGGCAGGAAAACAACATTACTCCAAGAAATCCACGTACCGGTGAGACAATTCAGCCGCAGCAGCCGGACGTTAATCCGGAAGGTGTGAATCCGACTGTGGAAGGTGTGCGCAATCCAGACACAGCGCCGACTGCAGAGATGAACACAGATCGGCAGCAATTGGAGGAAGAAGGCGTACAGGAACAACTGCGGCAGGCGCAGGAAGAAGCGCTTGCTCAACCGCAACAGCAACAGGTACCGGAGGTCGTCTCTCCCGATCAATGGGAGCAACAGGTGATCGAGGAAGCGGATATGAGCCGGATGAATCAGATTCTGGAGCAGCAGGAGCAGGCGCGTCAACAAGCCGCTCTGCAACCGCGCGTCGTACGGATGTCCGACGTTCCTCCGCAGTTCCATCCCAATCAGCCGGCAGTAGAGCCTATGATTCCGTCCCAGCAGGCGGAACAGACGGCGTTTCAACGGTTTCGTGAACCGACGCCGCGAGAACTTCAGAATATGTACATGCCGCAGGAAGTTGAAGCGTTTACGGTGCAGCAGGGCCCGCTGTATTTCAGCACGAATCCGCAGCGCGATATGTATCAGCAGAGCGCAATGCAGCAGATGCGAGGGGCGCTGGCAGCGGAGCAACGACGCAGTGATCAGGCACAGTATCAAAACAAACAGCAATTGCAACGACCGGATTTCATGTGGAATCAGATGCAGGATGCCGCGCAGTCTGCGGAGCGTCAGACGTCGCTGCCCCGTGCATTTCAATCGTCGATGTTCTCTTCGGAACAGTTGCCGTGGAATCAGACGCAACGTCGGATCGAAGATAGAAATACACAGCAGGATCTGATGTCGAACAGTCCTGCGGATGCTGTTCGCAATCGAAATCGTAACTTGATAGGAGGACGATAAGATGGCAGAGAAACTGGAAGCCGTGGAAAACAAGCAACGTAAGCGCAATGAAGCTGCAAAGTATTATCCTGTGTTGATGGAAGTGAACGGTGAGCCTGTGTGGTTCATGTTTACACACAGTCAATTGAAAGTTGCGGCAGCTCGTGCAGATCGAAATCCTGAGGATATTCCGACTGTGACGGATTCACTGATCGGAAAACTGATTAATTGGTTTAAATAAAAAGGAAGTTGGTACTATGGAAGGAAACAAATTTTTGGAAGGGATTGACATCAAACCGCTCCAAAAATCAGCATCTGCGGTCGTAGATCAAACGATTCAGAAGAAGGCGAGTGCTGCAGAAGTCTGGACGACTTTGTGCAAAGTGGCGAATGACGGCGCACAGTCTGCGGTGGTGGAGTGGGCCAAGCAGAACCCGGAACTGGCTCCGATCGCGCTCGGTAAGCTGATGGGACATATCGCTTCCAATCAGTAACGTCGTTTCCGCCGATTATTTGTAACCGGCATCTCTTACGCCTATAGTAGTGTCAGACAGCAACTAATCTACATTACTATAGGCGTATATCATTATGACAGATGAAATCAAAGACGCGGTATCCGAACTCGTGGAGAAAGGGCTTAGCGGACAAAAGAAGAGTGTGGCTACCATCATAGTAAGTGTGATCAGTATTACGATGCTGTTGATGCTTACGATCAACACGTATTTCGTGAAAGCGTGGATGGAGCGCGTGGAGGTTCACGGTATCGACTCGCAAAAGCAGATGCAATCCATCGTACAGGATATCAAATCCATTGAGCTGAAATTGACAGTGTTGAACAGCACGCTGGTGGACCGTGCAGAAGTGCGTCGTATGATTCTGGAGCAAACCGTCCCGCATATTCAAGAGGCGATTCGGGCGCACGAGAAGGAATTCCATCTGAAATAGTGATGACAGCGAGCACATAAAAAGGGGAAGAGCTTAACAGCCCTTCCCCTTTCTCGTTATTTTTCTGCGGCTTCTTCGTGATATCGATCCGCGATTACGGTAAGCCGATGTTCCTGCAACAGCTTTTCGAAGTTGCAGTAGATGTCCTCCGCGATTTCCTGAATCAGCGATTCCTCCTTCCGCAACAGCATACGAAGCATACAGCAGATATCCTCGGTCATGAATATCGTGCGAATCAACTCTTCCTTATCGCACTTAGGTGTGCGAAGTCTGCTTTCTTCTGACAGATATGATAGCGCACGGGTGAACACGAAGTCCTTATCGTATTCCGTAGGGCGAAATCTCAATTTCGTACGTTTCGATAGTTGTTGAAATAATTTACGTACCAGTAGTTCTTCAGGAGATGTCCCATTGGTTTTTCGACGACCGGATGTTCTCATCAGTTGAATGCCGATACGTGGAGTGTTTTGTGGTTTGAAAACTCATTGGCACCGATGATTCGTTCTTCCGATTGAACAGGTCCGTATACGTTGCCGTCCCGTGTTGTATGGAACTGCTCTGTCGGTGGGTAGTACGTTGTGATCGTATGTGTCTGACAACCCGTTGTTGTCAGTAGAATAGCAACGGCAAGAAGTATAATTTGTGCGGAGTTCATACAGGGATCACGCCTCCTATGTGAATTGAAAGTTGGTGTCGGTACTATTATATTGTCATAAGTTATCACGTTTACAAATGAAAGGAATAGGCGCTATGGCGAACGAACAGAAACCGCATCAGTATCAACCGAAGCTGAATGCGGATGCATTGATCCTCGGCTATCTGGGCAAGAGCCCGGAACCTGTTGCCTTTGCGAAGGGATATCTGGCTGCACAGCCTAAGTAATGAGGTGACAGTTTATGGCACCACGAATTCAATACAACAACCAAGGTCTGATCTCGCAAGGTCCCGTTCGTCTGATGTATCCGCGCCCTGTCACACCGTTGGAACAGGCGCGCTTCCAGAAACGCACGGGTATGGAATATCCTGTGTTGAATTCGTGGGCTCAGCAGCAATTCGGCTATCCGCTCAGTCCTGCTGGTTCTACCGCAGCTCCTGTGTATCAAGGCGGATTGTTTCCGGCGCATCTGCAGAGTGCTTCGAATGCGTATCGACGATTGCAACAGACAAATGAGAGTTCTCCAGTGGCTTCTTACGGCACTAAACTGCACAGTGCGCTGGGTCTCTGGGGTCTTGCTCAAATGCCATTACGCACTTGGGGACCAGCGGCAGCAAGAGCTACCGTGTCGGGGGCTCCGCTGGTGTCTGCAACGGCAAGGGCGTTGACTGCTGCCGGTCCCGCCTCCCGCAGTTTTCAGTTTCTTCCGCGTGGTTTTGCTCCCGGCGTAGGAGCGCTTGGCGCTGGGTTGGTGCATGGCGCTGAATGGATGAAGACACCTCATCAGATTGCAGCAGAACAGCGACAGCGGGAACAAGCCGTACGTAATTCGTTCCAAGGAAATACAACGGCAGCGCGGCTTGGACGGGTGTTGTACAATCTGGGGGATCAAGCTGACCGTGCATCGGATGCAGTTGGTACAGTAGGTGGTGCAGTCACTGGAAATCCATGGTTGTTTCTGCTGTCAAACGGATCTACATCTGCGATGGGCCGTTCCTATGCGGACGCACTGAGCAGTAAGGGGAATAATGAAGAACAGCGTATTCGGAATTCGATCTGGAATGCGATGCCGTGGTATGAGAAGCTGGGCGGTGGAAGCGTGTCTGAACAATTGGAGCCGGCAGCTTATGCATCGTATGTCAGTCGAGGTACGTTCAATCCGGAGCTGTATCGATCCTGGTATGCGGCGCAGCAATCCCGTGGACTGAACCGCAAAGAGATCATGAAAGCGCGTGAGGATCTGGTAAAACGGAATCCTCTCTATTTTGAATCCGGTATTTCCGATGCGGATCGGACGAGATCTGCGTCTGAATTGTATCAACAGGCAATGAAACGAGAATCGAAATAATTTGGAGAAAGGGTACGAGTATGGCAGCGACATACGATCGGAGACGACAGAACGAATTGATTATGCGTTCGAAGAGCGCTTACCTGAGAAGGCATTACGGGGACAACATTCGCATTGTTGAAGACGCCAAAGAAACAAAAGAGGCGTTGAATCATGCGATCCTTCCCGTTCCTGGACATTTGGCCGCTGCCAATAAAGTGCCGCTTCCCGCGTTGCGTGCAGAGCGGACGACGCATGATACCACCGGCAATCTGGTATCGAAATCTGCTGGAAGACGGTTTTCGATCGAGCAGTCCGGATTTGTTGATTACAGCGAGCTGCTGGAATCGGATATCAGCGGGTTCAGCAAAAAAGCCGGACTCTCTGCACAGGCAACAGTTCCACCGGCACAGAGCGCTGTGAATACAACTCCTACAGTGTCGGTGTCAGATGAGGATGATATCTCGATTCTGGATGTATTGGAGGATTAATTGTGTTGCGCAAAACATCCAATGATATTCGGTGCCAACTCTGCGGTGCGCCCGCAGTAAAACGAATTTGTGAGATTCCGGTCTGCGCAAAGTGCGCGACGGAGAAAGAGACTTATATTCGTCAGATGACGAAATTTGAGGAACCATAATGAACAATGCTGCTCGTCCATACTCGTTAGAGGGTGCGCCGAATCAATATGCACAGATGTTGGCGCAACCACTGTGGGATAGCTATTCCAATAAGCTGTATCCCGTCACGCTGCGTGATGCTATGATGTGGGCGATTTGGCTGCGATCGAGACATGGTGACTTCACTGCTGCGATTTTGCGTGCGATCGCATATTTTCTGAACGGTGTGGATATCGTCGGAGATCTGGAAGATTCTGATAGTCGGGATCACTTCCAGACACAGCTGATGATGAAGCATAAGATCGAGCAGAAGATCCTCGCAGTCGGACTGGACCTCCAATTCTATGGCAACAGTTTTTCAACGGCAATGCTTCCGATAACGCGGACATTGAAATGTCCGCGTTGCGGTACATTCCGATATCTGCGAAAGCTGCGTCGGGGTCGGGATTATGACTTCAACAAAGGGGAGTTTACGACCGTTTGCCCCAGTTGTAAGTATAACGGGGTTCATCCATACGTTGATTATGTGGATCGTGCGTCCGCGCAGCCGTTGAATGTGATCAACTGGAACCCGCTTCACATCGATATTGACTTCTGTGCGTTGACCGATGCTGAGAAAATTACGTATACGCCATCGAAGGCGGATCGGGATTTCATCGACAATGTCGCGCAGTCGGTTGCGCTCGAAACACTGCCGAAGCTCTTGCTGGATGCTACGGTGAACGAGTCTGCGATTGAGTTTAACGGAGATTCCTGCTTGCATCTGGCTACGACATCGGATGCGATGAACAAACAGACGATGAAAGGGTGGGGACTGCCCCGATTTCTGACCTCATTCAAATACATCATTCAGTTGATGCTGTTGGAGCGTCAGACGGAAGCAGTCGTCAAAGATTTTATGCTACCGATCCGTCTGCTGTTCCCGGATCCCGCGACAACGGCAAGAGGCTCGGACCTGACATCTGGAGCTGTTCATAACATCAATTTAGGATATTTGCGGTCTGTGATCGACCGATCCTTACGTTCGCAGGCACTACACCAGTCCAGTTGGCAGATGATTCCGACAGCCGTACAGCAGCTGACACTGGGCGGGGACGGCAAGGCGATTGTTCCTGTTGACATGTTGCAGTATACCAAGGAACAGTTGTTGGATACGCTCTGTGTTCCTGTCGAGTTCTACAAATCTTCTCTGCTGAGCAGTCAGGCGCTTCCGATGTCGCTGCGGACATTTGAACAGAGCTGGTCGCGGGAGATCGAGCCGCTGGACGATTATTTGAATTGGTATTTAACGAAATGTCAACAGCTGCTGGGATGGCCTCACTTGGAAGGAGCGCTGATGCGGCAGAGCGTTGTATTCGATCCTGCCCGTATTAGCGCGATGACGGAACTGTACCAGAATAAGCGGTTGACGGAAGCGACATACATGCGGGCAATGCGGATCGATCCGAAGATGGAGGCACGTCTGCGGGTGGAAGAAGCTGTCGCGATGGCGAAGGAGCAACAGGAGATCAGCAACCGTCTGCAAAAAGCCGGATTCCTGGATGCTATGATGAACATGCCTAATCAGCAGGCGATGGATCAGGCGGCGATGAGTGCGCAGGGCGGTGATCCTGCGGCACAAGGAGGCGCTCCTGCAGGGATGGAAGCAGCTCCTCCAGGTGGTGCCCAGCCAATGGGTGGCGTACCGGTTGCATCGCCGATGACAGGTGATCCGATTACCGATATCCAGAATTTAATGTCGGTGAAAGCGCCTCAGGGGATTTCGATGGAACAGGTACAGGCAGACGCGCAGGTCGTTGCGCAGATTTTGATGAAAACTCCGGTTGGTGCACCTCGACAGCAGATCTATACGATGGTGAAGCAGCTGAATCCGACACTGTATGATGTTGCGAAGTCCGCATTGGAGCGTTTTGACAATCAAGCCAGACAGCAGGGTTTGGAAATGGCAAGACAACAGGGGTGATGGTATGAAATGGAATAAAACTGCAACATTGTCCAAACAGGCATACGCCGGCACGATTTCCGGATACAACTGGCCTGAACGTCATACAACTGACGGTGTGGAACACGGTGAGGATAAGACCAACGAAGCATTGATCGTGGGAAATAAGCCGACTGCCACCTATACTGGAAGCACGGTTCCAGGTGTCGCAGGTACACCATTGACAAGTCCTCCGAAGAAACCGGACTCCGGGACGGAAGCTCCAGTCAGCGTGTTTGTCGGCGTCGCGCCTGAAGACATTCTGACGAAAAAAGCAGCAGCAAAGGTGAAGCCTCCTAAACTGCCGAAAGCGCCGGAAATTCCTACAGTGAAACCGGACGACAATTGGGTGAAGGATGCATTGAACCGGCCTGCCACTGGGAGTAACGATCCGCTGGTTCCTGCATTTACGATGGCGAAATATCGAGGAGCGGGTTCCGGCTTTCTGAATAAACTTCCGTTGGATCGGTTCGACAATGCGATTCGTACAATTACGGTGAATCCGTTGGGTAAGGCGTTGTTGACGGGCGGTGCGCTCGGTCTTGGCGCATACGCTGCAGCACCTGCGTTGATGCGTATGTACGGCGCTACGACCGGACAGCCGGTGGCGGATGAGTATGGCAATCCGATGCCAATGCATCCGAAGGATCGTTTGATGTTTGCGACTGCACTCGGGTTGTTGGGAGCAGGTGGCAGTGCAGCATTGTCCTGGGATAAAAATCGACCATTCGGTGGATTGTTGCGATATCAGCCGAAACAAGTGCGTCCTATGTTGCGTAAAACAGAATCAGCATTGTCCCGCAGTGATGTGATTCCGATGAGTATGGCGAAAGAAGGAATTCTAACCAATCAGAATCTATCGCTGGAAATGAAGGCCAATGCTTTGGGTTTGCTGAACGCAATACCGGCGACCGGGAATCAACCGATTTCCGGTGCGGATATCGTCAGTGCTGCGGTGTCGACAGGAGCGTCTGCTGCGGCAGGAGCTGCGATCGGTTTTCTGACCGCAGCGGCACTGGGACTTCCCAGCCCGACAAAAGCGGCAGCAGTCACCGGGATCGGAAATGCATTATTACATAATTTGTGAGGGATGACAAATGACATATCGAGAAAAATTGGATTCGATTCGGATGCGAAAGGTCGCAGCTGTCGGTGATACGCTGAAACCCGTCGTCAACACGGTACGGGAAGGAGTTATCGGCGGTGTGAACCTGATGCACGTGCTCGCCCCGATGTTGGGAATTGGCGCAGGATATGGGCTGTCGCGCATGACCAGTCCGGAGCACATCACGGAGAATGCGGATAAGGAGCTGTACTCCAGTGCGCTGTCGACGGAAATCGCGTCGTTGCAGAGGCAGCTGGATTCAATGAAACAGGAAGAACAGCAGTCTGTAACCAGACCGAAACATGATCAGTTCGTATGAGTCCTCTTGATATTTCATTAAGGCCTATTCCATCTGCCGCATTGGACCGCATGTATCGGCAAGGACGGCTTGGCGAGACGCATGAGGGTCGTCCGTTCCTGAGTGATGCGGAATTAGCAGTGCCGGAAGACGTTCGTACCGTGATGGCAGGACGCTGTGAGTGCTTTGATCTGTCGAACGCAGATGATCGGATCAAATACGGAGATCTGCGGGCGCAGATAGCGGCAGGTACACGGATTCAGTTGGTGTGGGAGGAACGCATGAAGCTGGATGCCGGGCAACTGCTGGTATACATTACGTATTTGGATTTGGCAGACGTAACAAAAACGACAAACATTGAGGGATAGCATGCAAAAGAAAGCAGAATTCAAGCCGGCATGGCATCAGTTGCAGCTGTTGAATCCGGCATTGACATTGGTGGGATCGGACCGTGCGACGGTCGGACTTCCGCAATTGGCGGACAATCCGCGTACAAATCTGATGCTGTGGAATAGCCTCGGATCTCTGGCTGCCGGATTGACGCTTGGAGGACTGATCAAAGGTATTACCGGCGCAGATCAGGCGAATTGGTGGCGGAAACATAGAAACGCGGCAGAAGCGGACAAGGTCAATGCGATTCAGCCATTGTCGCATCCGGATACGGATCTGACAGATACGGAGCAGCGTGAAAAACGGCGTGTGCGGGAATTGCAGAAACAGAGCAATTCGCCCGTGCAGGAGCCGCCGGAGCGCGGACCGAACATTTTGCAGCGGTATTTGACGAATGTTACACGATCTGCGCTGCCGCTTGCTGCCGGTGGCCTTGGACTGTGGTTTGGAACACAGGCCGTGTCCAATCAGTTGCAGGAGTCCAGAGAAGAGGCATTGGATCGGGAGATTGCAGCCAAACGCAATCAACTGGATTCGTTGCATCGCCAGATTCTGGATATGCGGTTACGTGGAAGGAATGTAAAAACGGCAGTACCGAAACAAGCATCTTCATTAGCGGATGACATAACTGCGGCAGTTACGGCTCCTGTCCGTGTTTTGACGGATGATGCCAGTACGGCGTACCATGGTATCAAAGGGGAGCTTCGCGACATCAAAGAATCGCTGTTTGGTCGCTCTCCGAGGAGTGGGACAGATGCCAGCCGGGGTGCGATTGGGACACTCGCAGATATTCCGTCGCTGAGTGCCGGTGCGCTCGCGCTGCTTGGCGCATATACAACATATCAGTTTGCAAAGCGTCGGGATGAGAATCGGGCAAAGTTGAAGCAGATGCAGTCCCTGGCTGCGACGAACATGACGCATATGGTGCCGCGCCTTCAGTTAGAGCTGGATGCGGACAACAATGTGAAAGTGAGCGGAAACTAGTCCAGCGACTGACAACAATCGAGCTATTCACTTATCTAGCGTGTTATTTCAAAAATAACGCGCTTTTTGTGTTGACAAAAAACAGGTCGTATGCTATGTTACCCAGCAGGTTTGCTGGCCAATTCACCTTTAACAAAGGACAGTACACATGGATACACCTGCTGCTTTCGATCCTGCTGATTTGGGAACTCCGCTGAACTCCGCTCCTACCCTGACTAATTTTGCACAGACACGTTACAACATGCTTGCGCAACGACCTGCGCGAACATCGACAAAACTGCCTTATATGACATATGAACAGATCGCATCGGATCAGGACGTATACGACCCGACCGACTTCAAGACGGTCGGTGAACGTATTCGGGAGAATGTAAGACAGGCTGTGTTGAGTCGATTTCCGTTGTCGAATGATCAGTATACGCTTCGTATTGAAAATTTGGCGTATGAAAAACCAAAACGTCAGCATTTGCGGGATGAAAAAGAGGCGATTCTGAACAATGCATCGCTCGGTGACCGTTTGCGCGGTGATTGGGTACTGATTGACAATGCGACGGGAAAGGAATTGCAACGTAAAACGGCAACGTTGATGAACGTTCCTCGTATGACTGAACGAGGAACGTTTATTCGTAATGGATCGGAATTGGCATTGAAGCACATGTTTCGACTCCGTCCAGGTGTGTATGCGAGAATCAAAGACAACGGCATCATCGCAGCACACATCAATCCTGCGCAGACAACGGGAAGACAGATGTCGATGGAGCTCGATCCGGAAACCGGTGTTCTGTATATGACACGCGGTACACGTATGTATGGCGTTCTTCCGATGTTGCGTGCAGCGGGTATGTCAGAAGATGCGATCCGAACCGCGTGGGGCGACGAGTTGTATCAGATGAATCTGAGTAAGTACGGCAGACTGATGGATGAGTCTGACGGAAACAAGAGAGCTGTTACAACGATGAATGAGTATCGGGATCTCTGGAACAACGAAATCAGTAAAACATTGCTGGATCCGGAGACAACAAAGAGTACACTGGGTGTCGCCTATGATCGCATTACGCCGGATACACTGCTGCAGACGAGTAAAAAGATCCTGAAGATCGCAAGAGAAGCGGATACGCTGGATCTGGACGACCGTGATGGTTTGCAGTTCCAGAAAGTATTGGGACCGGCGGATTATATTGCGGAGCGTATTGTACGGGATGGTGGGGGTGTTCTTCGAACACTGTTCAATCGTATTTCGCGGAAAGGGACGTTGGATGATGTAGAGCCTGGCGAGTTTCAGCCGCACATAGATTCTGTATTCATGGAAGGGAAGCATGCCGGTTATATCGAAGGCAGTTCTCCGATGGAATCTCTCGATTTCAATACCGGCGTATCTCGACTGGGAGAGGGAGGAATCGGAGATACACGAGCTGCGCCGGCGGAGAGTCGCGGCGTTCAGGACAGTTTTGCCGGATTTATTGATCCGATTCGCTGTTTTGCTGTGGGGCATACCGTTTTAATTCGGGAACCCGACGGTGTAGAGCGCTGGAAACCGTTGGAAACCGTTACGATGGATGATCTCGTCGGCTGCTGGATCGATGACGTACTGCAATTCCGAAAGCCGCTGGAGATCCATCAGTATCCGTATGACGGAGAACTGATCCTGTTTGACAATGGGACATCTGCCTGCTTTGTAACACCGAATCACCGGATGCATGTCATTTATGCGTCAGAGATGGATCGCGGACTACTGGATCTGGCGACCGAAATCGGCACGGACGATCAAGGTATTGTATCACACTTCGTTGTGCGTGCAGACGAGCTGCTGGATAGCAAGACAGTTGCGCTCGCATCATTGACAGTAGATAATACACTGACTGCATCGTTGTTTCATCAAAGTGAAATTCAACGCGTTCCCTACAATGGGTTCGTGTACTGTCTGTCAGTTCCCGGCGAGCGGTTGTTCGTCAAGTATCAAGAATCATCTAATATTCTTTCTATGAATAGTCCGGAAAGTCTCAAGGTTGGACTTGACGTATACCTGACACACGGTGCACTGAAGGACAGCAAAGGGAATCTCTATACGCGGATGCGTACAAAAGACGGATCTGTCAATTACGTCGATATGACGACCGCTGCAAATGCGATTGTTGCAACGCCTGAATTTTACGATCCGAAAGCAGATCCGAACGAACGGATTCCTGCGTTTTTCCATGGAAAGGGCATTGAGTACGTTCCGAGAAAAGACGTCGACTTCTATCTGGCATCATCTAACAATATGATGAGCACTGGTGCCGGGATGATTCCGCTGATCGGTGGTATTCGAAGCAATCGCACGTTAATGGGCTGCCTGCATCCGGACACGATTCTCTGTATTTACAGAAACGGCGAGCGGCTGCATATATACGCAAAGGAGTATCTGACGCAATCGAAAGCAGGTGATATGGTACTGTCGTTAGACGAACAGATGAATCCTTGTTTCAGACCTGTCCGACAGGTGCTGGACGTGCATCAGGATCTGGATGTGTATGAAGTCAAAACCGCAACTGGTAAAACAGTCGTCGTAAACGGGAACCATAAGTGGTTGACGTTCACAAACAAGAATGATCACTGCGAGTTGTTGCCCACGACAGATCTGCGCAGGGATATGTTTGTCCCTGTAGAAGATTCTCGAATGCGTTCTGACGATAATCAGCAGCAAAAATTGGTCTTTCCGGCGTTAGCGCGGCAACTTTCAGATGCGCTGGATTGCTGGGAGTTGACTGAAGATGTTGCGTGGGTCTTAGGTTTATATGCTGCAGAGGGGCATGCCGCACATACAGATGATGCAACTGGAAAAACACGTAGAACAGGGATAGAAATTGCGTGCGTCCGGAAAGAGATCCGGGAGCGTGCGATGAATATTCTGACCAATCAGATGAATGTGCACGTCACTATCGGTAAGCAGGCTCGATATCCGGAAGGCTGTTCCGTACGTGTATTGCGGAGCCAGATAGGACAACTATTCGCGCAATTATTCGGAGAGACCGCTGCGACGAAACGAGTCCCAGCGTGTATTTTCCAGAGTACGAGGGCTTGTCAGGTAGCTTTTTTGATGGGTTATTTGGACGGAGATGGTGCCGTTGCATATGAGCGTGGACGCGTACGGGTCTCCTGTACAACAATATCAGAGCAACTGGCGATTGATATAGCCGCAATAATGAGAATGCTTGGCATACATGCATTCTACAGTGTATCTCGTAATCAAAACGGTTTTGTGTACAGAGTAGAGATATCTAAGTCGGACTTTGAAAAATTAGGTACGTTTACGCACAGCGAAAAAGCCGCACGAATGCTCAAATGTGACGGACAGTACCGCAGGCATGCGCTAAGAGCTCCCTACACAGCTGACATGTATCAAGCATGTTTGACCAAATTTGGCGGAAGATCTACGGAACTGAAACGCGTCCGCACTGGAAGCATATCAGCTGATTTCTTTAAAGACAATGGCATTCATGTATCACCGATCCTGGAGCATGTGGAGTGGGAACGCATTGTCAGCGTTACACCGGCAGGGACAGCGGAGTATCTCGTGGATCTTGATGTAGACGACAATGTGTATATGTTGGCGAATGGTGTGTTTACACACAATTCCAAGTATCCGCTTCAGGCACTTCCATTGAAACATCGGCAAGCTCCCGGCGTGCAGCGCCTGTTGACGCTGCCGGACGGTACGCAAACGACAACGGAAAAATACATCGGCAAATACCTGGGGGCGAAATTCGCCCCGGTAAACGGTACGATTCTCAGCGTAGAGCCTGACAGCATCGTGATGCGGGGAACGGACGGAAAGAAGTACGAAATCGATCTGTATCACAATTTTCCCGCAAATCAGAAAGGTTATATCACGAATCATCCTGTCGTACAACCTGGGCAGAAGGTGAAAGCCAACGAAATCCTTGCACCTTCAAACTATACGGATGAGAATGGAGTGGCGGCACTCGGTACGAATCTGCGTGTCGCGTTTCGGAATGGCAGGAATGCCGGTACGTTCGAAGATGCGATTCGTATCTCAGATGAAGCGGCAGAGCTTCTCGGATCAGAGCAGATGTATAAAACGCGGGGTGACGTGACACCTGATATTGAATACGGAAAGCAGAAATACCTGTCGCTGTTCCGCAGCAATGAGTTTACACGTGAGCAGCTGGATCAGCTGGGAGACGATGGTGTTGTGAAAGTCGGTACCGTATTGAAGAAAGGCGATCCTATTATGATGGGTGTACAGCACAGAGATCAATCTACCCGTGGGATCGCCCGCAACGCGGCGACCCCGTACCTGTCTGTCTGGGAACATGACTATCCGGGAACTGTGATGGATGTCGCACGCGGTCGTAAGCATCTGACGGTATATACGCAGGCGTATACTCCGATGCAGGTCGGAGATAAGATGTGCTATGACGAGGAGACTCAGATTTTTACCGACAGAGGTTGGTTGTATTTCAAGGATCTTCGGGGGGATGATCGTGTTCTGACGTTGAATCCACAGTCCGGAGAGTCGTATCTGATTAACTTTGTCCGTGCGTATCAATACGCATACAAAGGAAAGATGTATTCTCTGCAGACGCCTGATCTGGACATTCTTGTAACACCGAACCATCGACATCTGGTTGCGCGGAACTGTGACTGTACGTACATGCGGTTGATGTTCTCGACCGAGATTTTCGGAAAGTGTGTATATCATTTGACGAATGTCCGCATAGAGGATGAGAACAGCTATAAATGCTCGAAGGTCGAAGGTGCTGTAGAAGAATGGGTGGATTATGACGGTATGATCTATTGTGTCGAAGTACCGTATACCCATACCGTATTTGTTCGCAGGAACGGTAAGACGGTGTGGAGCGGAAACAGCTCCCGGTATGGATCGAAAGGAACGGTAAGCTGCTACGATGAAGACACGATGGTCTATACGGACCAGGGATTCAAACCGTTCAGTCAACTTCGAGTTGAGGATAAGGTCGCGGTGTTGGATCCGGCGTCGAATACCTTCCAGTTTGAACATCCAAGTGCCATTCATTCCGGACCATACAAAGGTCTGATGTACGGATATCGGGATCGTAATCTGGACTGGCTTGTGACGCCGACTCACGATATGTGGTGTAAACGTGCGCATCGGAATCACAAAGGGGATACCACGTATCAGGAATTCGGACGGGTCAACGTACAGACGGTACAGGGATACGCATGGTTGCATCAGGTAGCGGCTCCTCACCGTGATCTTGTGCAGCAGACAGCGCGCGCTAAAGAATTGCTGGATACGATTCGTCGGGATCCGGTCACAGAAGTACGGAGCGTTGCTGAGGCACGACAGCGCGCTTGCATTCGATATGGATTGCACGCGATCATTGAACAGGAGCAGCAGTATTCCCGTACGCTGTTTCGACTCCGTGTTTCGGATTGTCGTACCGCGCAGTCAAAGCAGCGTGCAAGGGAAGATGGATACTATACAAAAGAATATGACGGATTTGTCTACTGTTGTACCGTATCGACCGGGATTCTGCTGGTTGCCCGGAACGGAAAACCGATGTGGTGCGGAAATTCGATTGTTCCGAAAGAGGAGATGCTGCGGGATTCGCAAGGTCGTCCAGTTCATATTGAACTCAGCCCTCTGGGAACAACAAGCCGGCTGAATACCGCGTTACTGGCAGATGCCAATCTGGGAAAGATCGCGGAGAAAACAGGAAAACCGGTGATTCTTCCGGATTTTCTAACCGACGATACAATTCCGGATTTTGTAGAGAAGGAACTGAAGAAGCACGGTTTGACCGAAAGCGAGGATCTGTTCGATCCTGTGTCCGGTAAAACGGTGAAAGACGTAGCTACCGGTATCGTATTTCACTATAAGCTCAAGCACATGTCGGAATCGAAACAGGGTGCGCGGTCGACCGGGGAATATACAGCGGAAGACCTTCCGATGAAGGGCGGTAAGACAGGTGCTCGTCGGCTCGGTAATATGGAAGTCTCCGCGCTGGCCGCACATGGTGCAGACCAAGTGCTGAGGGACGCAAAGCTGATCCGGGGACAGCGAAACGATGAATTCTGGCGTTCTTTCCGGGATGGGATGACACCGACACCGCCATCCTCACCGCTTGTCAACCAGAAATTCTTTGCGCATTTACGCGCTGCCGGCATTTCACTGGAAGAATACCCGGATCGGGTTCATATGTACGGCGCAACGGATCGGGACATTAAGAAGCTGACAGGACAGCGTCGTGTTTCGTTCGCCAATACATTCGACTCCAAGCATCTGCAGCCGGTTCCAGGAGGTCTGTTCGATCCTGCAATCTTCGGAGCGGATGGGGAGCAGTGGGGTTATTATGAACTTCCGGAACCCGTCTTGAATCCGATGATGTTCAAAGCAACGGCAAACGCGCTGGGTTGGAAAGATAAGGAACTGGAGGGTGTGCTGAAAGGCGAGCGCCAGATCAATGGAAAGGTCGGTATTGATGGTCTGCGGGACGCGCTCGAACATCTGGATATCGACAAAGAGCTTCGCCTGGCAAAGCAGACCCTGCGCGCACCACGAGTACCGTTGTCGAAACGGGATCAGGCGCGAAAGAAGATCCGCGCGTTGCAGCCGATGGTAGACGCCGGTGTGAAGCCGACCGATTTCCTGCTGACGCGGATTCCAATCCTGCCGCCCCGGTATCGGCCTGTTTCTAAAATGGCGAACGACGTCAATATCGCGGCAGATGTCAATTTTCTGTATAAACGAATGATTGACGCGGCAGAAGATCTGAAAGAAGCGAAGAGCGTACTTCCGGAAGAAGCTCAGATGGATGCGCGTACTTCTCTGTATCAGGCACTGGAGGCGGTTACAGGTCTCAGTGAGACAGATGATCCGAAACTGCAGGCAAAGAACGTATCTGGTGTACTGAAGTGGGCGTTCGGAAAGGGAAGCCCGAAGCTATCTGCTGCACATCGAAAGCTGTTCGGTGTCGCAGTGGATTTGGGCGGGCGCGGTGTCGTTGTTCCGGATAATAGCCTAACCATCGATGAAGTGGGATTGCCGGAAGAAACCGCCTGGAAGATGTTCGAACCGTTTGTACTGCGTAAACTGCGGCAACGGGGGTATCGGATGCTGGATGCGCTTCGGTACACGACAGATCGGACACCGGAAGCCCGAAAGCTGCTGGAAGAATCGATGGCAGAGCGCCCAATTCTGGTAAACAGGGCACCGACGCTGTGGAAGTATGGCATTATGGGATTTTTCCCGAAGCTGCGCGGGAAACCGGGAGAACGTAATACCATCTTCACAAATCCCAATATTGCCAAACCCTTCGGGTTAGATCACGACGGCGATAGTGTTAAGAATTTGACTATGATTGGGATAGACCTCAATATCCTAAAACAATTTTTTGAAAAAAATCATAACAGACCCTTGAGTTCTTCGGATTCTGTTGTATATTGGATGATAGAGCAGCTGCAGCACAAATCATCTGATACAACAAATGAAAGGGTTGAATCCATGTTTGACGGTGCTACGAAATTAACGACGGCATGGTGTGCGATAGCTTTAGAAAATCTGCCAACTGTTGAAGGGTCCGCCATTCAGAAGTCGGATAATGTAATTGAATGGGATGTGCCTGATGGGTACTATGCAAGTACACTCGATCCCGTAACACACGAGCAGAAAGCCGTGCGGATTACGAAGATTTCAAAACACATGAATCTACGCATGTATCATGTGACGCATTCTATAGGAGGCTGCTATAAACGCGTTATTAACGCATCGGAAGATCACAGTTTGATTACGTATAATGGAATGACAGGCCAGCTGGAAAAAACAACACCAGAGGCCTCTGTTGGAAGGTTGATTCCGCATATCGTGCCCGACGATGGGAATAAGCCTGAGTTTTGTTGTAAGTATATCGACTTGGGCTGCAAAGTTCCGCTCGGTTATCAACTGGGTATTGTACTGGGGGCTATACTCGGTGATGGTTGGGTCGATGCGAATGATGTTGTGCGTATTGCGGCAAATGACGACTCCATCAGAGCAAAGTTGCTGGAGCTGTGCGCTCTCGGCAAGACATTGCCTGTAGCACGTGATGCTGAGTCTTTTTCTTATAAAGCTGGGCAGGCATTTAGTGATGCAGATAAACAGCGTATAACCGTATATTTGCCACGAGAAAAAGCTCGCATTTTGCGGAACTGGATTGGATCTGGTGCGTCGAATAAAATGATTCCATGGCCGTGCCTTGCTGCGAGCAAAGCGCATATGATTGGGCTATTGGTCGGTTTACTGTCTACCGATGGTTCCATTGGTTATAGTTTTACCGTCAGTAAGAAAACGGCACAAAAAACGATTTCGTATAACACGACGAGCCCATACCTTCGTGACGGAATTCAGCAACTTGCTGCACGTTTGGGTATTCGGACGTCTGCGCATCCGTATAGGGGACCGCACTCTACAGCAGATTGCTATTTGATCACATTTGCGATCAGCGATGTAGTAAATCTGTATCAACAGAATAAGTTGTTCCGATTGATTCATAAAGAGTCACAAGAACGCTTAGAGTTGATTGTTCGTGATGTGTTGAATGCGATGCAGCCCGATACATTCGATATTGTACCATACCCATATCATCTGGTATGTGAATTGACGTATTCTGGTGCTACTCGAATTACAGGCAATGCATCTGATAATACCCGTATGAAAAAAGTCGGATACATGAACCGCACATACGCACGGCGAATGGCTCAATGCCTGCGAAATGCGGATTGGGATCATTATACAGATCCGGTCGCATTGAAGAAGGCTGATCGCACGGGACATACGCCGCAGTGTGCGAAACAGTTGGCATTGGAATGGTGTGAACTCGTGGAGAATACCGCGATTACATGGTCTCATGTTGATTCTGCAGAGTTCTACGGTATTGACGATGCCTGGGATCTGACTGTTCCGGGTCCGTATACGTTCGCACTGAGTGACGGTACGATTGTACAGGACACAATGAATTTACACACCCCGGTATCAAAGCAAGCGGTGCAGAATGTGATTCAAAAAATGCTGCCGTCCCGGAATCTTCTGTCGCCGAAAAACATGAAGGCGCACTATCTTCCGCAGGCGGAGTTCCTGCAAGGCTTGTATCTGGGAACGCGCAGCAGACCGGATCAGAAACCGGTGCGGTTTCGCTCTGCCGCTGAGATGCTGAAAGCGTTGCGACGCGGTGAGATCACATATGATACACCGGTCGAGATTATGGATTAATCTCGATTTGTTGAGTATAGTAACCCTTGTACAACAGGAAGTATGAACAAGGGTTACTTTTTTTATGCCTATTAAAACTACACAAGTAAAGCCAGAACCTAAAGCACCGCCGTCATCCGTCGCGCGAAAGTATCCAAATCTGCCCAACGGTGTTCAGGGGATGAATCAGTTTATGCAGACGTTGTTTCCGAATAAGTGGATGCAGAAACAACGCGAAGCTCTTATGAATATCAAGAATCCTGTTATACAGATGCCGGATTATTCACTGCATCCGGTTCCTCATACGCATATATTGAATGGTGTCTACAGCAATGTGGTGAAACAGCTGGCTCCCAGCTTTCAGTGGAATGGAAATGCAACTACACCGCACGCAACAGTGAGTACGAATGTGCCAGCAGCAGTAGATGCGCAGGCGAATAAACCGGGTTACATGAAAGACAGGTTGGCGGAAATCGATCAAAATCGAAAGAACGAGGATTTGCAAAAGCCATCTACAATGCAAATCTCCATAAAGGATGCACAGCGTTTGTTTAAATCAGATGCGCCACAAATACCGGTTAAGATATATCCAAATGACGGCAATTCCGCGTCGGAAAATCAGAGTGCGACAACAACTTGGACTAGCATGCCAGCATGGTTGCGCAGGCTGACTGGTAAAAATGGCGAGATTAAACTGCAAGATGCGATACCTGTCACTGAGCCTAAAACGGTGACATCATATGGTCCCAGACGTGAGTCGCATACAATATTAAATCCGAGTTACTATATTCCAAATACAGCGAACCGAGAGCTCGCTGGTGCGGGCGGCGCAACTACCGGGTTCAGCGGTGCGGACAGCGTCTTTACCCCCTGGGGGCGTTTAGGGCATACTTATATGCACGAATTGAATCATGCACTTTCGAATCCGACCGCATTGCAGTTCTATTATCTGACGCCAATGGCGCGGTTACAGGAAGAACTAAATCGGTATAATAAAGAAGGTGTTGATTTATTTCGCAAAAACAGCGTGTTACAGGAAGAGAGTCCTATATCCGACTATAGCCTTGATCTGAAAGAGCAGGTGGGTGCGCAGCAGTCTTTTCAACGAGAACATGTGGCCTTAAAACAACTGCTTCAAAAAGATCCGGGTAAATTTAAACAGTGGAACGCAGATACATTGAATGCGTTGCGAGCACTTCCGGAAACAATCAACAATCCGGATGATTATCAAAAAGTAACGCAATTCTATATGAAGAACCCGTCTATGATGTGGGAAGGTGCACGGTATATCAGTCAACTACAAGAAAAGATGAATCGGATTAATGTATTGAAACGGTGGTTGGCTGAGAATCCGAAGTCCATGGATCGCGACGATTGGGAACAACAATTGTTGTTGCTGGCAGAAGATTTGGCGGAGAATGAACGACGCGCACCATTTATCGTTAACAGAAAAGCAACGAATACACAGGGTTGGCAACCTGTGTATAAAACCGCATCTAATAACAAAAAGGATACTAATATGTTAACAAAAGCTGCAAGTGCTGTGTATCGCGAAAAGCTCACGAAGAATGCTCCGATGACCAACGCCGTTGTCGGCAACGCGAAAAAGAACAAGCAACAAAAACGCTCGATGAACGGCTTTCTGAAACGGCAGGAGAACGCGAAAGAAAGTGAAGATGCGCTGAACAAAAGCGCTGCTGCTGAATTTGATCCGGACAACCTGAGTGGTTCTAATTATGACGCGTTCAGAAAAGCGTGGGCTGTTATTAAGGGTCTTGGAAAAGGTGCGCTCTATGGCGGACTTGCAGGTGGCGGAGTCGGTCTCCTGACAGATTCAGTTCTGGCCGGCAAAGATCAGCGGAACGCTAAAATTTCAATTTTGACTCCAGCAGGCGCGGCGCTCGGAGCGCTCGCAGGGATTCCTATTGGAATTTCGAGTGGATTGAAAAACGAGCGTATGGAACGTGAGAAAGAACGGCGGTCCGCGTATCAGCAAGCGCTGATGGACAAACTGCTGCGAGGCGCGGTCGATCCTGCTGCAGGTGCAGCAATGTTGGCTGCTACAAAAGAATAATTGATTTGCACAGCAGAGCGCTCCGTTGTACGTTAATGGTGAAGAGATGTACAACGGAGCTTTTTTATGCCTGCATTTGTAAAAGGAAAACAAGGTGAGAAAGTATGGAGTGAGGCGAAGGCTTCTGTCCATCAATCACATCCTGACTTGTCGGAAGACGACGAGCAGTTCTGGAAAATTGTAACGACGATTTATAAAAAGCGCCGTCCGCAGGATATCAAGAAAAAAGCCAGCACGTTGGATGCAGAGATCAACCGTGCGTTGGATCGTTTGCCACCGAGTACCCGTGTTGCGGTGCTGGGAGCGCCACTTGCTGCGGCTGGCGCGCTTGGTCTGTACAGTAGCTATAAGAATGCAGCATATATGAAACACCTCGAAGACGTGCGGAGGCAGTCGGGCGCTACAGAAAAAACGCCATTGTTTACAAAAGCGGTAGACGCGACCGGTCAGGGATTGACGAATTCATACGAGGATGACTTCAGGCGCGCATTTCCTGTGCTGTATCCAGACTCAACTGCGAAGAATCTATATGAAGCCGCACATCAATACGGACATTCACGTGACAAGACGCTGTCGCCGCTGTCTCGTATTTTATTGAGCGCTTCTCCATATATCGCTGCCGCCGGTTCTGGATTATTGGCGAAAAAGCTGACGAATAGCCAGTACAGCGGTGCGCTGACAGGCGCAGGTGTTGGTGGATTGGTTGGATTGTTCGCGAATCATAAGTTGTATGAGGACGAGCGGGACGCGGCGAGGTTGGGTGCACACTATATCGCAAAGTCCCGTGCGTCTGATGTGGAGAAAAAACGAGCGCTTCGTATGCTGCAGGATAATCAGCGCAATATTCTACGTGGTCGGTGGCTGGACATCGCATTGCCGTTGACTGGTGCGTTGGGTACAGTAGGTATGACATACCTGATCGATAAATATCGTCCTCAATTGAAAGCGCTCGCATCACGTTGGATTCCGCAAACAAAGCGTTGACGTTTATTTTCAAATTTGATATATTAAAATCATAAAAACTAACCAGAGGCTACTATGTCCGTTCTTGATCGCGCTCGTGCCATTCGGCTGGCGGCACAACAATTTCACGGGCTGGCGAAGCAGGCATTTGTGCCGTTTACGCCAGCGGCACAGGAAGCAGCAATGAATCCGCAAATGGCGGGAGCACCGATGCCTGCGGCGGGTGGTATGCCAATGGGTCCCACGGATCCAGGCGCTGCTGGTACTGGTGGTATGCCTCCTATGCCGGTGGATATGTCCGGTGGTGCGTCAATGCCGCAAGGTGGTATGCCGCAGGGGAACGGTGGTATGCAGATCCAGATGGTTCCGGGACCGAACGGAGAGCCGATTGACGCGGAAACTGGTATGATCGTGTTGGATCCGCAACAAGGTATCGAAGTCGATCCGAACACTGGCATCAGTCTGAATCGATCGACGGGTGAGTTCGTCGGTCCTGATGGACAGCCGCTTCCTCCGGAACAGGCGATGCAGCTGATTGCGCAAGCAGCACAGCCTGCTGCACCGGTAGCGGGTGGCATGCCTCAAGGTGGTGGTAGTATGCCACCTATGGATATGATGAATGCTGGTCAATCTGTGATGCAGCAAACGCCCATGCCGGACGCTGCAGGTGGCGCGGTTCCGATGCAACAGATGGCAGCTGATGATCCTATGGCAAATCCTGCGGACATGCTCGGTGCTCCTATTGCGGCAGGTGCGCAGCATCCGATGCCTGCAGGACAGGTGGATCCGGCGCTCGGCATGATGGTCGATCCGAATACCGGTATGCCGATTGATCCTGCAACAGGCAATCTGATCGATCCGACAACTGGTCAGATGGTAAGTCCTGCGACAGGTCAGCCTGCAGCGCCGGCTTCGACGGCAGACGGACAAGACAGCGAGGCCGATGATGAATTGGCCGAATTGCTGAAAGACACGGATCGTGCATTGGAGACGCAGGATAAGAACATGCATCGCGTGACCCAGGAGGTTGCAGGTATGCGGGCCGATATTCAAGGTTTGCGCAGACAGATTCAACAGGAGTCGGATGATAAGGAAACCCTGCTGGCTCGTATTGATAACCTGGTGAATATTGCAGAGACCGTGTTGAACGGCAGACCTGGTGTTCAGCCGATTGCGGTGGATCCAGCCTCTGCGAAGTAGGAGGGTACTATGATGTTTTTGCAGAAGCAGTCGGCAGATGAGGAGACGCCAAATCAACAGCGTGCGCATCAGGTTGCGACAGCGTCTCCGGCAACCGGCAAGCAATCTTCCGGAACTCCGAATTGGATGAAAACTGAGTTCAACAATCTCGGCAATAATCTTGCTGCCGGTTGGAATATGTGGCAGAAGTCTCCGGCGAGCAATTGGCTGAGTAAAACGTTCAAAGAATCGCCGGCTTTGACTGCTGCCGGACTTGGTCTGGGTATCGCGGGCACCGGGTATGCGGTGCAGCGTATGATGCGGGCAGCGCAGCCGTATCCACAGATGTCTCGTGCATTTCAGCAATATCAACAACCGCAGCTTATGCAGCAACAATCACAGGGTATGGGATCTATATTGCCGTGGCTGGGTGTTGCCGGATTGGTCGGGGGTGGCGCATATCTTTGGAATCGGTATGGGGATCGATTGAAGACGATGTACAATCAGGCAAAGACTTTGAGCGAGATTTCCCCGGATCTGGAAGTGGTTGGTGACTTGGCGCACAAAGCCAATGGCAGTAAACTGCGGCTGTTGTGGGAATACATGAAGATGCCCGCAGAGAAGAGAGCGCAGATCTCCAACGCGATGAACGGACTGGAACGGTTGCGTCCACAGACACAAGCCACTGTTCAGCCCGCTACTCAGAAGACAACTTCTACGCCTAATCCAATCGTGCCGCCTCCGACGAAGCAGGATATCCCCGACCCGGAACAGCGGAAGCGAGCATTGAACGACTGGTATTGGCAACAGCAGATGATACGTGGATAATGACAACAAGAAGGGCGTACAGATATGAATACACTGGCAACGATTATCGATAAAGAGCAACTGGACGCGGAACGTCCTCAGCAATTCCGCTATCTGCACAAAGAAGCGGCGGTTGACTGGAACACTGTCGGAAGATATGCGTTGGAAGCGCTTCCAGGAGCAGGTCTCGGTATTCTGCTCAACCGTGGTATTTTGCGGAACAAGTCGCTGGGTTCCAATGCGCTTGCGGCAATCCTCGGAGGAACTGCGTCAACAGGACTCGTGGAAGCAATTCGCTCTGTCGATGCAAAGGCGGCAGAAGCACAAAAACAAGATCCGCTGAAATATACGGTATCCAACTTCCGGCAACGGAATGCGGCCAGCCAGTATGTGGATCAGTTGAACGAAGCGTTCAAACAGGAACACGGACGTGACATGACAGAAAGCGAGCGGGCTCCATTGATGCACAGAGCGCTGGAAGAACTGCGGAAAATGGAGGCAATTCCAGGCACTACGTTGGGTGCGGGGGTCGATCTCTCGCGTATGCTGTTACGTGCGGTAGGTAAGCGGTCCGGCGGCCCCGGAGCATTTTTTCTGAATGAACCGGAAACGATGTATGCGCAGCAGTTTTCTGGAAATAACGATCTTAAAATCGGTTCTGACGTTTGGAACCAGCGCATGGAGGCATATCGGACGAGCGGACTCACGTCTGGCGGCGCTCCGACAGTGCGTGAATATGTGAAATCGCTTCGAAGCACCTTGGATGATGCGAATAAGACCCGCACTGAGGCGAACATGGCACGTGCGATTGCTGCCGGGACGATGCAGAACGCAGAAAGTCCGCAACAGAGAAAATGGCTTAAACAGCTGGATGATACGTATAGGCGCGAAGCGCGCGCAGCTGACCGTATTGCGGCCCATACACAAAACCGGATAAATCAGTATTCCGGATCTCAGGATCTGTATGAAACGCGGGCCGTCGCGAATCGGTACGTTCGACATTCGCCAATTCCAGTTGTGAATAACATTCTGCGTCGTGCCGCACATCCGATTCCGACAAAAGGGCGCACAGCAGCCAGGTTATTCCGAGGTCTCTGGGTTGCTCCGACCACTCTGGCGGGGATCGGACTGGATGCGCTGAGTACACTGGTTAACAGGAGAAAGGCGGATCCGGAGTTGAAGGCTGTCTATGATAGCAGTACGAATACTCCTCCGGCGGTGTATAACGACTAAAGGATGCCACTATGCGGACAACTCCAGGCAGATATTTGATACAGCAAGCGCTTCCGGATCGGTTTAAGCAGTTCGACGGGGCGCTGGATGCGAAAGCCGCCAGCGCACTGTTTACTCAGATGGCGAAGGAACTGAGTCCGGAAGAGTATACGCAGGTAACATATCGGCTGAACAACCTGGGTAATACAATTGCATCTGAATACGGTGGTGTCGCGTCAATTCATCTTAGAGATCTGCGGCTGCCGGACAATTTGCGAGCGATGAGAGACGCACTACAGAAAAAAGTATATGCGATTTCACAGGATCCACGACTGTCTTCACAGGAGCGGAAGCGCGCAATTATCCGCACGGTGCAGGAAGCGACTCCCGCAATCGATAAGGCGGTGCTGGAGACGCTGGGCAGTACGGACAACTCGTTCGGGTTACAGGTAAAAACCGGGGTACGGGGAAAACCGCAACAATTGCGACAGCTGGTGTTCGGCGATTTACTCAGTGTGGATTCCAAACATCGGGATATTCCGGTTCCGACATTTCGATCGTATGGGGAGGGCATCACACCCCTTCAATACTGGGTTGCATCTCATGGAGGGCGGCAGGGATATATCGGTGTGCAGAAAGCAACAGCTGATGCCGGATACTTCTCCAAAATGATTCGGCAAGCCGCACATAAGCAGGTTGTGACAGCAGATGACTGCGGTCATCCGAAACCGTTTACAGTAGATACGGATGATGAAGACAATATTGGCTCTTTGTTATACCGTGATGTGAAAGGAAAGTCCGGTCGTGTTTACCGTGCCAATACGCCAATTACCGCAGATATGCTGGACGATCTTCCAGATCGTATTCAAATTCGCAGCGCTGCCGGGTGCACCTTGGGGGAAGGTGTCTGCGCGTATTGTGCCGGAATCCGGGAAGGGAATAAGTTGCCGGACATCGGGGATCGAATCGGTTTGAACGCCGTTAACTCGTTTCTGGAGAGCCTGACGCAAGGTGGCCTATGCTTGCTGAAAGGCACATTGGTCAGAATGAGCGACGGCACTGTAAAAGCGATTGAAGATATCCAGCCTGGCGATTGCGTAATTGCTGCGGATCGGCACGGGAAACCGTTCTCAGCCCCCGTAGCAATGCTGCATCACAACGGCTTTCAAGATGTATATCATACCACGCTAAGGCGCGGGAACGAGATGCAGATGATTCAGTCGACTAAGGATCACAAGGTGGCTGTGTTCAATGTTCGAACTGCCAAGTATTCCGTACTCCCGCTGGATCAGGTCGCGGATCCGTTTGTTGTACTTCCTGTATCAGCGGATACAGATGCCAAGTTCAGAGTGGAGTTGGGCTATCGGGTAGAGTCACAGATTTATTACGGACGGGCGCACACGTATGACATTGAGTTGCGTACAGAGGACCATCTGTTTGTCCTGGCGAATGGGCTTATTGTGTCCAACTCGTCAAAACATGGTGGCGGAGAGTCGGTCGGCGCGAAACGGATCAAACGAGGTTTGGAGGCCGTCGATCAATTCATCAACATGCCGGACAACTTCGTGGGAGGCGCGGTGATTGCCGACGCGGACGGTGTTGTGGGCACTGCGCGGACAGCTCCGCAGGGCGGACAGCTTCTTACGGTCGGAAATCGTGAGTACCACATCCCGGTCGGTCAACAAATTACAGCAAAGCGTGGTGATCAGATAGAAGCCGGTGACCTGCTGACAGACGGTATGCCGAACATGCGAAAGATCGTAGAATACAAAGGTATCGGGGAAGGCCGTCGTGAATTCGTCCGTGCACTGACGGATTTGCTTCGGCAGAACGGGGCAGGTACGTTGCGCAGAAATATCGAAGCGTTTGCGCGCGGATATGTCAACAAAGTGGAAGTGACGGATCCGGACGGATTGCAGGGATGGCTTGTCGGAGACATTGCCGACTATAATTTGTTGGAGTCCCGCTGGAAGCCAAGAGAAGGTACTGAAGATCGAGAACCATCCGCTGCTGTCGGCACCTATCTGGAACGCCCGGCATTGCACTATTCGATCGGAACACGAGTGACACCATCTACTGTAAAGACATTGCAGGATGCGGGTGTCTCCACAATTTCTGTCAATCAAAAAGAACCTCCGTTTCGCTCGTTGATGGTTCCTGCTCGTACATTTTCTACGACAGATGACGACTGGTTGGTAGCGCTATCTGGAGAAAATCTGATGCGTTCTATTCAGCAGCATGTACAGCATGGATCTGACACAAAGAAGGACAGTATCTCATATTATCCGCGATTGGCATTTATGCAGGGAACGAAGCCAGACCTTCTTCAGGTAGATTAATGTGAAAATTGCTTTATATTAAAGAACAAAAACTTAACGCAGGAATGTCAAAATGGCGATTGAAGACACAATGGCGCAATTGGCGAACAGCCAAGTTACTCAAAGCATGCCGTCACTCCGCGACTATATCGAGGGATTTCAACTGATTACCAGCAACGAGGAAAACAATGCTGCAATTGGCGTTGAGATCGGCATGCTGGGTAATACGTGCATCTATATCCCTGCGATTTACCGGAATGGTAAGATTTACGACATGGACATTATGTATATTCCGGAGATGGATCAGTGGATTCCGTCTCAGGACAACTGGGTGTCTATGCTGAAATCGAAAAAGCCAGATATGTTGGCAGCGTTGAAAGGGCGTAAGACGATGCCGTCGATGGGCGGTGGAAGCTCCGGTGGGGTAAAATTGGATCTGCCGTTCAATATGATTTCCAAATTGGCATCGGAAACCGGCGGGTTTCGAAAACTGCTGGAGCGCGAGGGCAATCAACGCCTGTTGAAGTCTGCCGGAGATACGATGCTGGAGGTGCTTCTGCGCGACGACGTGCCGGATTCGTTCGGTGTACCGGAAGCGACTGAGTTTCTTCCGAACCTTGCAAAACAGGCCAGTGCAAAGCTGCTGACCGCGTTGAAGGACGAACCGACTGTGTACAACGCGTTTGCTCGGTATTATTCGGACGAAGAGCTGAATGCACTGATTGATAAGCTGGAAGCAAAAACGAAATTCCCAACCGCGCAGACACCGGTGGAAGAACCGCAAGGTACCGTTAAGATTTTGACTTCCGCATCGACAGAAGCGCGTGATTTGGACGATGTGGCGAAAGCCAAGATTCTGCGCGATGGCGCGGTGATTCAGGATACACGTGGTTTGATTCCGACTAAGGTATATAAAGCAAAGCAGAATAACGAGTGGACGACTGTGTCCTCGAATGGTCTGTATGAGCTGTTGAATGTCGATGGTACGACAATGACTGCGTATGTCGTACTTGACGGTGGCAGGACATCCACGAATTCAATGTTGATGCATAAGTACGTTATCCCTGTTGACGATGGTCAAAAACGGGCAGCTTATCACTGTCGTGCGACAATTGTCGGACAGCCGTATCCGTTCAGCGAATTGGATTTGCCCGGTGGTTATACCATCGATCAGATTAAAGCGATGAAAGGAATCACGGACACTCCCATTGGTGCGGATGATAAGCCTCTCAAATACATCGAAGCGTTGCTGCTCGATGTGAATGGATCTGGGTTCAAGCTGTCTGGACACATCGGGGATGCTCACTGGGTACGTGGAGGTGACTCCGATATGTTGGTCAGCAGTAGACTGCATGTGACAAACATCAGCTCGAAAGGGTTTGGATACGAAGATGACTGTTGTTGTGTGAGTGATGACTTCAACAATATTACGACGATTGTGAAGATGCCACGTGCTGCAGAATTGCGTGTGCACAAAAACACGCTGTATGTTCCGGAGGGTTGTAAACTGTATCCGATTGCGTCCGAGTACGGTGCGCCGGATGCCACCGGCAGCAATCTGTTGAAGCTCGTTGATCTGGCGAATGCGCCGGATGCGATTGGGCGGCGAGCAAAGCTGCTCGGTGTGAAAGTGTTCAATGCAGATGGCGTGCATACAATTTCCGACAACAGCGGACGTGAGTTCAAAGATCTGAATAAGACTGCGGCCGAGTATACGCTGGTGAAAGAGTACGCGATCGAACCCGCAATCGCAGAGGCGATGGTGAAAGAAGCCAGCGCAAAACGCGTACATTCAGAGCGGTACCTGCTGAAGATTGCGGAAGACACGGAATTTTCGATGGCGTTCGCAGGTCAGAATCCGATTCAGTGGGAAGTGGATGTGGCGGATATGGGTGCGGTTATGCCGCCTGATGTACAGCAGACCATCGAACGCGCATCCGATGCCGGTGTAAAGGACATCTTCGACGTATCGTTGCTGAAGATGCTGGCGGAAGATTCGACGACGGTAAGACTTGTTCAGGAGTACATTCCTACGTTGTATCAGGCTATGGACCGCGTTGCCCGCTTGCTGTATTTGACGCGAGCAGGAGACTCGATGGCCGGCGCGTACGGAGAAGGGAAGATCGATGTTCTGGAGCAGAGGTTGAAGAAACTTGTGACGGACATCGGAGATCTGATCATCTATCTGCAGCAGGGACGCATCGACGACGTACACGATCTGTTGGAAGGTCCGCTGGCAAACACGTTGGGTTGATTGAAAGCATTCTATGTCTTCTTATACGTCTGCCATACAATTTGACGGTCCCTATGGTCGGTATCATAGGGCCGTCTTTGAGTTGGAACATCCGGGATACAGCCGTTCCTCTGATATATGGGTACGAAAACTGGTCAATATGCTGGAGCACCGCAACCAGTATACAGATCGATACCGGTATCAGGACGAATGGCCGTTGTTTGCAAGGTTGTTTGACGTGTTTGAAAACGATGCTGTAAATTCAATCCGGTGGATGATTGAAGCGCTGTTGCTGACGGAAGCGGATTATGCGCAGCTGGAGCAGGTGCTGGGAAACGACGTACGGTTCAATCGTGTATTCCTGGCCCTGTATCATGAGTTGTTTTATCACATTCGTCCGTACCAGCACAACTCAGCTGCGATGAATCGATTCGTAATGCTGCCGATTATGCAGTATAATGGCGCGAAGCTGGCGATCGGGCATATCTGGAAGCTGCTTGCGCATGCAGGTGGTTTGAGCACGCTTGTGCGGAAAGGATTCGGAAATGAACCGTTCACTGCGGAGGATTTGGATTATATGATCCATCTTGGGTGTATGCGCAACTGTACGATGATGCTGAATTATACCGCATCCGGTTCTGCGTTCCTGGAAGATAGTCCTGCGACAACAGCAATGCTGGAAAAGATTACAGAGTTTGAAAGCAGCCGCAATCCGAATCGTCAGCAGAACGGCTTCAAAGAGATCGAAGAAAAAACGGAAACCGCATACGGAACGCTGTTGGACGGTTTGGTGACATTGATTAAAAAACCGCGTCAGCTATCAGAGGCGTTGGTCAGTACCAACGGCAGTTTTATGCCGGAGCTTCCGGAAGCGGTTGAAAAATGCACGCCGACTACATATACTATCAATGAGTGAACGATAACGCAGGTGCAAACATGGCAAGACTTTCTGATTACGACAGACAACGGGGTGAACAGGCGCTGAAGTCCTGTATCGAAAAAACCAATCACATTACTGACGCGGCGCAACTGAATAAAGTCGCATCTGATATCCTGATTCAGTCGTTGGGGGATAATCCGGAGTTGTTGCGTCGTGCCTGTGAAACATACAATCATACGAAGTCTTTGTACAAGTTGAGTCACAGCGATGACAACACACGGGGCGACAGCTTTGCAATCCTGAATACGCCGGAGATTTACGAACAGGCAGTGGAGCGTCTTCGTACGAATACTCTGATGAAAGCCGCGTCTGCGACGCCACGATTCAAACCCCTGTTTACACGGGAGGAACAACAAGATACTGCTCCGATGCAGAAGGCGGCCTCTGCTCCTGTACAAAAACAAGCGTCTGTCATTGAAGACAATCGTCCGGAGTGGCAATTGCGCGCTGAACTTGATTCTGAGCTGCGTAAGTGGGGCGACTTGTTGATTAAGCTGGCGTCGAAAGAAGCGAATGCCGGTACTGCGTTGTCGCGTGCGCTGGATCGATATCAAAGTGTGATGACTGTGCAGCCGGCAGCGTTTCGAAAAGAGGCCGCTGCTGTGATCTCAACCGCATATGGTGCGTTCGGTGATTCGCTGATTGCACGGTTTAACGAGGCGCGTCCGATGTTTAAGGTGGCTTCTTACAAAAAGCTGCCGCACAAGGGATCTATTAAAGTTCCCCGACATGAAGTGTACGAACATGTTGCACTGGTGAAGCAGGCGAATTCACAGATGCTCCGCGCTACGAGCATCAAAGAACGCGCGTTGCAGGACGTCCTCGGCTGTCTGAAATCTATGAATTTCGACGTGCTACGAAAGCAGGCGGGAGCTGGTGGTATTCTCGCAAGCTCTATGATGTTGAATACACTGGGAAATCAGATGCCGGACGCGTTTGGTGTTCGTGACGGCGATAACGAAAAAGTTCGGGAAAATTTGAAATCGGCGCAACTTCGTAACAATTTACGTGAGTTAGAGACAAAGCGTGTATTTTATGATGCGCTGGAAGACGATTATATCTCCAGCTTTCCGCTGGAAGACATCGTGAAAGCGTATAACGCCAGTTTGCAATCGTTGCCACCAACGGAGCAGCAGCGTCCGGGCTGGAACAAACAGCTGCTTGTCAGTCGTATGACCGAGCGTCTCGGAAGAGGGAATATTCCCTCTGCGGCGGATGAAGAAAAGATTTTGCGGGCTGCGGAAGCGTTGTCTCGTCAGCAACGGTACACAGATGATCAGGTGGATTCTGTTAATAAGTAACGCAACGGAGGCGTTCCATGATTCAAAAAGTTTTGATGTCAGGGTATGACGATCGGAGTGAGTTCCCATCGTCTGTATTGCTTCCGACGTTTTCGAAGGGATTCGATCCCGTCGTACTGCGTAAACAGGCTTCTATCTTTGAAAAAGAATACGACGCATTTGAACGTAAACCAGGGCATAGCTACATCCATTTGATCTCGGTTGCCGCCGGTGATTATTATGGTCCAAATTCCCGCGCGGACTTCTACAACGGTTGCAGCTATCGGCACAAGTTCCCGCATCCGGAAAAGAATGCGACGGCTTATATAGATCTGGACGGCGGTATCGGAAAGTACCATAATCCAACGTTTATGAAACATGGTGGTGTATATACGGAGCATTTCTCTTCGCGTGACGGTGCAAAACCGCAGGGTTACATCGTCGCAGCGAAAGTGAATCCGGATATGCATCGCGGAGAGCTGATCATCGGTGTGAAAACTGATCTCTGGCGGGATGATATTGAACATTTGTCCAAAGGTCATCCTATGAAGTTTTCCATCGGGTGTGATGCGGCGCATGATATCTGCAGCTACTGCGGACGAGTTGCACATACGGAAGGTGAGCACTGCGATCACTATAAATACCAGCGCGGACAGATCAACGATGAAGGCGCGCAGTATTACGTTATTTCAGATAAGACGCTGTATCACGACATCAGCCGTGTCGCCTCTCCTGCGGAAAAGATCGCGTTTTCCATTAAGAAAGTTGCCTCCGCAACTGATTTCGCACAATGGAAGCCGCATCCGATCCATCCCGCGTCTGCCTCACTGATTCTGAAAACTGCGCACGGGCAGGAACGGTTGGATACGTTGCAAAAGCTGTCGAAGATCGAAAAAGAGATCATTGCGACTGCTGAGAAGGGTTCGCTGGATCGGAATATTGTCCGATTCTTCAAACAGCATAAAAATGCGTCGAGCATGAATAGTGCTGCAGAATTGAAAAAGTTCCTTCAGTATAGCAGAGAGAATCAGTTCCTCGGTGCATTGGAGGATCGAAAGTGCGTACTGTCTCCGGAAGATTTTCTGGAGTTGTTTTTGCCGGGACAGTGCGGATGCACCGAGGGCGCTGACGCAGAATCTCTGCGGAAGCACTTACCCGGTGTATTTGGTGAGTTGCTCTCGTCTCCTGATGTAGATGCGTTCTGCGAAGACATGACGTTCCAACCAAAACCCTATAAGGATTGGAATCTGACGGCAGCGGTTGATCGATATAAAGAACAAAAAGGGATGGATCCTTCACATTTTGTATCTGGTATGTTGGAGAATGTGATGGATTCCGTTGATTTGAAAACAAATCCAAAAACTATTATTGTATGCTGTAGGCGGGCAGATACTGTGCCGGATGTTCTTGCGAAAGAGTATGCGAACTATTTGGTGTCCGCAACGCGCCGGTTTTCGCCGCTTGAGTTGACAATGACGTTGTTGCAGCAGATGCTGTGACGGAACATTAAATAAAAGGAACCACAAAGATGGCCAATACGCTGACTGAAAAGCTGCTGCAGAAAGTCTCCGTCGCCGCAGCCCTGCAGAAAAAGGCAGGGCTTGAGGATCAGACAGAGCCTGGCGTGAAGCAAACAGACGCGAAAGATCCGGCGTCTGCCCAGAAAGGCGTTATCTCCGATGTCACTACTGATGTGAACTCGAATGAGAAGCACGACCTTCCGGGCAGCAAGAGCGATGCCGCGACATCGGCACCGGACACCGGTGATAAAACCGGTATCGACATCAAGATCCCGACTAACGAGGATCCCGAAAATCAGGAAGTGAAAGATATTGAGAACTCTCGCACCGTGGTGCAGAAGCAGGCCGCCGCCCTGCTGGTGACTGCGGAGAGAATCGCCGGTATGAACGAACAGCAGACCGGCGCACTGATGCAGAAATTTGCATCTGCCGAGAGTGACCCACAGGCCATGACTGGCCTGCTGGAAGATTTCATCGCCAAGCGCGCCGATGCCGGCGATCCGTCCTGTCAAGCGCTGATTGACTGGATGTGTTCCTATTATGCGGGCATGGATGCAAAAGCTGCGGATATCGATGGTCTGACCAAGCGCGCGTCTGCGGAAGGACAACAAGTGACGTCCGAGCAACTGTGCCAGTGGCTGGATGAACAGGTGTTGCGTGATCCGACTTGCCTGTTCAAATCTGCGAATGACGATGAAGATGAAGATGACGACGATGAAACTGGAGAAGGTGCAGCACCGAATGATGGCGCTGCTCCTGTAACGACTCCAGCAACCGGTGAAGAGGCTGCGCTCGCTGCCACTGCTGCAAGTGATGCTGCTGCCGCAGCCGCTACCGCTGATGCCGGCGTCGATCCTGCAGCCGATGCAGCTGCCGTGGAAAGCGCGGCAATCGAAGGTCAGGTTGCCGAGCTGATTGGTCAGCTCACCGAGGCGATCAAAGCGCAAGCTCCCGGCATCAGTGACGAGGAAGCCGCACAGGTCGCAATCGCTGCAATTCAGGACGCCAGTGCGACTGCAGACGCACAGCAGGCGCTGAGTGCCACTGATGACAGCGGCGCATTCGTGGTCCCCGATGAGCAGGCTGCTGCGGTGATTGACAAGATGGCGAGCACCGCATCGGATTTCCCGCTGCGTGGACCTGCCACTGCAATGCTGAATCAGGCGTTTAACCTCGATCCGTCTGTCTTTGCATCTCGGGCAAAGACGCTCGGTAAATGTTAAGGAGCAACGAAATGAATCAGGACTTCAAAGTGATTACACAGAACGCTGCGGACACCGTGGCTTACGTCAAGGCCAGCGGCGAGCTGATTCAAAAGCAGGCTTCTCTGATCGACCGCCAACGTGGTGCGATTGATACACTGACTCAGCAACTGGCAACTGCCAAAAAGGACGCAGAAACGCTGTCTAAGCAGGCGTCTGCCTCCGGTGCTCCGGCACTGGATGAAAAGCTGCTGAAACAGGCGTCTGAGAAGATTTGCCAAATGTATGGAAACACCAAGTACACTCCGGATGACCTGGTCAGCGCATTTCAGCAGAACCCGAACAAGCTGCTGAGTGTGATGTCCAAAATGGCGAGTGACTATATCGACAACGTCGTTTCCGGCGCACAGGTCGGACAGGTGGTCGCGAAGACTGCCTCGAACGAATCTGTTGCCGCCGCGCAAGGACCTGCCGATACGGCTCCGAGCTATCGAAGGTCTTTCGTGCAGGTGTGGCGTGGAGCTTCGAACAACTAACACAAACAAAGGATTGTGATCATCATGAACGGTCAAACAGTCTCCAACAAAAATTATCCGCTCGGCAATACCGCAAACATGCCGCCCGCATGGAAGCGGAAGAATTACAATGTGGTGTATCAGGGCGATGTATCGACCGATACCCGCATGTACAATTCGGTCACGTTCGCCGCAGGCGGTTGGTTCCCGACCGGCTCGGTCTGCTCGATCGACAAGAACAACGTCGCGAAGACCGGCGTCGCAAAAGGCACTGCGGGCAATCACCCGATGGCCTATGTCGTCGCGGTCGGTAACGATCGGATGGAAGTGCAGAGCGAACGTGGCAACGCTGCCGGCGGTCTTCTGACCCTGCTGCCGTGTGCGGGTTATTACCGTGTCCGTACTACCGTGTTCGACGCGGACTCTTCCCTGACCTACGAAATCGGCGACCTCCTGTCCGTCGGCGAAATCGAGCATCAGGGTAAAACCTGCTCGGCAGTCACCAAGAAGAACAACAAGCCGTACGAGAACGTCATTGTCGGTTCCGTCGATGCCCCGGTGGATCTGAACAAAGAAGGTCTTCCCGCTCTGTCGTTCACCTGCTACTGGCTGCCCGCCCAGGAAGCCTAATTCACAAAACGTGAGGAACAATAACGATGGAAAATACAAGACTTTCCGCCGCAGCGCAACGCGCCGAGAATCAGGAGATCATCGATCAGCTGTTTGATGCTGACGTTTCGATTCAGAAAAAAGCCAGCGATCGCCTCTCCGAGTGGCTGCGCACCTACCAACGGCAGGACGGTATCTTCCGCAAGATCATGCCGCCCACCCCGGTGACTGATGCGGATTTCGACGTGGCTGTCGACACCAACGCACCGTTCATCATTCGTCAGATGGTCCCGAAATCGGCCGGCGCGATCAGCGTCAACTACGATACCGGCACCTTCGCGGAAGAGATGGACGCACCGCGTTACCGGATCTTCATGCAGCGGATTTGGACCCCGAAGTATCGGGCGGACAAAATCTACCTCGTGTCCTTCCGTGGATCGCTCGTGGATGTGTTCCACGACCTGATGCTGCAGGACATCCTGGCTCAGGAAGACCAGATGGGTGTCGGCCTCTGCAATTATGCAGTGGGTGAAAAGGGCGTGGTCAATCCGGAAATCGGTTGCCGTCAGTACATCAACGTTGGTGCATCTGTCACCACGCAGAGTGTGCAGTATGCTGTGAAGGGTATGGTGCTCGGCACCAACAACCTGAACCCGTCGCAGGCTCTGGTTCACCGGTCGTTCTGGTTTGACCTGATCGCTACATTCCGTGCCGATACCCAGGGTCGCACTTTCACCGAGCCGACTCTGTTCGGGCGGATTGGCGCACTTGAGGAAAGTCTCGCCGGCATCAGCTGGAAGACTGCGCTGGACCGTGGTCTGATCCCGATGAAGGCGATGTACATCTTCGCGGAACCGCAGTATTGCGGTGATTTCGTCACCTACGGCGAAGCCTCGATCTTCACCAATACCATCGATGATACCTGGATTGAAATGCATGCGCATGAAACCATCGGTATGTCGATCCCGAATGCGGCAGCCGTCTTCCGCGCCGACTTCAAGGGCAGCTCGCAGGACAACTGGCTGGATGAAGACGATGAAGAGGAAGAGACCTCCAGTGCCAGCGCGTAATACGAACTGAAACTGTTATGAAGGCAGGTAAACGGGTGGATTGCCTGTTTACCTGCCTTCTCACAAATAGAAAGGATAAGCTATGATTTCCCCAATTAAAACCGTTGTTGAAAACTGCACGGAGCGCGCTGTCAATTATCGGTTCAGCTGCGTTCAGATTTTTCTGGGACCTGCCGGAACAACCGGATCCAAATATGTATGCAGTGGTGATCTGTTTACCCGGATGGAAAACAACGTGGAATCGGAATTGCTGGTTGTGGATGCGTTGAATGGTCGGATCTCGATTTCGTATGAATGCGACGATCGCTTTACCGTGAAAGAGGCGGATCGGTCTCCCCTCGTGCTGTCGATGAGCGCCCGGAATAAAATCAAGGGTGCACAGAAAGTTGTTCCGCTGGCTCCAGCCAAACCTGCGCAGCTGATTCCAGATGTTCAGAAAAAGGAAGCGGCGATTCCGACTGTACAAAATGAGTCATTCAGCGAGGTCGGTACTATCCCGTCTGCAGACGAGAACAAGAATGCGGCACCGCAGGAATCCAAGCCGGAGGCTATGACAATCAGCAATGTACAAGCGCCGGAGGATCTGCCGATGGGAAATCCAACAGATCGCGCATATGCTGGAATGTTCGAGCAGACAAAAACCCCGGTTACCGAAATGAAGACAGTGAATGTAGCCGGCAGCAAAAAGTCCGCAGACAGCCCGCTGGATGCGATGGCTGGTCATCCGGATACGCTGAAAGTCGTGGAAATCGGAGCAGATAAACCGAAGCGCGGTCGGCGTCAGGTGAAATAATCCGAGTGGAGGCAGAAGATGGATCGAGTCACACTGTTTAAATCGTTAGAACGTCCGGTAAAGTGGCGGCAGGGAATGCCGGGACTTGTCCTGACATCCGGAATGTTGAACAAATTTACAGTTGAACTGAAAGATTCGCCGTCTTCTGCATCCCATCGGAAGATTTCAGCTGTGGATATGATCTTGACAATTCGAGATCTTCCTGCGTTGCACATTGTGCGGTTAAAGGCAGATCCTGTTGTCATTCCGCCAGACTCTACGTGCGTTGATGTCGGATTGTCGGTTCCAGGTTGCATGCCACGTGGTTATTATCAGCTGCACTGTGTATTTCGGGATGAAGCGCAGCAGCCTGTGAATGTATATCAGGGCTGGTTGTGTGTCGATAAAGCGGTAGATCCTAAACCCGATCACTATATGACGTTGGATTCTGTTCGTATGCAGTTTGCTGACATCTGTGAAGACGACAACAAGCTGCTGGAAAGCGTTGAAATCGGTACTGGCGATATTATTGAAGCAGTGAATCGCGCGATTCAGCAGTGGAACAATCGTGGTCCGGTGTTGAATAATTACACCGGCGCGTCATTTCCGTATCCGGAAGTGTTGCGGTGTGGTACGATTTTTATGCTGATGCAGTCGCTCTGGACTTTTTTGGAGCGGAATCGTATGACATATCAGTCGGGTGGTGTTACTGTAGACTTAGAGAGACGTGCCGATGCAGTCAAGCAATTGATCGCTGTTTATCAACGGCAATGGATTGATGGAATGTCTCAAATGAAAAACGAAGAAAATCTGCGTGGATTCCAAGGATTGAATTACTACGTATAGGGAGAAGACTTTATGACAGGTGCGGGAAACAATGTACTGCGTAAAATCGCAGGTACGCGCAAAGGGGAACGATCGTTCCGCAACGGGACAGAGATCCCGACGCAGGTGAAGCACTCGTATGATTTGTCGAACCCGGATGTTCGAAATCATTTTCAAAAACCGATTTCGTTTGCGATTAAAGGACCGAAAGCGTCTATGGACGCTCTGGGCCTGTATCCGGAAGGATTCCTGGACCTGGAGGTCGGTGTAAAACGATGAGACACGAGTTGTTTCAGTTCATCAACTGCCGGGAGGTATTGAACGGAGACCTTGTATTTTGGGGTCTTCGTGACGGTTATATACCGATGCGGTTTGATGTGTATGGAACAACGACTGGAAAGGAGTGGACTCCTGTAAAACTGGGCGTCACGACAGACCAGGTCATGATTAAGCGGTACAATGACGGACTTACAACTGCGTATAAAGTGATTGCCACATGCACAGACGGAGAACAAGACGAAAGTCCGATGGTGCAACCGCTGGTATTGGGAAGACAGGCGCGAATTCTGATTAAAGAGGTTAAGCGTCGGGAAGAAATCCTGATGCGGGCGCATCCGTATGGAGCGCCATTGGTATACATTCTGATGCGGCGTAAAGCTGGCGAGAGCTGTCCGTTGTGCGGGAACGGTATTTGCAGCGGGGGTGGCGGCACTGCTTTGAATCCGGCCTGCCCGATTTGTTTTGGTACGGGAATTAAGGACGGCTATTATCTGTGGCCGCGTAGAGAACGAATGTTGCTGGTGCCTCCGAAAGATGACAAAAAAGAAGCGCCGCAGGAGATTCAGCGAAATATCGTGTTCAATGCGTTTCGTACTGTGTTTGACGGACGGTTGCGCGAATACGATCTGATTGTAGTCGGCAACGAGATTTACGATGTTGTAGATCAAACTGTCGCGGCGTCGATTGCGAACGCACCGGCAGCGTATACACTGACAACAAAACAACTGGCACCGGAAGAGCCTCGGTACCGTCCGTTGATTCAGTATATTCGGCAGCAGATTGGAGACATGACAGATGACTGCGACGACTAACTGCGATCCGATGCACGGATATTGTGTACTGGTCTCCGCGATTCAAACGCATTTGAGCCGGAGGGATTTCATCAATCCCAATCTGACGAACGAACTGCTGCCGGAATCCCGCGAAATCGTCTTTCAGGATGCAACAACGGCGCTTCCGACCGAATCCGCGAATCCGATTGTCGCATTTAACCGTGAGACGCTGTTGTTCAAACCGTTTCATCCGAACAGTCAGGTACACGGATCGTTTATGAGCACCGCGTGTTCTGTTACGATTTCGACGTATGCGGATGCGTTGACGAATGAATTGGGATATGAAGTGTGTTATTACACATCCGCGCTGATACAGGAGCTGAGATCTGAGGGCGCGTTTGTTCAGGACATCCAGTTTTCTTCAATTACACATGATCATATTCAGCATCCAAACTTTTACATCGGCAAGGTGTCAATCGGGTTACAGCTCCCGATTCCTATTTGGAAAACGACAGGCATACAAGATATATTAAGGCAGGTAAGTATTATCAACACTCCTGTTTAAGTGTTAAACAATGAAACAAAGGTGGTAACATGGCTTCAAATGCTCGGCCAAGAACAAGAATCACCCAGACGTACGGACCCATCGGTACAATTGCTGATCGCCGTGCATTGAGTCCAGTGCTGATTGCGCCGCGTTACGCGGTGCACGGCGTCGGTGACGGGTATGCGGATGGTTCGATCGGAACATACGATGTAACCAACAATGAATTGAAGAATATTCCGTGGCCTGCAAACGCAGGGAATTCGCTGATCGACGTGGACAGCGCGACGCTGTATGTGTCGAATGCGCTGTTGAGGGTAAATGAGACACCGTTGACAGCATCCAGCACTGAGGATGCGCCGAACAAACTGACGTTCGAGCAGGCAGTTCAAACGGAAAACGGTGTTACACGTGCTCCGGAACTCGGTGGATACGATGTACGGGAAGGAGACATGCTGTACATTGCAAAAACCGGCAGTGATACCGTAACGGCTACCGTTGTTGATGTGCAGGCACAACAAGAAGCGGCGAACGTGTCTTCAACTGTGTATGGCTCTGACAATACCGGTACCGGCACAGCTCCTGCGACAACCGGATCCGTATTCACCGGATCGAACGATATCACGTACTTGCTGGAGATCGTCAGTGTGAATGGAGGAACCGGCTCGTCCAGTTCTGGTTCTGCAGGTGGTACGCTCTCTGCTCGCGTCATCGCGCTTGCTGGTGCCACATACCAGGCAACCATTGCTTTTACTGCGGGTGAAGCAACTGCGATCGACGCATACGGTGTGAAACTGACATTCGCATCGATCACGTCGACCGCCTATAAGGTAAATGATCGTTTCCAGATTTCCTGTACAGCGGCACGGGACGGCGCAGTCAATATTGTCATGATCAATAAAGAACTGCCTGGAACACATCTGACAGGAGAGTTGGAAATCTCGGTCTGCAGCCACAATGTCGCGGTCGGCGATGTGTCGGTGGGCGAGTCGATGTGGCATGCGACAACCAGCAATATCACAATTGAAGATTCGGTCTACGTGTCTGTGGGCGAGTCGCGTTATATGCTGATGGAAGGTGATATGTACGTTGCCTATCGTGAGCAGTTGCTGGATGAGTCACTGGAAGTGATCGACGCCCGCAGCGAATATGCCGCTGAATTCGCCGGACTGGCAGTTCCGGAGAATCCGATGGGCATGTGGTATCGGTTGGCATTGACAGCCGGCGGTACTGCGTTCTATATGATGTCGGTTGCAGAGGATACCGATGCCGGTTATGAACGTGCGGTTGCGCTGGCCGGTAAATACGAGGAACTGTATGCAATTGTCTGCTTCCGGCAGACTGCTGCAGTGCAGGCAGCTGTCAGCGCAGTCATTGGCAAGTATGCTGCGCCGGAAATTGCACAGTTCAAGCGTGGCTGGTTCACACCGCTGACAACGCAGGTGAGCACCTATTATGAAAAAAATGATAACGGCAGTATCATCCTGGGTACGATCCACGATAGCGAACTTACCCTGGAAGCGCCTGGTAACGCTATTAGCGGCGGAGTTCGTGCCGGTGATACAGTCACGGTTGTTAACAGCTTTAACGCGGTTACTGACTCCTATGAAACAAAGAGCTATACAGTGGCTCGTGTCGTGGATAGCTCGACTGTGGCGCTGACAAATGCAGCAGACGTCGATATGATGTCGCAGATTGTGTTCAGCCGGCAGATGACAAACGCGCAGTATGCCAATGCGATGGCAGCAGAAGCACGGTCTTGGAACAACTATCGGATCAATCTGGTGTGGGCCAGCTCGATCAATGCGCTCGGATACACCGACATCGATCTGGCGTATCTTCCCGGTATTCTGGCAGCGTTGCGGGCCGCGTCGGCACCGCATGCACCGCTGTCCGACGTCACAGTTCCCGGTATTACCGTTACCGATGCGGAGAAGTTCACAGATTCGGAATACGAAGCGATGAACGATGGTGGTGTGTGGATCGTTGCAAACGACTCGTTCGGCAATGCAATCACGTATCACCAGATCACGACACGTACGGATGGTACGATCGCAGAGGAAGATTCCGTTGTGTCGAATGCCGACAGCATCGTCCGGGAATTTCGGTTCGGGCTGCATGAATTTCGCGGAAATGCGAACGTGACCGATGCGCTTCTCGCACAGATGCGAGCAAATATTTATGCGATCGCAGATCAGATCATGGGACGGACGTATGCAGCACAGTACGGTCCGCAGATGACCGCGTTCGAAATTGTCAGCCTGGAAGAAGACCCGGCGAACAATACCGGTATCATCGGAACATTCAGACCGACGTTGCCAAAGCCGTTCTTGAACGGTGATTTCACATTCAACCTGGTGTAAGGAGGTAACATAACATGGCCCAAGTGTTTGACACAGGCGGTACAATCGATGCAATCTACGGTACTTCAGGTGGGAATACAATCACCTTCAGTAACCTGCAGAACGGCACCAGCAGTTACACGCTGCAGAACGGATACCTGATCGATGGTTATTCGATCGGTTGGCAGCGCTCGATTCAGCTGAAACGCGTGTTCAATCGAAACAACCGCGTCGCGATTGTCGGATACGGACAAGGACAGCTGAGTCTGAGCGGTCTGATCGGTCGCGCAGACGACTTCGAACAGCTGATGGACGCGACTTCAGGTGAAGACGTTTGTAATCTTCCTGTTTGCACAATCGAAGCAAACAGCGGATTCAAGACATGCTCCAGCGACGGTTCGTCCAGCGACAGCGGCGCATCCGTGATCAAAGTATCCGGACTGCTCCATGCGCAGATTCAGATCACAGGACAGATTCAGGACAACGGCATTCTGCTGCAGACCTGTAATATGACCTTTGCGATCAGCGGTGTGGAGATCAACTCGAAAGATTCCAGCGGATCTGCGAGTACAAGCACTGGCGGCGGGTATACCGGCAACTATGTGGGAGGCCTCGCAGGTACCGGGATTCAAACCACCGTGTAACAGGAAAGTGAGTGCGTATGTGGCCGTTTCCGCAAACTTACGCACCGGCGCTCAGTCTCGATACCGGTATCGTCGTTCTGGCGAATCCGGTATTGAACTGGTATCAGATTCGACCCTCCATAACACTGGAAGAGTATCCGCAGTTTATCGATGCCACAGTGTTGGGAGGGCAATCTTTTTCTGTAGCCGGTGTACAGCAGCAACCGACCTATCAGGTCGGAGAACGTGTGCTGTACGTGTGGCTGACCGACACGCTGCAGCAACAGTGTATTGCGCAGGCAGTCATCCTCGGTAAGCTGGATGTTGCGCAGGCGTTCCGATCCAACGCACTGCAGTCTATGTTCCATAACGGGCTGAATTACCGGAATACCGAGTTCTACGATACGCATCGAATTCAATACGATCGAGCGTCGTATATCCGAGATTTCTCGAATTCTGGACCGATCGATATCTGGTCTGGCGACTGGTCTGTGCATGGAAAACAGACCGGCTTGCTGTTGAGTGACGATTATACGGGACTACGAGCTGGACAAGCCGCAATTCTGCTGAACGGACTGGATCGCCGACTGGAAGAAACGTCGTTGCTGCGCACTGTTAATACGATTGGCAGTATAGAAGACTTATGCATTGTAAACAAGTCTTTGATCTATGTGTCGAAACGTGCTGGAAATCCACTGGACGCCTACGGGAACGGATTCGCTGAAAGCGATGTCGAAGTAAAGCCGAAAGATACTGCATGGATGCCGTTGTATCGCAGTCTGGAGCAGGAAGGCGATATTCTGTATGGGCAGGAACTCGTTATGCGGGCTCCTGATGGAAAAACACCGGTTAGTGTTGTACGTCGCGGTTATGATGGCAGCTTGCGACATACGACTGCGTTCGCAATCAGTTTGGAAAAGCGCGTCGACACGCATGTGTTCGAATACAAAGGATCTCGGCTGGAGCGTGACGATGCGTTGCAGAATGCGGAACGAAATGCAGAAGAACCGACCGCATATCTTCAGCAATCTCCTGATTTGTGGGAGGACGGCTGTATCCGGGATACCTGGGAGGAAGTGTATGCGTTTGTAGATGAGAACAGCGCACAGGCTTCTGATGAGCTGATCGATGTATTCGAAGATGAGTTCGGCGTGCATAAAACTGCTGCGAACAAGTCTGTGATTCGTCAGTTACCAGACGGCAGTATTATATTGCGGGACGCGTGGGGTTCGGAAATCAGGATGAGTCACGGTAATATCCAGCTGTCTTCTGCAAATAATTTGACTACGATCGCAGGTCGCGATCGGCTTGACATCGTATCCGGTGTTCAGGCTATCGCAGCAGGTCGTGGCATTGAATTCGGTACGGCAGAAGGCGATGTGTTGATCAAAGGACATCACGATGTCAAAATTGCCGGAGGATTTGATGGTGATGGCTCGACGACCATCGAAAGCAAGGGTACGTCCGGTGTTCTGTTAAATGGAAATTCCGCCGTTTACCTCAGCGGCAAGGATATTACGCTGATTTCCAAAGATCCATCGTCATCCGATTATATGGGTGGTGGCTCTATTCAGCTTCTGAATGGGTCAGGCCCAGTTGTGCTCGCCGGATCTCAAGTACAGGCATACGGAACGACTGGTGTGCAGCTGGTTTCAAACAATACGGCACTCATGGTATCCGGTGGACAGATCGTCGCCGGTTGCAGCGTATTTCAGTCTACCGGCAATATCACGGCTTGCAGCGGTGACGTAACAGCTGTTGTGCCAAACCTGAATCGTGGTACAACGACTACGATCACCGCTGCAAAGAGCTACAGCCCGTCCGTTGTCGTAGAGGGCGGTGTTACGGCGCAAACGGTGATTCAATGCAACGGACCGATCATGACCAGAGATGCTCTGATGGGTGATAATGTGTATGCACGGCATCCTAACGATGAAAAAACACTGGTAAAACTGCGGTCGAATATCCAGCAGGCGAATCGTCCGACATCGCAGAGCGAACGCATCAGCAACTCACTCAGCCGGATTTCAACGCAAATCAGCACTGCGCTCAGTGCAATCGATATCAAATCATTTCTGTCCAGATTGTTTGCATTTACCCATACAAGTAAAGCGTATGAGATCCAGGAACCGGTATTCAGTGCAAAAGGAGCTGGAGGTACCGCATTCACGGGTGTCACAGCCATTGACAACCGTTCCAACCTTACCTATATTTATCCAGGAGAAGCGTTCTGGACAAGCTCTGGGATGACTGCCTGGACAGAAGACTGGTTGGTCGGAGAACCGCCGGAACAGACAGTAAAAGCGGTAAACGGCATTAAGCTGAATACCCCAAACATAACATAGAAAGACCGTACAATGACAGTAAAAGAGTTGACCAAGGAGTTGAATGAGCTGCGGGCGGAGTATCAGAAGAAATCGGAAGAAGTGGAGCAGCTTCGTGCAAAACTGGATCAGCCGATTCCTTGTAAACGGTGTGGACGGGATGCTGCAACAGCGCCGTTGAAAATCGATGAAGAAATCAAGAAGGAGTATTTTCGCTCGATTCTCGGTCAGAGACCGTTTTCGCACACGTATCGTCTGTATGATAATCAACTGCTGATCACGTATGAAACGATGAAAGGTGATACGTTGGTCAATTACGGTCTGAGTATGAAGCAAACAGACGCAGATCTGCTGCCTCTGGCAAATCTGATCTTGATCGGATCACTGGTACGCGTCGCAGTGATTGATGAATCTATGCAGGAGAAGGTATTATACGAAGCATCTGCGGAGGATAGAGCATCCGCAGTAAAAGATATCAGCGCTTCTATGAACCGACTGGCGACCTGTATGGACCAGATGCTGATTATGACATTGCGGAATACTTGCACTATGTTCAATGCCCTGTGCGCCGGTTTGGTAGAAGTGGGGCAAGACGAAAATTTTTACAAGGGCGCTGGGCTGTATTAAGCGTAGAAGCAAAGTGCGCCGGTGCAATCGATTATTCAAAACCGGTGCACCCGCTGCTCGAAACCGTCGTTCAGCGCCGATTGGAAGCTAGACTGGAACAGGAATCGTATCTGACCGCACCGTCGGTAGAAGGTTCAGATCTTTTGTATACAACCAATCAATATGTATCACATGTTCGAAACTTATTGATGCCATGGAAAGAACGGGATCGAGCACTTCGGCAGAAACAGCGATATGCTGAGTGGTATCGCAGATTTGGTGCGGCAGTAAAACGAGAACAGCAAGAACAACGGAAACAGTAACTATGCTCGATGCGGCAACTCAACAATTAAACGGTGTACTCCCTCCTCAGCTGACTACGTTGCTGCAGCCGGTGATTTCATATTTGGTAGACTCCGCGCTGACAGGGAACAGCTCGTTGCTGCGGTTTTCAAACATGAATCCGAACTTATCGTTCGAGATGAATTATCAAACCGCGTATAACCAGCAGCAGTATAAAGCGTTGTTTGACAATGTACGGAAAGAACAAAGCCGTAGACTGTCCCGTACTGTAGTGGAGGGGCTCTATCGGTCTCTCGGATATGATGACATCTCCGCGCAATATCGTGCGAACACGACAGGAGGGAATCTGCTTGGATGGGGTGTTGACGCATTCCTGTCAAATTCATGGAATACAGGTCTCAGCACCATTTATGAAGCGGCGTTTCAGCGCCGTTACATCGAAAGCCCGAACGGACGATCCGCATCGTATGCTACACGGTATCAGCAGTTGGGCGATACATTGCTCCGTATGCAATTTCAAGAAGGCGCATTCGGTAACGCCAACTTCGCGGATGTGGGACAACTGACATCCGCACTGATTTCATCCGGGCGTTACGATTCCATTGGAACAGGTGCGGATGAAACACCGGGTCAAATCGCTGCAAAGACGCGTCAGATCGCGCGCGACACGCGGGAATATACCAAAGCGCTGAATTCCCTGCGAGATGTACTCGGCGGTGATTTCCAGCAGATGCTCGGTGTGCTGGATAGCTTGTTCGGCGGTGGTGCTGTTAATATGAGTCCTACCCGGCTGCAGAACATGGCGAACAATCTGCGCCATGCGATGACAGTATCCGGAATGGATATTCAGAATATGGCGACGTTGAGTGCGATCGGGTTCAGCTATATCGCACCATTCGGCGGTACGGAGACACAGGGACAGTCGATCGCCAATGCATCTGCTTATTACATGGGGGCCGGCATCAGTGTAGAGGGCGTAAAATCCGATGTATATGGATCCAGTCTCGCAATGGCGCAGGCGAATCGTGTCATCGCAGGTGATGCCCGGTATATGTCGGCAGCATTCGTCGCATATGTGGATGCGGAAAACCAACGTAGACGGGCTGCCGGACAATCGCTTTTGGATACCGGAAATGCGGAAGCGTATCGGGAATTTACAGCGACATTGCGACAGGAGAATGTCGCATTAAACGCCAGTTCTCTCGGAGATTGGCTGTCGCGCCGATATGGAACGAATCCTCAGTATTTGAATGCGATTTTAAACTCCGACATGGTGACGAAGTTGAGCGAAGAGCACAACATGACATTGGATATGATCGGACAAAGCGCTCGTACTGCAAATGAACTGAGGGCACAGCAGTATGGGGCATTGGTGGGACCGAACGGTGAATACCGACAGTTTGGATCCGTCCGTGAACTGCTTGGCGGTGACTATACCAATATGCGGGCAAATGACATCTACCAGAATGTATTGGCGAATGCCCGTAATCGAGGAATGACGGAGCAGGATGCTCGTGTATTGGCAGAGCGGGTTCGCGACATTCAAATTCAAACGGCGTGGAACCTGTTTCCAGAGATGACGCAGCAGGAGGCGGAACAAACTGTTTTGAATGCGCCCCGTGCGGAGCGTCTGAGGAATGCGCGTATCTACAGAGATCAGATGATCGATCAATACGGAGAAGCGATTTCTATTCTGGATGAAAGCGGCCGAGCAGGCGGATTTGAAGGAATTCTGCAGCATATCATCAGTCGTACACGTGCGGGCAGCGAGGAGCGTTCCACATTGTCCGATATGTTGCTGGGAGCGGTGGGGCTGTCTTCGGACACTGTGCGCATGATCAATAACGCCAGCGAGCTGAACAGTATGACGCTACGCAATCTGTCAGATCGAGATCGCGCACGAATTCAGGAACGTTATACAGCAATTACCGGCGATCAAAAAGAGACCGACCCCACAAAACAGTTGCGGACGATTTACAGTCGTCTGATTCAAAATGCGCATTTGACCGGAGATATTGTCGCCGGCGCGAAACGTACAGATTCTACGCTGACGGATGCGGAGTATGAGCAAGCGCAGAATGCTGCGCGGGTTGCATTGCTGACGCTGCAGCAGAATCCGGAAGATCGTGAAGGGCGGGAAGCGCTGCGGCAGTGGGCAACCAATACGGAAAACGAAACATCCGGAAACCTCGTTCAAATGGCGCTCGACACAAATCAGATCAAAGATTTGTATACGAGTGCGGGGAGAGAGCGTTTGCAGCGTGCGGTTGATCGCAGATCACGGGTAAATCAGTATGTGAATGAGCAACTGTTCCTGGGAGATTCTTCGATTACAGAGGAGCAGAAAAAAGAATGGTTGGATGTTGCGACACGCGTATACACCGCGTCAGAGCATCTGACGAACGCGCAGCGTTCACAGCTGCGAAAGCATATTCGGATCGAAAACGATGAAGTCGTTGTTTCCGGCGTGTCAGGCGGCAAACTGACAGCAGAAGCGCGTCGCGAATTGCGTGCGCGTGGTTTTGACGACGAAGCGCTGGCACACGCGGAAACCATGCTTTCCAGCGCCGCACAGACCGTCAGTAAAGTATCCGCAAAGGAAACCAGTCTGGAGACAAAGCAGGCGATGGTACTGGACCTGATGCGACTGGCGGATTCCAATGATCCGGTTCAGGGTATTTTTGAGTTTTTGCAAAATGATTTGCCGATTCTATTGCAGAATCTGCGCAGGGGGTGATTCATGCCGTCATCGCTTTTTTTAAATCCTCGGATTATACAGCAATCGCTGCCCACTACCGCAGTACAGGCGTCTGTCAGTTTGCGGATCGGAGGAACATTGACATCGTTTAACATGGTGAATGTGTCTCAAGGACAGCAGCGCGCACGGTTGCAGGTGGATGCGACTGCGGACGGTGCGTTGTATGCGATCGGCTGCAAAGGAGGAATCGGTATCTACGAGGCAGAGTTTCTGGAAGGTCCGTATACGCGGTGTACTGATAGTGGTTCAGACGGAGACATTCCGGATTCTCTAATGCGTACTTATATCAATCTTCAGACGATGTCGGAACGGAAAGCAGAAGTCACGTTTTTCCGGGAAGGGATCGGCACCAGCGGCGGAAGCTCTCAATCGATCGGACGGTTCGTCGGCATTCTGAACAATATGGTGGTTCGATTGGTGGACGATCAAGGTATGGTATATCTCTCAGTCGCAGTAAACATTCTGGGGTCCTGGCAACCATGAGCAATGACATCAATAAAATCTATGGGATTCTGGTGGACGGCGTTCCTGAAGTTGGGCCGTACTATCGATATACGACAGTCAGCCGGCGCATACTGTCCGCAAATCGCGCAGTATATCTGGAACGCTTAATCTCTGCGAAAGCGCCGTCTCTGCAGCGAAAAGCGATGGCGGAATTCTGCATTCGCTTGATGCAGAGTTCGGAACAATGGGTTTCGCTGGTCACAGAGTTTGATCCGTATAACACGTACGCATACGAAACACAGGAATCGGACGAGCCTGTCGTATTGCCGCTGTTTCGGGATGTTGTTCAGTGGGCATCCGTATGTCCGTTCGGAGTCGGCAGCACGATACAGCTTGCCGGCGATACGGATGTGGATCGTGTCATAAAAGCACTTTGTGCGACGGTGCGGTATGAGTGATACATTCAACAGCTCGTATATGATTGAAAAGCTGGAGCTGCACATGGGCGACAGTGTGTATCCAGTTGTACAGATCCAGATTCAGGCACAGATTGGGGGATTTCCGGAATGCCGGGTCATGGTGGCTCAGGGAATCGAGCTGCTAAGCGCGGAAGAACAGGGTTCCGCGTTGCCTGAGATCGAATACGGATCGGAAGCGTCGGTTGTATTGACGCTGTCATCGGAAGAAGGCGAATCTACTGACTACGTATTGATCTACGGGAAGATTTTACTGACCGCCACGGATCTGGCGCTGACTGGTGAAAGCATGGCGATGCATCGGACCTTGAAGATCGCGTGTGCTGCGGAGTTTGCAGACGCGCTTTCTCCAGGTACACTCTACTTTGCTGCAGAGGCTCCCGGCAGCGTCAGCACGATTACAAAAAGCGCTTTTAATCGTGTCGGAAGTTTGTCTGGGCAGCTTGCCATCGATCAGAATATCGCGCAGAGAAATGGAATGCCGGAAGCGAATCTGGCGGAGTATACCGCGAAGATGCTGGATTATATCGGCACGGATAAACAGGCGGTTCCGTCGAAAATAAAACTCATGGACGTTGTAAACACCAATACGTGTCCATCCATGCGATTGTCCACCAGTAAACTCCGCCCGCTGACCGATTGGCTGGAATCTCAGATTTTACGTGGAATTCAGAGCAATACGTTTTATCAGACATTCACATCGATCATTTCTCAGTTCTATCTGTCGGTGATTCCGGATTTCCTATCGACCAGCATGCCGGGGCTGAAGATGAATGTGATACCGCTGATGGCATGGGGTAAGGAGATTTCACATGCGTTTACGCTGGGTGAAATCATCAACCCGAAACATACGATTCAAAGCAAAGGACGGAACGAGGTTGACGGCGTTGCCGTCAAATACACGCCGTATGTGCCGCAACCGCAGACACAGGGTATGGTGAGCTTGAATCAGACGGTTGTCTGTATGGAGAGTGTTGTCGACGGAAAGCCGAAGTTGATCGAGGGCGATTATTCTGAGTTACGGCAGGCTGGCACAACTCGTTCGATCGTCATGATCACACTACCGTTCTGGCTGTCGTTCGGGATGCGCGATGCGTATGAATCGGTTCCGATTACCGCGAATAAAACGCCGGTTACCAGTGCCGGAACTCCTGCTACGAAAAATACTGCGACAACGACACAGACGATTCAGTATATGAACAACTGGGCACGCGAGTGGGCGATCCTTCTGGCAAAATCTTCGTACGCGGCATTGAACCGTGCGACGTCGACTGCCGTGTTGAATGTACCGCTGATCGTATTACTGAATACCAGAAGCCATTTGGGGCATGTTGTCAGCGCTGTGATTCCAAGCACTGTAAGTACGAGCGGCATCGTCGATGACAGCGATCCGGAGCGGGATACGGTTGTTGGATTATTCCAATCCTGGAGCTTGTCGATTACATTGACAAACAGTACATTAAACGTAAGCGCTGGAATCAGTTTGACGCATGTGCGGAATCTGGAGGAGAATGAAGCGCTAGGTGTAGATTCTACAATTTATAGATAAAGGAGACAGCCATGCCGGAACCAGGATTTCACACCAATCCGGGCAGCGCCGATATCAAACAACCGCAAAATGCGCTGTTCAACCGTCAGCGAACACCCCGTAACTTAGATCCTGGGTCTGACGGCGATAATCCTGCCAATCAGGTATTCTCCACCGTATACCAAGCGCGGAATGCATCTCCGGACACCGAGACGGATCTGGATCCAGTCGACGAGCTGCTGTCTACTGCACCGTTGACGAAACGTCCAGATTCTGCGGTGAACACGCGAGTTCCTACGTGGAAGAGGTATCAACAAGGGGATCAGACGGTTGCCGGTGCATTGCTGCAAGAATTGACTCCTACGATCGATCGCGCGATTCATACATTCGCGAACGATGATCCCAGCTATAAAACGCAGGCTCGGATTTTGTCGTTGAATGCAGTGAAATCCTATGACCCTTCTAAGAAAACACAACTGTCTTCTCATGTATTCAACCATCTGCAACGACTGCAGCGACTGTCGGCGCAGCGCGGCAACTTGATCTACGTTCCGGAGAACGCGGCGCTTCAACGCAGAGCAATTGAAAAGGCGCGGGACGAGTATGAATTGGAGCACGGAGAGGAACCCACGGTCGAAGAGCTGTCTGATCTGATGGGAATCAGTATTAAGAAGATCAACAAGCTGATGAGTTATGGCGGAACGACTTCGGAAAGCGCTACGCAGGATGAGCATGGGGACTCGCTGGCCGGTTCTTCTGTGGAGCATGCGTTAGATCTGTACGATCGATACATTTACGAAGAGCTGGACCGCATAGACAAAAAAATTTACGAATGGTCTACCGGGTTCGGTGGAGCGAAACGGCTGAACCGCGCCGAAATGGCGAAACGACTGGGGATCTCGGAATCTGCTGTCAGTCAACGCGCGTCCTCAATCGCTCGAAAGTTCAACGAAGACCGCGAGATGATTCGGAGAGCATTTTATGCCAACAACTAGTTTGAATACCGTCAATCAGATCAAACTGCAGCTGAATACGTACTTTCAGCAGCTTGCGGAAGCTGACGCACCTCCTGTAGATGGGTTGAATACGCTTCCGGAGCTGTCTGATATGTCTTCCATGCTGACTTCTGAGATGCGGGAAACGCTGTTGAAAGAAGATGCTCCCGAATATCAGGTAATTCAGGTGCTGCAGTCACTAAATGAAGCTGCAAAGACGTATAATGCATTGTTGATGACACGCAGCACCAGAGAAGACGCGCTGACGACGTTTAAGAACTCAGCAGTGGAGATCACAGAAGATGGCGAATGATTTTTTATTGGATTTACCCGTGGATCAGGCAGTCGATACTCTGGACGTCGTAGTACAGCGACAGCATACGGTAGACCCGCTGATTCAACGTGCGATGGTTCTGGCATTGCTGCGAAATGACCCGCAACTCCGTATTTTTGACGGAGAGGGGATCTATCAATCGCTGACGAAAGTGACAACCGGTGCAACATCCGCGCTGCAGAGTGAACTCAACAGCTGTCAGACATATTTAAAACAGCTGTTGAATACGCCGACTGTTCAGATCTCGGATTTGTACTTTACGATCGACACGTCCGGAACATCGATTCAGGTAACATTGCATATGGTAAAAACGACAGGAGACACGGTATCCGCCGTGGTGATACAGTAATATGGCAGAATCATTGAGCACCATTATCTTTCAGGAGCTGCGCGCTGCCTATCCTTCGGTGGACTGGACAGTCGGCAGCGTTGTACGTGAATTGATCGCGGAACCAGTGGCGACACTGGGTTCATTGGCAGATCAATATATACAGGACGCGGAACAGCAACTGAATCTGGCGGCGATTCTCAGAAATCCGGCGCAGTATTCCGCTGAGTTGAATCTGTGGATGGAACGCCTCGGTCTGGATTCAACACGAAACCGCGCGGCATCCGGGACTGCTCGGATCATGATGACAAAATTGTCTACTCCCGTGTCGATCATGGAAGGCACGATCCTGACATGGAATAACGTTCAGTTGACAGTATCCGAGACTACGACATGGTTCATATCCGCTGCGGATGGTGCCAACGTGCTGACATACCGAGGACCCAACGCCTATGAAGCGGTAATCCCGGTGACTGCCTATGACCAATCCAACATCGCGTTGTCGGAAGGGTCTCCGCTGAACTGGTCGGACGCGCCGAATACGGTGTATGACGTCTGCGTCGGTTCTGCAATTACAGGTGGACGCGTTGAAATGACGGATGCAGAGAAAGCTGCCGCGATTCAGGATGTTCTGTTCCCGGCGGCATTCTCCGGTGAGTACAGTATGAATGCGGCGCTTCGTCGCAGACTGCCGCTGGTTGTGAATTCCGTAAAACCGGGAAGGAAACAGGACAGTGCGGTCGGACAGGTTCCTGTCTATGTAAAAACAGTGAATGCACCGGAAGTCTGGGATATCGATGCTGTCTGCCGCTCAACAAACGGACAGATTGTATGTGAAATCGACGGCACCGGTGTATATGAAGTGGTGGAGGTAGCCAATCAATACGGGATTACCTACAACTTTCAATATGATCAATCACAAGCGACAGGGGACGCGAATAGCACGGTGCGCATCACCGTAGACGGCGTTCGAGACCAAACCCCGGTCATTGTAAGGGTTCGTGGTTTGAAGACCTTGAGCGCTGTACAAACCGTGTTTGCGGGAGAAGAACCGAGTACGCCCTATACATTTCTATCGAAACTCCCGGTCATTGTACAGATTGATCTGGAGTTGCACGTAGCTGCCGGCGACACGGTCACAGATGAGGTGCTGAATGAACTGCAGACCTACATTTCCAGTCTTCCGCTTGGCACGGACGCTTTGAATGACAGCACGATCACCGTATTTTTGCGCGAACGCGGTATTACATTGACGACTGCGACCTTCTACACAGCTCGTATTTTGTATGGGGACGCGCCGAGGATTGTGACGACGACCGGCGGCTTGAGTCTTGACAGTTTGTTGACATCAACAGCGCGTCCGATCGCTGTTTACTGTTTCAATGACGGGATTGCTGTGAATTATGCTGGATAATCTTACAACACTGTTGACACCGGAATGGTGGAAGCTGATTAAACCGAAGCAATTGCCTGTATATGCGATGCGTGCGCTCCGTATCGCAACTGACCGCCTATCCAATGCAGAGCAGGTATCCAGCACGATGTCGGAGCACCCTGCAACCAGGGCCCGGTATACGGTATTGGACATCCCGCTGGAGCGGATCGTGCAAAATCAATATCGAGCTGGCGATGATGTCAATGTACTGACTGTCGCAGGTTCTCAGAAAAACTCCGAGTGGACGTATTATATTGATGCACTCCCAACCGGATTGACACTGATCGGATCCACAACAGCGGATCAATTCTTAATGCGCGGCGTGGATTTCAAAGAGTGTGATACTGGTTACTTATTTCGAGATAATCCTGCGGAGCACGGCACGATCATTCACCGTGGAAAAGGAGTACGGTGCGTCTTTCTGGCAGTAGGTGGACAGACACGGATTACCCACAGACCGCAGGATGCGATCTACTACAGCACTGCGACAGATCCGATTGCGATCAAGGCAATCGGCAACGCGCTGACCGACGCGCAGGTTACCTGCGGCATCAGTGGTACTACGGGCAACGCTGCGCGATCTGTCGGCGTTCCGATGCATGCAGATCTCGTATATCGAGTGTGGACAGAGGGATCGTATAACTTTCTGCAGCTGGGCAGCGGTGATGTCTGTGCATCCCGTTGCGCTCGTAAAAACGACATACAGCCACAATCCTCGCTACAAAAAGGCGCTCAATGGACTACAGCAGACCAACAAGAGCCGACAATGTTTTATTTTCCGCTGTCTGGATCGTATGCTGCAGGAATCATGGGCGATATGCAGGTAGCAGATTTCCCGAACATCCGGGAAGAATATCCAGCGCTATCGGTCATTTCCGGTGTTTTTCAAGGCGCAGAGCTGATCGAACTCCTGAAAACGCGTGGTTGTAACCTATTGAATGTGTGGTATGGTATACCTGATAGTGGGACGCAGCGAGCGCTTGGTCGATACCTGGTACAGGACGGTATGCAGTTAACACAGCAATGTATTACTGCAGAAATTACAATGTCTGAATGTTCGCTAATAGACAGCGGCGCTGCTGGTAGTTCCGTGGAGTCTGCTGCGGAAACGATATCAATCACAGATTCAGCGAAAGTTCAATTTATTGTGTGAGGATTTTTATGTTGCTTCAAAGTACCGAAGTTCTGTATCAGGCTCTGAGTGGCGGTCGTCACATTGACGGCATGTATTTGTTCCACAACACGACGGGTACCGCTCCCAGTGTTCCCAGCAATGCCACGGCATCTTATTTCTTTTCCAATGCATCGACGTTCGGAGGTATTCTGAGAACCGCGCAGGTGACACCTGCCGGTAGCGACCAGAATACAATGTCGTTTATTTCTTCATCGGCAGGTGCGGAATCATACGGAGCGTCGTTCACGGACGGTCGTAAGGTGTACGCGATTGCGCTGGTGATGCGGGGATCGACCAAGGAAGAGGATCTAGTGTTGACATATACGACGATTGATGCAGTGACAAAGGCTGCGAACGCCGAAATTACCGCGAAAGGAGTGCTGACAGTATGAGTGTGAATTGGCCTTCTACCATTCCCCAGATCACAGATGGTGTGACACGATTCGCGGAAGCGGATTTGAATCCAATCATTCAGTCGCTGACGGACAGAACTGATTTTTTGTATAATGCGACAGCAACATCGACAGAGAGCGGCGGCTATATCACAATGGACATCGGATTTACGTCTGACTGTCAGAAGGGGATGCTGATCGCATACGACGACACAACCGGTCGCTATATTCCTGCCGCTGCACAGTGGGCTTCAGAACCTGCTGCAGACGGGAGCATGGTTCCTGCTGCAAGTGCTTATGTGGCCGGTGTACTATTGACCGATGTTGGAGAAAACACAAACGGAACATTGCTTCGTCGCGGTGTGATCAGCGATCCGGATTTGATCCAACGGATGGTCCCGAATAAAGTTGCAGGGCGCTATTTTCTAACAACAAATGGAAAAGCATCTAACAGCAATTCTTTTACCGCAAACCTGCCGGTGTTCTGCTTCACATACACGACATCCGGAAAACTCTTACTGGATCCGGGATTGCCAGAAACGCGAGGACATTCGCATACCGCACTGACATTGAACAGCGCGAATTGGCGATCCGTCACATCAGGTAGCGGCGGTTTTCCCGCCGGAGCCAAGTTTTATTATCTGGATACTAACGATGCGCCGGTTCGTGCGTTGCTCCAATCGAATACAACTGGGCTTTCCTTTACGTATAAAGGAGCGGAGCAGCCGGATAGCATGTGGGGTGTGTATAACAACACATTGTATGTCAATTTTACAATCAGTACATCTGATGTGTGTATGCTTCACGGAATTACTCCCTACATGGGTACTGATCCGGAAGTACGTGCGATTGCAGTCGAAGACGGCAATGCGCTGCTGACTGCAAATAAAGTTGCCGGCACCGTCATTCTCGGCATGGATTTCTCCGTTTCAGAGGAAAATGATTACACGGGAATCGGAGTTACATCATTTAACAAATCCGGTGTAAAAACAGGTCCAATCGTACAGGAACTGTATGCAGGTGCAGGGATTGCGATCAATCCAAGAACCAACGCATCTGGAGAGACCATACCGGGATGCCTGGAAATCAGCTCCTCCACCAGCGCGCAATCATTAATCGACATGATGCTGGTCAATGCGGACGGTGCGATGCTCGGCGGAGCTCCGAGTAACGTCTGTTACGTACTTCCCGCCGGAATCAATAGCTCGATCTCCGGGACTGTACGCATTCCGTACCATGAATCCAGCAATCAGCAAGGGAAAGTTGTCCTGTGGCTGAAGGGGAACGGAAGCGCGATTAACGGCATTCGCGGTTCAGTCACTATCCAACGACCACCCGCCGCAGGCAATCCAGTCAGTATCGCAGCGGAAACCGAATTCATCTTCAGCAATATCAGCTCCAGCAGTCCGCAAAGCCTGTATTATCTGGAGAGCGACGCACTGTCCAATCTTCCAAGTAACGGATTATTGGTGTTGAAGATTGCAGCGGCGAATCCGACCGCTAACATCTCGATTATGACAGTCGGTCTGCAGCTGGTATAAGGAGGATCTATGGGAAGATTGTTGCGAGAGTGGTTGGATGAAAATTATCATAGGGCATATCCACTGGATCCGTCTACAGCATCGGTAGCTGGTACGCTGCCTCCGTCTATTCTACTGGATATGACTTTGCAGGTCGGTGGACAAATCGATCCGAATCAGACCTGGATCAGTTCTGTGATTATGGATGGCGTATCCGCGCAGTTTGGGCTTTCCACCAGGGTGAACGGTACCACTATCAATCTTGGCACCATCTGCACGGTTGCATTGGACACACCACCGGGAACGGAGGTAGAAGTTCAAGCGCATCTTCCGCGAAGCGGTCATATCATCAATGGATACATCGTCGTAGGCACATTAACTGCTATGTTGGATACGATGTCCGTCGCAACAAGCCTGACCCTGGAGCAGGGTAAAATCGCTCCCGGTTGTATCTTGGAAGTAACAGACTGGCTGGCTGGGCTGGTCGTAAACAACGAGTTGTTCGGCGGCGTCGTAAATATACAGGCAGGTACTGGAATTACATTTGATACGAAAGTCGAAACAGTAGATGGTGTACAGACACCAACCGTTACGATCTCCTGCAGCGATTTTCAGATGACAGATTCCAACAGTCAGATCATGAGCGATACCGATCTCGCGGATTACATCTATGATACGTACGGAGCACCGATTCGCACGATTAACGACGTGCCTCCAGATGACGCCGGCAATATCGAGTTCGTCGTTGAACACGGTGATGATATTGGACTGTCCGTAGAAAAAGCAGGAGCCGCCGGTGCATTAATCATTCGTGATGTCAACGGAAAACCGTGCTGTACACAAGATGACTTGCAGGTCATTATTGACAACATTGGAAAGCTGAATGAACGCGCAGCGCGTCTGGAATCGACACAGACCAATCTGGATACGATGTTGAATATGATCAGCACTTACCTGACACAGGTGAATTAATGTTAAGGTTTTTGAACAGCGATGGCGTAGAGTGTGTGCCAGCGGGTGTGCCCGCAGATGCATGGCACACCCTCTGTGGTCAACGTACCGTGCAGTTAATTGCCGGTAAAAATATTCAGCTCACAGAGGTCGACGTACTGACAATTTCCACGGCGTTCACAGATACACCTGAAAACCGCTATCAGCAGTATATTCATAGCAAACAACTGGCAATGGCGTATGGAAATGAACGCGCTGGTGTGACGGATGCGGACTATCTGTTCATCAACGGCTATGAAGGGTCGATCTATGCGCCGGACGGAAATCCGTACGTTAAAACGATTCAGGCAGTCTCCGCCCCGGACGATGGAAATTTATCTGTGCTTTCGAGTGAGTGTGTAGGGATTGATGCGGTTGCAAGTCAAGCGCAGCAGGCGATTGTCTTCTGTAAAGATGGCAGTAACTGCGATCCATGTGAAAGTTATGTCGAGTTGAACGCCTTTGTATGGCGGTTGTATCATGCGCTGAATGATACCGCGTATCATTTGTTGGGGTTTGATCCAACACGCCAGTACTGGGGAACGTTGATGTCGTATCAGGGCATGGTAGCACGGTGGAACACATTCATTTGGCAGCAGTCATATCAGTTCCGTGCGGTTCCTCTGCGCGATACATTGACGATTGAGCTGAGTTATACGTGTGTACGCTGTGTGGAAACGAATGTAAAAATCCACGCGATACTGACGTTGGAACATGCGGAGCCTGCGGCGCCTGCTGCAGCGGGATACGCCAGCGCTGCGTACTGGCTTGCATTGTACTCACAGGGAGAAAGTAAACGCGGTTCGTTTGAACCGGTGATACAACAGACTGTTGAATATAAAAATGGCATGACTCGGGAAGAGTCTGGCTATGGCTCGGATCCGATTCCGGAGAGCCAATGGACAACTCGATATATCGATATCACAATTCCGGAGATGCATCAGAACGATTACTATACAAAAGCCTTTGTGCTGTCGCTGTCACAGCAATATTATAAATCCAGTGCACAGGAAAGTTATTACCTGCCGGAACCGGATGAGGTTATGCCAGAGCATATTATGAGTTTGAAAACCACGTGGTCGGCTACAGATAGTATCGAGGTTACAAAACAGGAAGACGATATCCGCATTATTGCGTTGCAAGCATATGTGCCTGCATCCAGCAGTAGCAGCAGTGGGGAGTCTGCATGAAATACATTAACACATTACCACAAAGCCGGAGTTTTAATCGACCGTGGTTGAATTTGAATGCGGAGGCGGGAGTTGCTGCCGGTGTAATTACCAGTATTCAAATTACAACAGCATCGGATGCTCCGATTTATCTGGCAGGACTGGATGTTGAGAATGGATTGCTGAGTCTGTCACTTCGGCAGAACGGCGTACCGTTTGCGTCGCTGCTGACGGATCGGAGTAATTCTGTAATGCGAATGACGGCAGAGCACTCCAATTGTATTTCGGCGATTGTGCGTACGGGAGCATTGGACGGAATTACAGCATCATATCGCAGCGAGAGCGCACAGATTCGTCGTTGTTTCATTTATGTACAACCAGGTGCAGGTACTGCACCTCGCACATACGCCGTAGTGATTGACGGTGTTCTGCATCGGTACACAGATACCGTAGAGCTGTCGATCGACACAACCAGCGTGTCGTATCAACGGAACGAGCTGGGAACAGTAACGATTTCCATGACCGCCGATCAACGGAATCAATTCAATCGTGTATCGACAGATGCAGAAGATATCGACGATACGCTTATTACGTCGATCAACGGCATTACTCCAAACGAAAATGGCGAGATCCTGCTTAGGCTCTCGTACGGCACATATGGTGCGGTTCCGTTGACACGGATATCGAACCATGTCGCAACAATTCGCACAGCAGATGTCAACACGATACCGGCGTGTGATGTAGAAGACTATGTAGACGTTGTCCTATCCCCTGCAAGTGTACGGGATTTTACCAAAATGCCGTTGGACGATGCGTACACATCCCGTGAAATAGACGGAAAAACTGAGTATACCCGTAATTATAAGTTGCTGGAAAATCGGACATACGCTCAGTACTATGCAAACGGAACCGGTGTTTCGTTATATGAAAGGAATCCTCTCCATGATTCTTAATATTTCAGTACAACCGTCATATTATCCGTTTACAACGGACAGCAGCCGTATTTTATATGAAAACTACAGGCTGCCTGCTGGTATGTTATACGGCGCATTGCTCTGTCCACGGTTAACAGCAGATGCGATCTTACACGTGTCTCGAATCCATACTGATCCGATCTCTTCTGACACCGAATTTCGGCAGCATTGGTATATCGCAGACGAAACTGGCGCAGATGTCTGTGATGTCGTATTTTCAAATCGCAGTGATACACTGCCGACAGGCTTAGTGTCCGGACAGCCAGCAACTGGATATGCGTTGCAGAACGGTGAGTACTGCGGTGTACTACGTGGTACTTCGATGTTTTACGCATTCGCAAAGTTGCTTCCAATGGATCTGGAACTGAATGCGGATGCGTTGGTGTTTGATCCGGCGACCGTCCGTATTCGTCATGTAAACGGATTTTCTGATATGTTACTGGAGCAATCACCGGTCAGAGGGATTATATTTGATTCGGACGTATTCGATGTGTCAGAAGATGGAACGGTGTCGGTACAATCCAATATCGGTGTATCTTCCACGCAACGTCCGATCACCGCGCTGAAAGTTGTCGGAGCGAACGGTATCCTGTCAGACGCGATGACCGGTGAATCGATCGCGCTGGTATCGGATATTGGAAGTTCAATCAAAATTGTAACAACTGCGAACGACATTCAAATTGGAAGGGCGATGGACTTTCTATGAGCATCTATAATCCTGCACCACTGTTTGTGTCGAACCATACAATGTATCGCACATTGTCAGACGTCATTCTGGATTTACAGATCAATTGGAGGACGTCGGATGTTGCGTCAGCCGGTTCTGTGTCACAGGGTCGGACACTCTGCGGTGGCACAATTACATCAGAGACTGCCACACTAACATTTGAGAGTTGTTCCTATTATCCGGCGTTGACGCAGTTTTCCCGTACGGTTACGATCACGTTGACTGACGATTTGACTGAATACGAAGCGGACGGCATTTATCTTGTCATCCGACGTCCTGAGTCCTCAATACAAGTTACGGATATTGAGATTGAACCGTACCTTGTGATGTACCCGGAAAACATGGAAAGCGATGTGACCAACGCATTACCGGTAGAATTAAACAGCAGCGATTCTATACAGATTACAGCGACGGAAACCACGATCTCTGTCGCAGCTACTGCGCCGCTTGTTGTATTACCAGAAACGGCGCGAAAACAAGGTATTCGATTAATCAACGGATTGAAACCGGTGAACGGTGATATTTCGATCAACGGTTTATTGAATATGCAGATTGTAGTAGGAGTACCTGCCAATGAGTAATTGTCCTGCCAGTGACAAAATTCAAAATGCAATTATTCCGGAATTGAGTTGTAACAATCCAGCTCCCGAGTCTATTCTACGGCTCCCAACAGCATTACCGGGAGTCGTTGGTGCTGGAGATTTGGAAACCGACTATCAATTAACTGCCGCAGATGTGAATGCTGCATGGACTGCGTCATACTATCAAGTCTCATCTAATGGTGTCACGGAGGATACAAACACTACGGTCTGCGTGGACAATACGGCGGTTGACTATAACACATTCACATGGGTTGACTGGCTCTCTCCTGCACAGGCATTGGAGAAAGACCGAGAGTGGATTAAGCAGCTTGAATGCTCTATAGATGGGGGATCGAACGGGCTTACATTTGGTCCGGTCAGGCCTCCTGCTGCAAGACAACCCATTGTCTCACTTCCAATGCCAAGCGTTACTGTGAATAAATATAACGAGGGCGGCGGTGGTGGAGGAATCATCGTACAATCGCAAGAGATGGCTTTTAAAATGGAAGTAACAAACATGCAACTGCGCATACGGCCTGGACGTGTTTACATCCATGATAATAAAGCAAAGTCGATCTGCTTTCAGTATGGAGCATTTCCGGCAGCACAAGATTGTATGATCAAAGGCGATATAGTACCTGTTACATTTAACACATTAGATAACGCCGTTTATTTGATTGTGGGGTATGTCGCATATGATGCTAATCAGGTGGTAGATTATGGTGTATTGGTATTTGCTGATACGAAAGATTTATATCGATTGCCAAATTTACCTGGTTTTTTCTGCTGGATTATTGGCCGCGTCGAAAAAAGTAGAAATGCACTAACCATCATTGAGCAGGAACACTGCTTTTCTGTCTTTACAGATGCTTACATGCTTTCACAGAGCTTTTCGTTGCATTTTAAGTTTGATCTGGGTGATGTAACTCAAGTAAAATATGTAACAAACGCATTTCGAACACCTAAAATCACGCTGTCTGGTGGTATTATATACAACAATCCACACCGCATACAATTTATTGCAGGAATTGCGTATGAAAACGCGATTGCAACTAGCACCACTTTATATGCGGTATTAAATCGATACTCGAATACTTTAAGTTGGACAACTACATATCCGTTTTCACCAGACAATCGCTTGTTTCTTGTAATCGCCAGTATCGGATATCAAACAACTACAAAAGTTGATTATGTATGGAAACTCAACCATCCAGCAGATTTGCTGTCACCGCCACGATATGCCGGATATTTTACGATTATAAGCACTGAAACCGGTTATAGTGTTATTGACGGTGCCGGCAGCAGTAGAAGTATCTGTATGGTAAATGGGTCTAATTTTACGGTTGACAACACGGTATTGGAAGGCACTGGTCAGTACATATTGCTTATATACCAAGCCCCATACCCAACCGGTGTGACTCCTCCGGACGGCATTAAATATGGGACATACGTAATTAGGTCCTCATACAGCACTCCAAGTGCGCTGGGCATTCGATATTGTGCATATAAACAAATAGGTCGAATTCTGTCTGTTAGCGGTACTGAGTACATACAACAAGATCATATGTCAGGTATACCAGAGATTATGTATTTCTCCAGAAGTTGCGTCAGTACAGAAATAGAAGATGAACCAGAAAGCTCGTCGTCTGCAAATGAATGAAGATACTGTGATACCAATTCCGCTGGATAGCGAAGGAAACGTGGTGAATCGAAGTATTTCCGGTATGTATAATATAGGAATTCGATTGGTTTCCGCATTTGCGTACAATGAAACTGGTGAGTGTACAATACCGACGCTTACCGGTAATAAGCGTGATTACGAAAATCACGTATTTATAAATGGTGAACCGCTTACATTGACCTATACGAAGTATAAAGCAAAGATCATTTATGTAAATTCGATAACGGGTGGAGATATAGCAGATCAGACGACTGGAGCATTACGTGGACCCGTTGAAACAGGCGCAGGAACCCAGGAAAATCCATATGTAAATTTAAATACAGCACTGCGGTTGGCTGAATACTATGTAAAGACTACGTGCGGGTGTTTTGTCTGCATTAAGTTGAAAGGTACTGTCGATTATCAAATCTTTGCAAAAGGCACAACATGTGGTGTCATCACAGGCGAACAGCGCGTATTGGTTGAAGCCTGGGATAGCGCGGAAAAACCGATAATAAATCCAAAACTTGGGTTTATACGCTATATCAACGCATCGCAAGCCATAATAGACCGAGCTGACCGATTGTATTTAATTTCAGTAAGTTCCATGTATTTTAGGAATATTGAATTTGTTTGGAATTGTGTAGATAATTTTAAAAACGAGGTAGATGCGTTAACAGATTCAAGCAATGAGTCACGAATCTCTGCATCGGATGACTTTCACTTATTGTATGGTTTAAATTGTTGGTTTGAATCTTGCACGTTTACCGGAAAAGATGCCGATTACTATCCGGTTAATGTAGTGTATAGATGGCTTTACGGCTATCAATGTTTAATTAATAGTAGTATTCATTACATTGGACATCAGGCAATTGACTGGTGTGATATAAACAATGTCGGATATGCGAAAAACATAACGTTAACAACGGATTTACCGATTGGCGTATACTCCAGCATCAATTTTATACGTATATTAAGCGCAATCATAGTGGATAATTTCACGTCTACTAATTTTATATTCGATTCTCATTATTATGGGTCCGATCAGATCGGGGCATCTGGTACGGTCGGCGCACGTGGATGTATTCTATCCATTCGCTCCATAGCATATAATATTCAATTACATAATTGCAGCATAATCGGTGCAACATCATTAAACGATTATAACGATATGGGATATCGTAGCAACGCTACGATGGAAATCCTAATAGATATCTCATCATCAGAGTCAGGATTAGAGGTATATAATTCAGTGTTTGAATATCAATATAAAGGGGGTGCTCTTTATTATGCCAACGTTTTTAGGATACGTGCGTATTGCGGCATGGTTCCGAGTAATCAATGGAGTACCACGTGGTATTATTGTTCTAGAATGGAGTCGTGTGAAATTAGAGCAAATCATATCAATATCCAATCTGTATCAATCTATGATTGTAATATCACTTTTGTGGGAGAATATTGGATTGATCATGCTCACGACATGAATATAGGTAGTGACTTTATAGAAAAAACAAATATAATAGTAGATGATGCGAATATTACATATATAAACGATGCTGCTGAAGATCCATCTACAGAATCTGATGGTAGATACGATAGGTATAAAACGTTATGTCAGATATTCGCGGACTATAGTGCCATCGAACTGACATGTATTGAGCGTTATGGGACGAATACTGCAACATGGTTCACGGAAATATACGTCAATAGACATCAATTCTTACATCGATTAGAAAACAGTACATTTACAACCGTTATAGACGGTTATTTATATTGCTTTTTATATCCTATCAGAACGTCTGATGTTGTAAAAAACAACCATTTTAACTTTACACAAACGTCCACATGTCCAGCGACAATGATACGTAGCGATTTTGGCGGTCTTCGCGCAGACAGCGCTATGGTAATATATGTCAACTCTTATATATACGACACTGACCGCAACGTTCCAGATATTTTGTTCGCAAACAATCAACTAACGTTTACGCATACCAGGACCGTCCCGCAGACAGAAATTAATCTGCGTGGCATATCCTCTAGTATAACTTTGGTAGAGATGCAAATAGATAACGATCAAAATCCAGAACATCCTGTAAGTGTATCGAACAATTCAATTTCTGGATCGATTTCAGAAAGCTGGGGTGGTTATTATAATAAAAATAACTGCAAGTATTACGACGAAGAAGGTATCTATACAGGTGTTGGTGGTATTAACTGCAAGGTCAGCGCATTCATACGGGGCGTTAAATTTGATGTCCAATACTGGCAATTAACCGGATTCACAATATCAGTAGATGCTACTGCTATGTGCACCGCATCAAAAGATCCAACGTGCTGCTACATCGATACAGTTGAAACCGTATGTCCGGCTACTGGCGAAACTGGACGTCAAAGCACTATGAGATATGATAGTTACCTTGGAGATGTACAGGAAGACAGCACCACCACAACAGTAGATCATACTTGTAATTAAGGGCTATACCTATGACAACAATAACTGGTAACTACACGAACATAGACATAAAAACAAATGCTGCGAATAAACAGAATACCGCAACTCCAGCAGCGGCAGTAGCACAAGTATCACGCAAACCATGCCCTGTTTGTGGCGCTCGAACAAGGCAGCAGGGGCATCGGATGGCTGTTATTGAAGACGAAATTACACGTTGGATTCGAGATAATAATATAACAGCTACAGATAGTTGTATTTTCTGTGTTGAAAAACACGTCGGACGTGCGCTTGTTCTATGGGAAGAATCGTTATCTGCACAGGATTCTGGTACTGAAACTGGTGAGAGTCGAGTTAATCTTTACTTGAATCATGTTAAAATTATTGGACATCTCGGTAACGCTTATGACGAATCTGCTGATTATCCAGAACTGCACGAGTTGTTAAAAAAAGCGGAGCGCTGGTATCGTTACAGTGGAACAGTACCGCCATGGGACGAAATTTTAAACGCTATGAAAAAAGTGAAAGATGAACAATCAAAATGACTCCAACTTCCATTTTATTAAAGAATGACCAGTGCCCCGGTGACCATCTGATGTTGACTGCCGCTGTACGTGATTTAAAACTTCAATATCCCGATATTCGGGTCAATGTTGCTGCAAACGGGGCAAATGCGGATATTTGGAAAAACAACCCATATCTGGACAGAACAATTACCGCGAATAACACAGATCGTGTTATCGAGGCACACTATCCGTTGATTCAATATTCGGATACGCATCCCTTTCATTTTATCCACGGATTCCGTCAATATTTACAGTCGGAACTTCGACTGACAATCCCGCAGCGTGGGTTCTCCGTTGATCTGCACTTTACAGAACAGGAAAAAGCAAAACCACCGTTTCAGTTGAATACCAGGTATTGGATTCTGAATGCGGGCGGTAAAAAAGACTTTACGAACAAACAATGGGAGTACGATCGCTATCAGCAGGTCGTCGATGCGTTGAAAGGAGAAGTGACTTTTGTGCAGATCGGGTATGAAAGCCACTGGCACAAACATCCAAAATTGAAAAACGTCGTCAGTCTTGTCGGGAAAACGTCCTTACGACAGGCTCTGACGTTGATTTATCACTCTGCCGGTGTTCTGACTGGGGTGAGCTTCCCGTTGCTTGCAGCGTCGATGGAAGGGCCGTCAGAACGAATTCGTACGGTTCGACCCTGTGTCTGTATTGCCGGCGGACGGGAGCCTGTACAATGGCAGCAGATGCGCGGAACACAATTTCTGCATACATGCTGCATGTTGGATTGCAATGCAAAGGGTGGTTGCTGGAAAAGCAGAGTCCTTCCGTTGTACGATGGAAAACCGCAGGATAAAAGTCTTTGCGCACATCCTGTAAAAACCAGTTCCGGACAGATTGTTCCGATGTGTATGGATTGGATTACGGTAGATGAGGTTGTAACGGCAATTCGACGCTGGGAAACCGGCTGGAAACTGTCGCAGCAATGATTCCGGTATCATGTTGAATTTAAATAAGTTCCGCCGTATTTTATATACGGTAACGATAGGAGAGCTTCACGATGGATACGAAAAAGCAGACTCTATGTGTCATTAACGGAGGCGGTCTCCGTCAGATTGAATGCGCAACAGGTTGCTTGAAGGCACTACAGCAACTTGGTGTGCAACCAGATTGCTACTGGGGGTCCTCCGCAGGTGCTGCGATTGCCGGTTTGATGGCATCGGGATTATCTGCAGCAGAACTGGAAACCATCATTCGAAAAACCAGAGTATCGGATTTGTACCAACCGTACTCCAAATGGCGACAGCTGCTTAGCTTTATCCCCGGCTACACACCGGCGTTGCTGAATCCAGACGGTATGTATCGATTGCTGTCCGCTCACATTACACCGCAAGCAATGGAGAAAGCGCTGGTGACAGTAACGCGCTGTCGCGATGGAAAGTCGATGCGATGCGGTGCTACGGCAAAGACAATCATGGCAAGCGCTGCGATTCCCTGTGTATTTCCTCCGGTTGAAATCAACGGCGTACGGTATGAAGACGGAGGTGTAAAAAACATGATACCGACTCCGAAAATCTCGGAGATCGATACGTATGAACACATCTACTTCATTCTGTGCAACAGTGACATCAACAACGATGAATCTTCCGGTATGCTGGCAAAAGCGGTGGAAGCGTTCAGCCGTACAATGGATCGGGAAGAAGTAGGTTTCTTCGAAGCAGGCTGGGCAGAGCTTCCGAATGTGACTGTGATCAAGCCGACCGCATATCCGAGCAGCCTGCTGGAATGGTCGGATTGCTACGGACTGATCAACCATGCATACGAGTACACGCTGTTCACAATGCAGACCAATGCGGCAATTACCGGGAAAGGAGTACAGCAATGAAACGAATCATACTGCTACTGGTGACCGCCTGTATCATATCTACCGTGTACACAGGTTGCGCTGATCTTACGCTTCTGCAAGAAGATCAGGATGTGCACCTGCAACCAGTCGGAGAGTGATCGATGCGTTTTATCAATTTCAACACAGAAGACGCACAGCAGGTTGTAGAGCAACTGATGGAACAAGATGATGTACAACACCTGCCAGCTGCTGTCGTACAACAATCGGAGCAATGTTTTGTGTGGCGTCCGAACGGACGGGAATCCTGTTGGGAATGCACTATCAAGCATCTGGGAACAGCTGCAGCGTATGCGACAGAGTTACGGTCCTATCCGCAGTATTTTATCCGTATGATCGGTGAACTGAATCATGCGTACATGGAGTGTCCGGAATCGTATCTGGCGGATCGGATCAGATCTGTGTACAAAGAGGCGCTGCGGTCTAATGTTGTTCCGAATCTGGAGCCTCTGCTGACGCTGGCGTATCAGCGGTTTCAGGAAGTGCTTCCGTCTTAATCTTCAATGTCTGTAGCCGGATACACAGCGTATCGAAGTTTGGGACGAACAGGGGTGCCGTATTCAAGCGAATACGAACATCCCTGATTTCATTTGCAACCTGAATGATTTCATCTGACAATGGATCGGAGTGTCCAATCAACTCACTTGCTGACATATCGAGGTGCGCCTGTACTTGTTGATACAACAGAAAGGCAGATCGTACCTTTCCCTCCGCAACAGCCAGCGTATTCATCATGAGTTTGATATACGACGGATATCCTGTGTAGTATTCCTCGAACAGGATTTTCGCCCGCATCAGGTGTTTCATCGCACAGAGAAAACAGCGGGGTAAAGGCAGTTCAGAGGACATCGGCTCAGCGGGAGATTTTAATGGCGATGAGGAACCATTTTGTAAAGCCGGTGCCTCTGAACTGGTTTTATTGATATGACATCTGCAGGACATGATTAATATAATTTAATCTATGTTATTTTAATAATCGGATCGTTTCAGTGCTTCGTCGTTGCACGTTTGTGCTGCTTCCCATACGGCATGCTGTAGCGCCTCGAGCTCTTTTCGGCAAAATGTCAATCGTTCAATCTTCTGCCAACACTCTCGACATTTTACAGCCAATCCGTGATACTTCTCATCAAGATGCCATGCTGCGATAATCAATTGTCCAACCGCTACGCTGGCATTCACATCACGATAATTCAGCTCGTGGTATAACGCATTAGCCGCAGCAATAGCGCGGTGCGCTGCAAATGCGCTTGGCGAAAACGGCAGCGGATCATCTGCATTTTTAGCAGCATAAATAGTTTTACTTTCCTGATTGTCTAGTACCATTTGCCACGCATTGACGCAGAGCGCCGTCAATGCGTCACGATATGATTCTGCGCGTTCAACGTGCTCAACGCATGCAATACAGTCTGCTTCCATGTTTGGGAAGTCATTTCGGTAATGCCAACTTGCCAGGATCAACTGCCCGATCAGACTGGATTCATCCCGTAGCGCCAACGCAGCCGCAATGTGTTTGTGCGCGCAGAAAATACAAGTCTCATATGGTTTTACTTTGTGCGTGCGTGAACATGAGCAGCTCATCTGAGATCTCCTGAAAGCTGGTTGTAAAATTTACGATAATTAGCCGATATCAAAAGTGGCGCAGTCAAGACAGCTGCGCTATTCGCGCTTGAACCGCAACCAACAGCAGAGGCAGGGGGTGATTCCGTATACGTATCATCAAAATATGCTGAAATTTCAATTGTTACAGTAGCTTTCACAGTACGAGTATATTGATATGTGTTGCCAGCGCCATAATCATGAGTCCCAGTTTCTGTTTCATTATAATTCATCTCCCAGGTTCCGTGCGGCCATGGCTGATCTTTATCATATGCCGGCAATGTCCAGTAGCTGCGGTAGTTGTAGTCTACATGAGCATTTCGATACCATGGATTTTTTCCTTCAGGCCAGGCGGAAGTGTCGCATCCGATCCCCGGTAGATCGCATGCTGTAGCGAGATTCCAATTTGATGAACAATTGGTTGAACCAAACGAAACGTGTAACCCACGAGGGCTCTCCGTCCATTCTTCCGTGCGATCGGCAGATCCACTGTGGGAATTCGTTTCTTCAACATCTACTGTAAAGTTTGCAGATCCGTCTTCTAGTGTTCGTTGACATTCGACATATACGTCCCCGCCCGGACCATAACAATCGCCAGGTTCCGGATGAATGAACCTTTTGCCGGCTTCTTTGGTAGACCCTTTATACTTTGCCACAGTCTTACTCGTCGCACCACTGCTGTGTTTCTTTTCACTTGTAACAGTAGCTTCATATTTCACACTGACATTATATCCGGCTGGACCGCATGTCAGACCGTTTCCAAGACACGTACAATCACAAGTTGCGCAAAGCAGTCTTGCCCACTGATGATGATTCCATTCACTACCCCAACTATATGCTTGGTCGTAAGTATCGAAAGCCTCTGAAAGCTGAACAACCTTGATTGATTGACGTTTGTACTCGCTGGAAAGACGGTTGTTGTATAGATAGTTAGAGCCGTACACTTCTGCAGCTGGGTAGCTGGTGCAATCCTGCAGCCATTTACGTACTATCCCAGTTTCGGTCGGAGCTTCTTTGTAGCTCTCATAGTATGGATTTTCCAGCCAGATAGAATTATTCCACTCAGATACTCGGACAACATAAACCTGCTTATCCCAATGAAAAAGGTCATATGGAACGTTTTCACTGGACCCGTCTTCGAGTACACCGCAAGCAAGCACTTTTGCATATTTACAGGGACACGGACATGCTTCAATCCCCCGCAGTCCCCAATACGTGTAATAAGCCGGATAGCTGTCATCGTATTCCATATCATCCGGAATTTCAACGCGCTTCATCGCTTTCTGCGCGGCGGTCTGAGAGCAGTAAATTGTCGGGTTTTCGTCGCTCGAATCAATTCCATGATAGACATGCCCGTATGCTTCGTCTTTAATTATCTCTCCCAGCCTTCCACATTCTTTCTCGCGTCGAATCATTACAACGCCATTCGCATCTTGCTGCACTTCCAGAATAGAGATTCTGTCGAGAAATACACGAACGGGCGTACAAGAGCACTCTGGCGGACCCTCCCAGGTAAGGTCACAGCGCACCGCAATTATATATCTTTTACACGGACAGACGTCGCATAAAATAACGCTCCCTACGTCACCTTCTTCTGTCCCTTTGCTGACGACAATCTTGCCGCACATTCGCCACGCTCTTTTTTCCATATGCTCCACTGAATCGTCGCTGTGTGTCGTTTAGACATTATTCATGCTTTTACAGATCTTAATACTGCAGATCTTACTACTGCAGATACTTCCCTGGGATCTGACGCACCGATCTGTTCGTACCATTGTAAGCAAGTTCTTCTATTGAGGAAGAATCCAATCATCCCGCAACAGATCGTTGATCGTCGGCATCCATCCAAATTGTGCGATTTTATTCTTTGAATCACCTTTGAAAAACACTGGTTGTATCTCCCCGGACAATGCCCCGATCAAATCAGCGACCTCGGTGGACACAAGATCCGTCAGCAATTCTGTGCTGCTGCACAGACAGTATGTACTGCCATCCGGCAGTTGTACAATACCGTTATTTTTCATCGCATCCAGTGCTTCGCTAAATGTAGCCATGCCTCAGGTCCTTTCAATCTCGAGCATTCAATCTATTACAACAATCTCACGTTTCAGCAGCTCAATCGTATTCTGCTATTCACGATTCTTACGAATCTTTCTGCTTCAACAAAGTTCTATTGAACTTCTCTACAGGCACTTCCCCTGTGACCCAGGGTGTAAATTTCGTGACTTCATGGTCTGCACTGCGCGTATCCGCGCTTTTACTTCGCCGGATTTCCAACACAGTTCAATCCTCCAGAATAACCCAGTCTTCCAGCAGCATATCCGACTGTGAAGCCAACCAGCCGGACAGGATCGCTTTTCGTCCGGTGCTGTCATGCGTGTACATGCAGATCGTACCAAGTCCTAAGATCGTGCCGCCGTTTTCGACGACCAGCTTTTTCAGGGCCTCATCCTTGCACCACTCCGCTTTGATTTCGACCGCCGGTTTCAACCAGAGGAACATTCCTTTGCCGTTCCAGCCTTTGCGGGTTACCTTCTTGCCAGCTTTCAGGGCTTCGATTGCGTCTCCGAACTTCAACATCTTCTCGTTCTCCTTTTGGTTATTTGATGAAAACGGCGAGGATCGCGGCCACGGCTACCAGCGTGGTAATGATCCATTGCCAATCCAGTTTCTTTTGTTGCTTTTCCGCTTCCCGCTTTCTGGCTTCCGCTTCCAGCCGCGCGGCGGCTTCGGCGTGATGGTCATTCACGCTTTTAGCCAAAATCCTGAAATCACTCAACAGACCCGGTTTTCCGTTCCCGAACAGCGCCTGTTCGATCTTGTGGATCGTGTCGTTGTTGTCAGCAAGCGTGGTTTCGATCTTCGTGATTCGTTCGATCATCTGTGACATTTATCTCACCCAATTGAACGCCGCAGCGCCTCCGAGCCGCAGCAATATCCACATCCGAACGGTCGCCCATGCGATGCCGATCCGGCGGCAGTGGCGCGCCATCTTGAGGCCGTTCCGCAGAAACTCCCAGTCCGCCCGCCAGCGCGCGAGGATTCCGCCGCCGAGCGCGTACCGCCGGTCGTGGATGTCTGCGATGATCACCAGTTCCGGATAGCGTTCGCCGAGCCGGTCACGCCACCGGTCCGGCATCCACTCCGCGCCGATGCCGTTGCAGTCGCGCCTAACGGCTTCGGTATCGTTCAGCAGCTCCGCGCCGGAAAGCCCCGCCACGTAGGCGTCCCGCCTCTTTTGGAAAATTTCGTCATCGGTGTACATGGTCATCTTGTCAATCATACATTATCCGAGTTCGTCGGCGGTTTGTTTTCAATTCCAATTGCCATCCAGTGCAATACGATTTTTTCGAGGGTGTCGGGCAGGCCGACGATGGGACCGGAGAATACAACGCTGATTGTATTAGGCGCGTAAAGCGAGATCGCGAAGGGAGCGTTGGTCAGATTGTCTATCTCCACGGAAGCTGTAACACTCAGCGGTTTGTCGACAAATGAACGGGGAAACACGATCGAACCGGAAACGAAGGCTTCGGGCGTGAGGACTTCCTTGCTTCCGAACTGCATGATCAGCCCGCCGGGAAATCGGATATATCCGGAGTTTTCTGTTCCGGATTTTTCTGTATAGTTGGTGAATGTGTCCAGCTTCAGCTTGTCCGCCGCCGCCATCAGCCCGGCCGCGCCGGAAGTGGCCTGCGGAAGGACCAATGCGCCGGAGTCATCCGGAGTCAAGCCGTTCACCGAAGATACCTTTCCCGCCAGCGTGGTCGCCAGTCCGGTCACATCGGCGGCGGCATGTGTGTGTCCGACCGCGGCCTTGCCATCGAGGAGGCTTTGCAGTCCGGTCACATCGGCAATCGCATGCGTATGTTCCGATGGCGGGAATGTCGTTGGTTTGTCTTCCAGATCATTCCAGCTGGATACTCCGCTTCCGATCTCTTCACCATTGAATGTCGGTTTGTTGTTTACTTCGCCGAACTTATCGAGTGTTGTTTTATTCTCATGTGTATGTGACTGGGAAACGGCTGTTTTTACCTGTGTTGCCGTTGCAGTTCCGATGGCGTCGGCAACCATTGCATGATCGACAATGCCGTCGTTATTCGAATCGTAAACCGTCTTCAGCATGTATCCGGTCCTATCGATTCCATCGAGCTTTGATTTGTCTGCTGCGGACATCAAGCCGGCTTCTGTCGCTGATGCGTTCGGAATTGTGACAGTACCCGTCTGTCCATTCACGGAAGATACTTTGGAATCCAACGAATCCTGTAGACCGGACACATCCGCAATCGCATGCGTATGTGCAGACGGCGGGAATGTCGTTGGTTTGTCTTCCAGATCATTCCAGCTGGATACTCCGCTTCCGATCTCTTCACCATTGAATGTCGGTTTGTTGTTTACTTCGCCGAGCTTATCGAGCGTTGTTTTATTCTCATGTGTATGCGCTTTTACAGCAACATCCGACAGCCCTGTTACATCACTGATGATATGAGTGTGTGTGGACGGCGGGAAGGTGGACGGCTTATTCTGAATGTCGTTCCAGTCAACATCGGTCGGTGTAGTACCGCCACCACCCTCGATTTCGGATAAATTGATAACGGTCCATCGCTCTCCCGCAGCCAAGTAGGGAGTTGAATCCGGTGTGATGGTGGATGACTGATAGGGGGCGGTGTTTCTAATACGAATATAATCCAGCCAACCCTTGAAATAACCAACAGGACCTTTTCCGATCCACAGATTTTCATTTACCGTAGGCAGGATAACATTGCTGATCACAGAACGACGCACATTGTCACAATACAGTGCGATCGTAGACGCTCCTGCACGGATATAGTGTTCAATCGTCAACAGGTGCGGTTCTCCTGCGGTGAATCCTTCAATCGTCCCCCATGCCGGAATGTTAACCGCATTGACCTTGCCATCAATCATACCCCAGTTGATTACGTAGTCGTTGTTGTCTGTGAACAGCGATCCGATTTGTACATACGATGATGTGACTTCCTCAGATCCTGTGATATACAGGTCAAAACACCACGGGTTGCTTCCGGTCAGTATGGATTGTACATTATTCTTATCGATTTCCAGATAGGTGTTGCCGTCGAACAGCAATCCGTGATCGTCAACGCCAAGCGATCCGTGCGCTGTAACAGCCGCATGCGTCACGACACCGGCAGCAGTATCCGCTACCTGACTTGCGGTTGCCGGGGATTGGATCAACAGTTTTACATCTTCACCGTTGCCCTCCGCGTCCATCTGCTTATAAATCGGAATATCATTAACTGTGGGATTCACAGGAAGCAGCCGCTCCGAGTCCACTTCCGTGTTGATAATACGAATCGCTGCGGATACACCGGACGGTTCAATCGCAATGCCTTTCCCGGCAATAACGTCTTTACGTCTGATCAATATGGAATCGCCTGTCATACTTAACCCTCGATAATAAAAAGAGTGCTACTTTTTTATTATAAAGTAGCACTCTCTGTGACAGTTTACGACATGGATGCGATTAGAAGATCACTTCCCAGTCATCCACAGTAACCGCTGTATTTCCGGTCAAGTCCAAAACATACTGGTTTTCTGTCGCAGTTCGATCTGCTGCCACAGGCAGTACGGTGTATGGAGATGTGATCTTATGAACACCATACGGAATCTGCGTCGCGATCACTGTGACTTTTCCTCCTGCAAAATTGGACGAGGACAGCGTAATCGGCGCTTGCTTCTTCACAAACGAAGCAGCAAGGGCATCTATATCCGCGATAATCGCAGAGCTGCCGGTGTCTTTTTTCAGCCCGGTACCGAGTTTCACATCCAGAGCACCGGCTGTATTGCTGATTGCCGAGTCAGCGGCAACCTTCACACCGCCGAGCGCATCTGTCGCAGCAGCCGGCAGCACAGTGGGCAGGATTGTATTGGTGTCCTGCACAACGACTGCCTGTCCCGGTGCGGTACCGATCTGCACAACACCAGCCACGGAATCACTGGCCGCAGGGACGCTGAGCACGCCTTCGGTATTTGTGATGTTGGTCCCGGCTTCCACAACACCCTTTGTACCAGCAGCGGCGACAGGGACACTGATCACGCCATCTGCGACGTTGATATTGGATCCGATCTGCACGACACCGGTCGCCGAAGTAGTCGCTTTTCCGACATTCGCACCGGAGATGTTGGTGATGTTGGAGCCATCAAATGTCGGTGCCGAATCTGCCAGTGCCTTCGGTGTGATGTACAGCGATTCACTCGTGCCCGCAGTTACTTCGGTTGCCGATGCGGCTTGGATGTCCGTTGCAACCGGCGCATAGTCTGCGATGGTGTTATCCGTTTTCTTGTAACGGCGGAATGGAGTCCCGATCGGATACGTTGTATCGTCCAGAACCAGCTCGGCTTGAAGCAGAATGACGTCGAAGATATCGATGTCCGCCGGATCTGTAATATCCTGCCCAGCGGTCAGAGAAATAACGCCATCCCCCGCGTTTACAGTAGCTTCCCACCTCTCCTGAACGCTAATCGATCCGATTTGCGAACGGGGAATGGTGCCTTGATCGTTCAGCGTCGGAACACCATTGGCAACACCCTTTTCCGATGCTTTGATAAACTGCATCGTATCGACCGCGAGGTTTCCTGAACCATCGAGCGTCAGTCCAGACGTTGCGGCATCCGCAACTTTCACGCCTCCGATTGCGTCTGCTGTTGCCGCCGCCAATGCGACATTGTTGCCAGACATTGTCAACCCAGTTCCGGTGTTTACTTTCAATCCGTCTGATGCGGCGGACAGACCACCTGTCGCAGAGAGCTGGAGTTTTGCAGTGTCCAGGAACCCGGAGCCGTTTACAGTCAGCACTTCCAGGTCATTGAATGTCAGTGCCGTGCCGCTCAGTTTTACAGGACCGGTGGAACCTGCAGCGAGCTCAATACCGTCAGCACCGGTTGCGGTCATCTTGATCTTTGCACCTGTGTAGTTGCTCAGATCTACAGAGCCGGATTCCAGCGCGTCGATTCGGGTGTTCAGTCCATTGATGGTCGTCTGCAGATCGGTGACCTGCGCAATGGTAACTGCGCCGACTTTCAGTTTATTGTCAGCAGATTTTACGATTGTGGCGTTGTCATACGCCACTGCGATTGTAATCGCACCTGTTGTCGCACTCTGTACGACAGAGATCGGTTCTGTCGCCAGAACCATACGAGCAGAAAGTTGGATACCATTTGCCATGAAAATACCTCACGTCGTTAGATTACTACTTTCCATATGCCTTGAATATCGAATCCAGTGACATCCAAAATGTACGCACCGGTTTCGTCAATCCCATCTGGGACAATCCCGAAATACACGTTTCCGGGAGATATGATACCGCTCGGAACCAAATCCATTTTGATATGGAGTTTTCCATTCTGTATTTGATCCGGTGTAAAGTATTTCGTGCGGACCAGTCCACGATTTACCAGTGTTTTATCCTCCTGGATCTGATACGTGTACCAGTTGTTGCCGTCCCCCTTCACCATCAAGATCTGACCGCTGTAGGCAGTCGGATCTGTCGTTGCGTACTGTTCCGCCTCCTCATACGTCAGAAATCGTGTGTTTTTCTCGTATGGAAGCGCATCGACGCGTTCCATACCTACAGGTATTGTTACATAACTTTTTTCCGCCATCGTGGATCTCCGCTTATGCTTGTTCGATCGTCACGTTCCATGTCTCCGGAGTCAGCGCTTTTGCCGCTTGATACAGATATACGCGGTATGTTTGCGAAGCTGCTTCTGTCGCACCAGACATCAGCAATGAGCCTTCCACAAAAGCACCTTCATAGTGTGTGCTGCCTCCAGCCGGAATGACAGAAGCCAGTTTCAATGTAGTCGGAACTGCGATGTAGATTCTGCGCGTCCCGGTCCGCAACGTCAACGCAAATGAAATACGGCTTGTCGATGTAATAAACGCGCCTGTTTTCGTACGGATAAACGCAGAGTCAAAAGCGGAACCGTCTGCGTTCCGGTATGTTGTTCCAATCGTATCTGGATCTGGATTTTCGGTCGCATCGTTCGCATCGATACCATACCAATATTTCTGCAGCCATTTCACGGTAAAATCTGCCGTATATGCATTATCTTTTGTATTGACTGCACGAATACGCCATGTGTGCGTTGCAGATTCATTGTGTGTAATCGCATCGGACGTCGCTGTGTAAGAATGTGCAAACGGATCATAATTCTCCACAACTGTCACAGCTTCCGGTGTAACCTGTTGAATCGACAGTGAGCCCGCCTTCACATTGCCAGGATTTGTAATCGACCATGTGAATCGCGGATTTGCAGGCATAGTCGCACCGACTTCCAACTGTGTGGACACTCCAGCGATTGTGAATGATCCGAATTTCGGTGGACTGTACGGATAAAACATCTGGGTAAACAGTTCTTGAAATGACTGTTTATCGATATTAGTAACGCCGGCTTTAATATCTCCAACCGTTGTCTTCACGGTAGTCTCTCCTTCCGGTGTTTGATACAGCTGATCCGCTTCAGTCAGTACCGGCATTTGTTTTGCCGTATCATCTGCCGGATCTACAGCCGTTACCGTAATGGCAGCAGCATTGATTGTAGTTTTATACTGCTGATTTGGATCATCACCGACAACTTCGGTCTGAATATTATTACGGGTATTTTTCACCCATGTGGTATCTTCCGTATCCGGCAACTCCGGTTTATTCCGAATAAAGCTCAGCTTGGAGCTGTCGGTCTCCGCCCAGTCTGCCTGAACTTGAACAGTGCCGCCCCCGCCAGAGTTACCGATTACCTCCAGCACCAGTTGATTGCCAACTCCCGGCTGCAACTGATACAACTGATATTTGCCGTCATCTCCTTTTACGGATACCGTCTGTCCCGCATATGCGGTTTTATCTGACGCGGCGTACGTACTGGCTGCTGCCAGAGAATCGAAAACAACATTGGATTCCAACGGTTCATTGTCAACCCGTCGAAATCCGATCAATGTTGATATGTACTTATCTGCCATTGTAACGCCTCATTTACAGTTGAACTAAAAAGGTATCCGCAGACAGCGAGGCCAGCGCTTGATATAAATATACACGGTACGGAACTGTTTTTGTATTTCCGGCAATCGGCACCGATAGTTCAGCCTGGATGAACGCGGTCAAATAATTGTATTGCGTAACCGCCGACTTAATGCTGGACACAGTCAACGTGTTCGGAACAGCGATATAAACGCGTTGCGCATGTTCCGGAATCGGGAGTTTGACCAACGTACCTTCCGACAGATTCAAGACCTTGGTATCTGCCGCATTCGTACGGATGTAAGAACCGTCAAAGATAGAACCATCCGCATTCTGATATGTGCCATCTTCAATGTCTGCAGGATCGGGCTGATCTCCGACATTTTGATCGGTGTGGAAGAATCCTGCATAGCTCCATTGAAACGCTGTGGACGCCGCAGCCTGGTTCCCTTCTGTATCAGTGAATGATAACTGAAACGACAGCGAACCTGGTTCTGTCTTTTGATAAGGGGTCATGTTGTTGACCGTCAACGATCCTGCAGACATGTCAAATCCAGATCGCAGAACAGTGCCACCTTCTGCTGTCAGCTTCGTGGTATCTGCCACAACCTGATCCGTGTTGGTTACCTGAAATTGGAACGTTTCTGTTGTTTCCGTCGACTCACCGCACTCCAGCTGGCTGTCCTGGATAGAAAAGGATCTGATTTCAGGCTTATCGTATGGGAACAGCATTTTCTGCATCAAGGGAATGATTTTCATGCCATCCACAACCATGCCGGATTCCAGCCCGCCAACAGTCGCTTTAATCGGATCTGTTGATTCATATCCTTCCGGATTATGGAATGTAATCGCGTCTTCATTGATAGAAAGATCCTGTTCCTGTCCATCCGGTCCCAATACCTTTGGCGCAGTTCTAAATACAACGGCGTTTTCTTCGTTCACATAGACCGCAGGAATCAGCGATTGCAGAAATGCGAGTTCTTCCGCTGACAGGTACTTATTGTAAGTACCTTGTTCGATGTCGTCCAACGATGCCGGAACAACGCTTCCGCTGGATGAGGACGAAGATGAGGAGTCAGAAGAAGCGGATGAGGAACTGGATGAGGAACTGGATGAGGAACTGGATGGTTCCATACTGCTACTGGACGACTCGGAGGAAGCAGATGAATCTGAAGAGCTGCTTGACGGATCTGGAATCGGACCGCCGCCTTCATCACATTCATTGATCAGCTCCGTCAACGTAATCACGGTCTTTCCGGTACCGGTGACGCAGAAGAAATTCCTCCACACAGTCCAGGAGCCGTCGATCGACGTCAAGCAGGAACCGTCTTCCGGTTCTACAGTCACCCAGACCTGAGACAATGGATCTAAATACGTACAGCTGATCTGTGCCGGCAGGATCCCCATATTATGATTGATACAGAGATCAGTGTCTTTCCATCGAAGATCCGCTGGAACTTCAGGGGCGTCTCCCGGATATAACTTGATGTATTCCGGGATCATGGAACCGGGACTGTTGATCTTCTCTTGTACGCTGTTCCCTTCTCCCAGGATAAACCGTGCGCCCGACATCCACATCAGCGGTGCCCACCGTTGTCCGGTCCATTGCCACAGCCTTCCTACACCGCATGTATCATACGCAACATCGCCGGCTTTTTTACAAGCTACTGTCGGTGCATATCCATGATAATTTCCGCTGTTGTAGATGACCGCAACATCGCGCAAATTCATTGCTGTTGATTTTTTCGTTGCCATCGTTGTACCTATAGTTTAATCGGAATTCCGTTCAATGTGACTTCATTGCTATAAAATACACCGGGCAGCGGTTTTTCACACGCATCGACACCCGTATTGAATACAACGGTATTCCCGTCATCCTCCGATGGATTGGTTGGGCAGCAACTGGTTCCGGGTACCTGTACCGGTTCACAAGGATCTGGCTTTTCATAGGGACAGTATGTATTCAGCTCCTCAGAAGTCCATTTCTGAATTGAGTCTTCCGTGATGACGGTAAACTCTTCTGTCAGCTGGTCACCGCTGTTCAGCAGATCCAGTTCGGTCAGCAGCCGTTGGATTTCACGGTATATAGCATTTACCCACTCTTTCGCCAACTTCGAAGATGCGAAATCTTTCGTCGTACCTGCAGAAAGTATGTATCCTACACTGTTCACGCTGGAAGGAGATGTCGAGAAGTTTTCCAGATCATCCGGATATGCGACACGTGCATATGTCGTAGTAGGCTCGTTGTAGTATGCATTCTTTGGACTGTATTTCAAAACAAAAATCGTAAGCGGCACGCCGATCGTGCTGCTTACGTTCAGTGCGACACGCGTTGTGATACTATGGGGTTCCGCCTGCGACAGTTGAACCTTGAGCCTCACGGTTCTTTTTGTTGACTCGTCCATCGGCATCGATAATCCTATTCAGTTCTTCGGATGCCTCTTTTGACAGAGCCACATCCAATTGTTTGATTTGATTCAGACATTCTATGGTCTTAACATATACCGAATAGTCGATGGCTGCTACATCGGAATCAGACCGCTCTTGAACGCTCAGCACCTGCTGCGGCTCATCAATCGTATTGTTGGACGGAGGTGGTGTGACAAAATCCAATGAATCGGGGGACTTATAGATACCGTCGATGCGAAGCAGATGCTGAATATACCGTTTCACAGCCTCACTGTACATCAAATCCCCGTTTTTCTGATCATCCTCGTCCGGACTTCCCATAATTAAATTAGCTTCGGTGACTCCCCAGCTGATGTCATACAGGTCGGGAGCTTCTGACGCGACATACGGATTTCGATTCAGCGTCCTGCACACCAGTCCGAATGTGACCGGATCTACCCAGAACATATTGGAATTCAAAAGACCGATTGCCGCGTTCAGCCGATTGACCAACGGCATTCCGACCTTCGGATTTCTGCTGATCAACAACTCACGTACAGTCTCCGTATCGTAGTCAAGCAGTTCGCTTCCTACAATATCATACGCATAGATCAGAAGGGGCGTAGCGAACGCCCCTTTATTGTGCAGAATAGAATCAGACGGCATTTGCGAATCTTTCGATGAATTCACATTTCAACGGCTCCGGCATACTGCCGATCACAGATGCCGCCTCTTCCACGGTGGCATATTCTTTTAATACAACACCACAGGAGCTTGCCCACTTGGAAATCTGTTCCATCAGGTTGGAATTCATAAACACTCCGGACTTTACAGAACGTTTGGAATCCAATGCAACCGGTGTATTTGCCTTCTTCCGAAGGAATTCTTCGTTGGACAGAAACACGGCTTCTTCTGCTGGAAGCATGCCCTCATATGCCAGCTTGTGAATTAGACCGCAACCCTGATCAAAGGTGTCGATCGCATCCACCATCGCGTCTGCAAACAGAGTACCCTGATCTGTGAGATCTTCACACATGTTGGACAGTTTATGCAGCGCATCCACTTCTTTATCCATGTGACGAATTGCCGCATACTGAATCCGCTTACGAATCTCGGACCGGCACCGATCGCTGTCCGGATGCGCCATTCCAGCCATCTTCTCCAGCCGATTCTCTTTCCCATCTGCCGTATATCCGTATTGATCCGCGATTCGAACCAGCTCTCGTGCGCATTCACGGCAGAATTCAGCCGGATAAGAGGCTCGCTTCTGCATCAGTGTATTGACTGCGTCGTGAAACGACGGCTCATCATAAATAACAAACTCCGCGCTGCAGCCTGCCTTTTTCACAAGGCAATGTTCAGCGGCTACGTCTTTCAGTTGAAAATCCTGATTTGTGATTCCGAACAACTTACAGGCTTCCTGCACTTTGTCGTATGCGGTTTTCGAGATCGCCCGTCCTTCGATCGACGCTTTCTTCATCAGAGCTGCGGACACCCAGGCTGCAGCTTGGTTATCGATCCGATAACCAGAAACAGTCAATGCGTCCGCACCCTGTGGATTCAGCGAGTCCGCACTTGCGTGCTGTACATACGGGGGTACATTAAAGATTACATCGAGTTCCATTCGCTGAGCTACCTATCGTTCCTGTTCACAATTCCTACGAATTTTCCCCTTCTACCGAGACTCTGTCGAGCCTCTTCAGAAGCTCGTCCCTGCAGCGCAGGTGTAAATTCTGAGGCCCGCTTGTATATTGTAAAAATAATGCAATTCACCGAAAGTGTCAAATAATAGGAGAAAAATGTATATGAATAAACCAATTCAGCGTATCGAAGGTGCCAGTATTCGCAAAAAATTACGAGATTCAGGGAAACCTGGTGGTGAAGAACGTTTATGCTGCGGTGGACGTCGACAGTTCAACAGGAACTACGAAGCACAACTGAAACTACTCGGAATGCACGGCAGCTTCATTGTACAGGAACGCGGTATTATCGTCGCAAAGGTTCATATCCCATAAAAATAAAGAGGCGGGATGTCCCCGCCTCTTTATTCTACTTCTGTTGACCCAGAATATTTTTCAAATTACTTTGCTGCTCCCGTGTCAGATTCTTTTCCCAGCCGAATCCCAGCACACGTTCGAATTGTTTCGGATCGTCCAGTATAAATTCCGGACCGTCGATCACAGACAACGCTCCTTCCGGGAGTTCATCACCGTGCTTTTTCAGATAAGCCTCCGCTTCCAGGACCGCAGCGCGAGCTTCTTTGTATACATCACGCAAAACACTTCCGCCGCGTCCGTCGCCAAAATACTGGGGATATTTGGCGGCAGCTTCCATAATCGTCAGAAAATTGATTCGAAATCGGGATACAGACATCAATGTCGTATGCACCCAATGATCGGATACGACTTTGCTGAATGCCTCGGGATCCGTCATTTCAACTTCAATACCGACCAGCTGCCTGGCATACTCAACCGCAGCATCGTAGGCTTTTTTCTCATCCGCAATCAGCAAAATCATTCCATTCACTGCTTTAATCGCTTGCAGCGACGGAAAGTGCTGCTGCATTTTCGAATCCAGATACTCGACCTTCCGATTCGCCAGATATTGCATCTGATCCAATGGCGTCATACCTGCGAGCTTCTCCCGCTCTTCAATCTCTTTCAGCGTTTTTGCATTGGCAGCGGTATCGCTCATACGTAGCAAATCTTTCACTGCCTGTGTCTTTTTCCGCCGCTCCTCCAACTCTGCCGCTTTTTTCTGCTCTACATCTGTCATGCGCAATTCCTTTCTTATTCTCCTGTTAACAGGTTGTATTCCACACTGTCCATATCATATTTGCTGGTATCGATCGCAAATACCGGATATTGATTTGCGACGTCGCACATTGCGACAAACCCGATGTTCACAGCATGTGCTCCGTCATCCGGAAAGCTCGGAGACTTCGCCAATAAATATACATCACTTCCCTTCGCCAATTCCTGTTTTTGTTCCACAATTGCGAGAAAATCTCGTTGAGGAGCGGACTTATCCAGCGCATCGAACATTGGAAGCGTGATTTTCCGATACTGTATCGCCATCATTGTCATCAGAAGCGATTTCGTTTTATCGACACTGTACGATCTGCGAATTCCGGTATCGACATAAGTCACCATATTTGCAGTCGGTTTATAAGAATAACTGATCGGATATACTCTTGTCGCCCATTCTGCATGACTGCCAATCAGCAGCGCCTCCCGCATCCATCCTGCTCCGGTAAAGTCATGCGCAATCAAGTCTGCTCGCACCTGTTGAGCGACCTGTACGACAGTGTCAGACTCAATTTTCGGATGTGTTCCCTGCGGAAGCCGTTTCATATATAACACATCGGTCTGGCCGGAGTAAAATCGACGTCCCAGCACCGCGATCACTGTCGTACTGGTACCGTTTCCGCCGCCGGTCCAGTCCACACCAACGACGATCATATCATAATTTTCCCGCTCCTGTATAGCGGTCTCCAGTGTATTCGGCAATTGATTCCTCGCTTCCAACAAGTCTTTCAATGTCAAAATACGAGTTGCGGTATCATCCGGAACACCGAGCACTTCGTTCAGGAACACGGTTTTATTCAATTCCCGGCGCTTTCGCATCACGTCCCGCCACTTGTCTTCCCGCTCACAGTGAAACGGGAAGACAATCTGCGGAATATGATATCCTACATGTTCCTCGATTCGGGAAGGATACGCATGGACAAAAAAACCAGTACGCGTCGCCAACGTTCCAGAGCAATACGCACAGCTAAGTCCGGTAGAGCGCATCATCTTGAACAGCTCCATCTGAGGAGCTGCAATATTATATTTCCCACAGTGATGACAACGAATACACCAGTGACCCTGAGAGCTCCGTTCAAAACTGGCCGCCAGCGTACCATCCAGTGTTTTCGCGGTACCCAGGTACGTCATAATACCGTAATCAGACGCAGAACAACACTCTTCGAGCACCGGAATAAAATCGTTGTTAATATCCTGACAGTTATAGCTGCAAAGACCGTTCGCCAGGATAAAATTATGAGTTCCGACAACCTCGATGTCGTATACCGGCCGTTCTCCGACGTACTCGATCGAAACAATCGGATCGTATTGGTATGTTGCAGGAACAGCGGTCAACAGCTCTTCATTGCCCGAAATCTCGCATTCCGCGCATTTTGATATGCGCGTGACTTCTTCAGATGCTCGGCATACCGAACAGGATCTGCCTTGATCGCTTCCATCCGTTTCCGATATTGCTCCCTCTTGGCAGCAGCGTCTCTGGCCTTTTTCACAGCGAGCTCTTCCGGTGTCAGCTTCGCTAACCGGCGCTGTTCTGCCAACCGATCGCGCTCCAGCTTCTGCTGACGCAATACAGGATCGGCATTGATCTTGGCACGATACTTTCTCTGTTTTTCCGCTTTCGCCGGATCGTTCTTCCACTGTTCCCGCGCAGCAGCATTCGCAAGTTCTCTCCGATGCGCATACCGCTCCGGATCCGCTTTCACAGCCTGATAATGCCGCGCGCATTCCAATTTTCTCTGCAGCTTGTACTCCGGATCGTCCCTGTGCTCCAACCGCCACTGACGACGCTTCTCGTTGAGCCTTTCTGCGTTCTTTCTCTTCCACTCCGTACTGTACCGATTCAGCTCCGCTTTCTTCTCTGCTGACAGCGCAGCATACGAAGCTCGTGCAAGCGCATTGATACGATCCCGATGCGCAACTTTGTACTGACGGCTCTTTTCGCGTCGATAGTCCCGCGTACGATCTAGATACATCTGATGCATCGTCTGACGTCGAATCTCCGCACACTGCGGAGAGCAGCACTGATGCCGTCCTTGTATGATCAGTTCCCCGCACACAGCACATGGACGTGTCGCAAGATCGATCTTGTACTTCATGCTCTCCGGTACATACGGTTTGATCAGATCGACCAACCGCAGATATCCGCGTACCGTCAGGCTGAGAATCCTTGCTGTTTTTCCGGTCGACGAATGTTTTACTGTAATCACAGTCGAATCGACGTCCCACTCCTCCTTCAACCAGATTCGCAGCCGATCCACATCCTCCAGTACAAAGCCGTTCGTCGAAATCGACGCACCCGAATTCTGTCCGGTCGGTCTGGATCCGTCGTCCATGAACCACCAAGCCAGCGCGATCGGATGCGTGATCGAGTACAGAAACTCCCATGTGATCCGTTTCGGACCTTTGGGATCCGGATACATCATTGCACACAACAAGTGATACGTTCTTTTTGCTGTCAGGTGTAGCACGGACCAGTAATCCCCGAATCCTGGATTCTCCTTCTTTTGCGGTTCGCAACGTGCGTGCTCTTGTAACAGCTTGTATTTGTGAGAAACGTACTCGTGCTGTTTCCAGCTGTGATTCCATCGAATCCTCGCTGTATACTGACCGTTGCGCCCCTCCAAGGCACCGTCCCCCATGAGCGATCCCATGATCGCATTCAGTTGCAACGTGTCGATGCTCTCTTGCTCCGCGACTTTGTACAGTTCGATCTTTTTGCAGCTTTGTCTCACCAGTTCCATACATATACTCCACGATTTCGGAAAGACGCATCTTTCCATTGTTTGTCGGCAACAGATGTCCCTCCGTACAGGAGATAGATCGACCTGATGCTGTTGTAACTCGGTAGCAAGGTCTCACACCTTTGTATGACGCATCCCTTACTACTGTAGAGTATAATATAGCACCATCTTTGAACGATACAAGCACGTCTCCACTTTTTATTTCAAATATTTTTAATATTAGTATCTTTCCCGCTCGTTTTGCTATAATTTCTGTTAAGTAATCACTACACTCGTCCAAGAGCAATGAGGATACCCCACTCGCACCACGGACAGAATCGGGGCTAGTGTAGCTGTTCACTAGCATTAAGAAGTTTCCATTGCGGAACGTCTTCATATCCATGGAATCGTTTCCGCGCCGATCAATCAGCTCGTCTCGAATGATACAGCCCTTTAGCAGTGGATTGAGAATCTGAGCATGGAATCGTTTTTTCTGTTCAAAGCGCGGCTCTACGATGAGTGTGTTCATTCCGGCCATCATGCCTGTCATCAGAATACTGCGTTGCGCAACAGACCATGACTTTGCGACCTGCCGTCCGCACATGATTGTCGTTTGTTTCGGAGTGCGAAGTTTAAAAAATGGTGATAACTGTATACGCTCATCCAGCGTCAGGTGTTTTCCCGCCATTTTAAACAGCGCGATCAGCGGAGCAAAATTATCGATCTTTCCGCTCCTGATATCCGCGATAATCATATCCGCATACGCTTTTCCGTCCATATCAACTCCATTTCGTTCTGTTGTCTGCCCATTATAAAATAACATGGGTTCAAGGCGACGCAATCCGCTTTTTGCGCGAAAAACTGCTTAAAAACGCCTGTTTTTGCGGCATAATACATAGAGGTATGTGTACCTCTGAAAAGTTTAAACAAAAGGAGCTATTCTTATGGAAAAGACAGAAAAACAGCTGGTGACTGCGCTTGAAACCACTTGCGCAATGCTTACGCAAAAGATACAGAGGATAAAGGAGCTCGAATCCGAGCTCGTGCAACGCGGAAAGGAGTTGGAGCTTTATGTTCCAAAGTTACCAAGACTTCCGATCGTGGATTCACTGATCGTGAATTATATGACGTTGAGACTGAGGACAGCGCTCAACGATTCATATATCGAAACCACGGAGGGGATGAAAACCGCCATTCATGTAATTTCGCATATGCGGAATCTGGCAGATGTGCGATATCCGTTGAATACGGACACAGTGACGTTCGTTGCAGTTGTGAATTGGATCGATCGAAATATGGAGATTCGATCCGCGTTTGATCTGCAAAAACGGGAATATCCGTTCCTGTTACTCCCACTGAATGTGGAAAAACATGGATTCCGCTATATCGGAGTTCCGATTCCTTATCATCCTGCGATTACGCAAGAACACATAAAAAAATTGGATCAATATTTTGATCCGTATTATAAACTGGGAACGAAGATAACGGACTTGAAAGCAGAATCCGCAATGGATGCTGTGTTCTGCCACCTCTTAAAAGAGGATTTAGTGTTCGAAGATTAAAGGGCTCTACCATAGAGCCTGTTACAAGTGAAAGGAAAGATTATGAACATATTGAAAAACTTGCTGTACAAAGCATACTTTTACGCGCTGCCTCCCGCGGAGCAGGTAGAAGAATGTAAATTGAAGCGGTCCTGGATTCGAGATAATCTGAGACAAACGAGTACAGCGTCTGCAACCGCTGCAACCGCTGCAACCGCTCAAACACCCGCTGCAGCGAATCCCGCGCCGAATCCAGTTCCTGCTCCGGTCCCCTCCTCCAAATCTGTACAGGAATCCTGTACAGAGTCCGTACAAAAGCCTGCTATTGACATCACTGCTGTGAAAAAAGCGATCGTCAACAGTATTACGGCGCAGCACAGCCTCGTTGCGCACTGGCTGGAAGCGTATATGATGAACGCGCCCTGGATGGAGGACGCGTTTCTGTATCTCGTACGGCAGATGCAAACCCGTTGTTTGCCGTATGCAACGCTCCAGCGTCTTCCGCCGAACATGGTAAAGACACTGGAAGAGTATCTAAACAAGATTGATCCGTCTGAGTGGGAAGCCACTGCAGGTGCGGATCAAACCTCGATTACTTTGTACCTGGCAGACGCCAGATATAAGGAAATCGAGTGATTCATGCCGCAAAAACAGGTCAAAATGAGCGAAAAACTACTTAAAAACGCCTGTTTTTGCGGCATAATACATAGAGGTATGTGTACCTCTGAAAATTTTAAACAAAAGGAGTTTCTCATGGAAAAAGTTATCGAGTTTTATACGGATTCTAATTGCTTTGATCCGAATCATATTATTCCGGTTTACGGATCGTTTTACTACGGGATGAACAATGCGGGTCTCCGCATCTACCCGGATAAGGACGCTGTTTTTATCGTCCCGAACAACAGAACCGTGTACACGGAACCCGATGTGAAAGAAGTTCCCCGTGGTGTCTATAAGATGACCAGCACCGGTCGTAATGACTGGTGTCCGTCATTTCGCCAACTGACGGCGAAAGAAAAACAAGAAAGCTACAGCATTATTCTGCATGCAATTGGCATACAGGATATACTGGGTGATGATGCGAAATAAAACCCTTTAATAGTCAATCAATCAATCAATCAATCAATCAAAAAGGAAGCATATCATGGAAAAAGAAAGAACTGCGAATGAAGTCTTGAAAGATGTATACAAAGGTTTAGACCGACTGGATGAAATATCGAGGAAATTAAACTTAATTTCCCAGCAGATCAAAAAATAATAGTAGCGACGGGCACAGCATAAAGTAACAACAAGAAGGTTTAGAGTTGCCACTGTGCCCGTCGCTTTTTTCATTGAATTAAGTTCCCGCAATCTGTACAGGATTCGCGGGATTTTTTATAACACATCATATCATAACATAGGAAAGTATGAATATGATTACCTTCATCGCATTCAACGTGTTTTTAATCCCAGTGATGTGTGTCCTGTTTGGAATATCGCTCGGCGTATACTGGTGTACGTCGACGCCGGAAAAGCAGGAGAATCATCAAAACAAAAAATCCGTTAACCTGCCACCGTTCAAAAGATAATGGCAACAGTAGCGGATTTGGCCGAACGGGCGGTAAGCCGGTTCGGTCATCATCGATATGACGTATGCTGCATGCAACGTGCGCTGCGTCTTATCAAGCTCCTCGATCTGACCGACATCGATCGGTCAGATTTTGAAGAAATCCTGGTACAGCTGATGAATGCCCGTGCGACATCGAGACGGCGGGAAATTTCAGGCATACAGGATGGTCTCGACTATCGCCAACGTCGTATGGCGGTGGACGCAATGATCTGCTGCGTGAGAGTCTTGCTCGGAGAAAGCACCAAAGCGGAAGCCGAACAGATTCTGGATCGTCTGGAAGAAGAGCTCTTCCGAAAACACGCAAAAGAAGCGCTGCGATAGCGCTGTTGGTGTGATCTACATATCGTCGAACTGAGAGCAATTTTATTCGTCCCGAACTATTAACAACAAGGAGTGTAAAATGTTCGACGATATTGCAAAGATCACAGTAAACGGGCATGAATTCTATGAAGAAGACCTTCGTAAAAGCTGTTACATCATTGCGCAACAGCTGTTTCATGCCAACGAGAAACCGCTAACTGCAAAGCTGAGAGGAGTTCAATTCCTTGAAGCTGTGCATGAAATAAGACCTGATCTGGTCCCGAATATTAAGGTTGTTCGGAGGCTAGTCGGTCTGGAACAGGAATAACTATGTGGGAGAAATACCCGCTCATCGGATTGCTGCTGGTTGTGGTGATCCTGATGAGATCATGTTCTTGAACTTCATGCGCAGGTTGACGGAAGGTCAGCTTGCTTCTGTAGAGTGACTGCAAGGCGAGATCACAGTCGGCTCAACAACTCGAACAGATAAAATGCACAGAGACTTATCCATGAGAACGATTGGAACGAACGTATTTGCAGACGATCGTTTCTGTGCAGCTTATAATCTGATTGTCTGCAGGCAGAACCGCTGGTGCCGACTGGTGGATTATTCGTTCTATCGGTGGGAGGCTTGTTTATCAGGCCTCTCTTTTTTTTTTACATATCAAAAAAAATAAAGGAGTGTATTATGCACGAAGATAATGCATATGATGACGAAGATCTGTACACTGAGGATGGCGATTTTAAACCAGACTTCTGGCCGGACGACGAAGATCTGGAGGATTATGACCATGATTGGGCGTTCGATGACGAAGAACTCAACTATACGGATGAAGAAGACTTGGACGACGATCAGGAATCCCCGGAGTCGTTGGCCTACTTTGATATGGTGCAGGATGACGAAGGAAACTGGGTATATCCTGAAGATCTAGAAGAGCAACGCAGAGAACTTAGAGAACTTCAATGGTGAACAAGGAAAAAACTCAAGATGGAATCAAACAAGAGTATAATTGGATATCAGTTGTTGGAGAACGTAGAGATCGCGCAGAAACAGAAAGCGAATCTGTTTGTTTACAAAAATCCGATGGACGTATTGCAAAATTATCCTCCTGCATGCGCTGCGAAATCGCGGGCATTGTATGCGGTTCTATATATAGACCGCGAACATATCTTGGAGTATACCGCCGATTCATGGATCGTAAACTATTTCAAAATAATAAATGTGCACGGACCGCTGCAATGGATTCAGTATTGTGCCAGTGAAGCTCTGCGTTCCAATGCGAAAGTTTTAACACAGCACGCAGACAGACGGGTCGCTGTTACTCCAGGTTCCAAGTCTATCGCAACAAGCACCAAGACTGCCGGCATTTCAAAGTCTCTTGGCATTGATTCAATATCAAGCTGTGTTGGAGATAGAAGTGTTGCGATTTCTATGAATTCCAGGTCGATTGCAGCGTGCATCGGAACGAAGAGTTTCGCATATCAGGAAGGAAGAGGAGGGCTCGCCGTTAGCACCGGGTATCGCAGTGAATCACGCGCGGACTGCAATGGGATCGCATTTGCGATGGGCAGACACGGCGTAGTAAGCGGTACTTATGGTTGTTGGATCGGCTGCGCAGAATATGGGGACGACGGTGTAACGATTGTAAACATCAAGTTCGCGTTTGTGGATAACGTTAAAATCAAAGAATATACTCGCTATAAACTGAGAGACGGCGAATTTGTGCCTGTAGATGAACAATAAATACTGATAAAGGAAACACATATGCGTATTGGCAAAGAAACCGGACTGAACCCGACGATTCCACTCTGTCCGTATTGCGGAGAAGGTAAAAATCAGATCATTCTTACCGGATACGAGGGTGAAAAATGGGCCAGGAAGAATGGTCATCCTGATGGACAAATGCCGATGTATATTCGACTGGAAGGCGATATCGAACCCTGCGACGAATGTAAGAAAAAGGGAATCGCGCTCGTCGAAGTCAACCCGGAAACAAAAGAACCATCCGGCACACTCCATCTGGCAAAAGAAGAGTTCATTAAACGCCTTTTATCGCACGATTCGAAGATGTTGAATCGCGTATTGAAGCAGCGGATCCTGATGATCCCGGAAGGATTGCTGAAACTGGAAAACTAAATCGACGACCAAGAAAGGAGGATTTTTATGACGTAGCAAGATAGAACCGTCGAAATGTATCCGAATGTAAGAATAATTATTGAGAATCAGGCTTAAAGATGGAAAAGAACTTTTTTAAAAGACACGTCAGCGTTGTAACAGAAGAATTGATCGGAACAAATCCGGCATTGGCACTTGCCCTGCGTCGAATGGATCGAGATACGTTCATCCGACTGGCAACGACTTCTTACGACGCGGCACTTGGAACGATGATGGCGCAAGCCGGCGATTCCAGCATTTGGGTGCTGTACGATCAGATGCGGAATGGGCTTTCCCAGTTTCTGGGAGATCTGATCGTATCGAGGAATCAGCCGCTGGAACAGCTGATTCCCGGACTTGATAGGACAGATCCGGAGCTGCAGACTGTTTCCAACGCACGCAAGGTGCTGGTTGGAGCATATCAGCTTCGGCTGCAGCAGAGTCCATTGAAAGCCTGATGTGACGAAACAACGTGGGTGCTTTTACGGCATCCACGAGTCTCCGGAACTGCGGATTCTGAAGAACACCGCAGTTCCTTTTTAGCTCATCTTTTGTAACATGGATGCCACGCTTGCACAATGCAGCCGACAAAGCGGACGCCTGGTCGTCTTTTCTGATACGAGATCGCGCTCGCAGTACAAGACGAAGAGTTGCCTTGTCGATTCCGGTTTCCTCGGCTAATTTATGTATCAGTGTCCTGGTGTCGATGTTCATATCGGGTAGTTTAGCACATAATGTAGGAGAAAACAAACATGCAAAACACCCTGTCTAACCAAGAAAGGACCCATGTCCAGTAATTTCAGGAGTTCGTTATGCAACGCGAAACCGAACAATTACTGGCGTGGGCACCCGCAATCCTAGGAGGGATGGGCTTATGGATCGGACTGTCGTATTTACCTGTGATGGGCGGCTTCATCCATATCATACTCATCTCAATCGCATTTCTCATTTCAAAATCAGTAGGAGGTGCAGTTTTACTTATTTACATTTGTTCCAACATTGACACATTATCACGTCTCATACCAATCATAGCAATACTCGGCATTGTCGCTTTGATTCGTGATATATGGCTGTTTATAGACAACAAAAAACATGAAAAAGATAACCTTAATCTATGAAAATTGATATCATACCCGCGTCTGCTGTACAGAGCAGCTGGATGGACGCGGTCATCTCTCACTGCTGGGGTGTTCGTCGAAAAGCGTCGATGGACCGCTATTATCAGTCAAACGACTCCGTCACACTGCTTCTGCAGTATCTGGCGCTCTGTCGCGCACCGAGATCGGTCGCGCTGCAGATCCGAACGCATGAGAAAAAAGACGGATGCTATGTGTGGCTGGAATCAGGTCGCCCTGATTATCTGGAACGACAGCACGTAGAACCGAAACCGTACAGCAGAGAAGAGGAAATCAATTTCGCGATTTTGTTCAATCCCCGTTGTCTGAGGAACATCAGCCATCAGCGATTCTGTACGAAAGCGGAACTGCCGACACGGAACTTCATGGAACTTTGGAAACAGGAACTGGAAAAAATCGACCCGGATCTCGCTGCAATCATGGAACCGCTCTGCGCTTACAGAAACGGAAAATGTACGGAGATTCGCGGCTGTGATCGTTGGAAACAGTATTCGGAAGCGTCTCAATAAGTAATCGGGCTTGTCAGAACAGTTGAATCGCAAGAGTACGGAGTGTATTCCGTACTCTTTTTATGTATAACTAAAAACAGAACAGGTATTTGAATCATGCAAGACCACGACGACTATATCAAACGGAAAAAAGAAGCGCGAAAAGCGGCAAAAGAACTACAAAAAGCAGAAAAAGGGCTGCGAAAATGGAGCGCACACAGAGCACGCATGGAACGCAGAACCATGTGTGTAGCGTATACAGGCGGAGACTATTACATCTGGACGCGCAGATCCCACCTGGATAACGGCTGCCGATCCTGTATATGTGGGACTTTAGACGGAGGATGCCGGTATCGAAACAGACCCGAAGATCGCTGCATCTGCGCATTGAACGGCAACTCAAAATGGCTGATCAAACGCATCCATCGACGGGAGATTCTGTGGTCGTGGCACGGTCGAAGATTTACGATTATCATATCCAAATTTCGAAATCCGTTCAAAATCTGGTTTCTGAGAAACAGCAGCGATCATGATACAGACGCAGATGTCTACTAAAACGTTTTAGAACGCACGTAGAATTTAGCTGTGAAAAGAGACGAGTGTTGATATATAATTTCAACACTCGCAATCAGAACGCATTCTATTCATCATTCACAGGAGTACGATATGATCAGTTATGGTCTTTATCGATTGTTGCCGTTTCTGTACGAGGAGGAACTGATACAACGACATGCCGATGTGTTTGTAGTGGGTTCAATCCTTGAATTCGGATTGATCGGTCTGTTTGTACTGTATCTGATTCTGCGGGTATTGGTCGGTATAATCGATCCAGGCGAATAAAGTATCTGTCCGATGCAGCAATAAATTCCAACTAAACCGTTTTAGAACGCACCAGAATCAACGAAACTTGTAAATACGATAAATGAGTCGACTTTTGCATCAACGACGATCAGAAGCCTGTCTCTCGCAATCTCTCATGGGATGGATGAGTGAAGTGTCTTTAAAGCAATGTCAATATCGCGTTCAGACCGGCAACAGTCGGTGGAATCAACGGCATTGTTATTTATGATATCTCCTTCCTGCACATAGAGTTACAATAAAAAGAAAATCAGTTTTATGGAAACTATAATACTATTTATCCGTCATGCGTTTCACAATGTGAGACAAAATGGTACCCCTCCCCTCTCCCTTTGTAAATTAGATTAACAAAGGTCGCGCGTATCTTATTTTCGCGTGTTACACATGCGCGCCCGTGCGCGCGTATATACGTGTGCAGGCGCACACGCGATTAAGGTACTTTAATATTAAATATATAAATATAATATAAATATATAAATATATAAATATATAAATATTAAAGTTAGAAGTCTTAAAGTATCAAACTTTACATGAGGTGAAGAGTAAATCTGTGAACGTATGTGAACAGATTTACGACAAGTAGTAATTACCTGAACGAATGTGAAGGTAATTACGTACGACTGAACGGATGTAAAGTTTGACAACAGTACGAGCGCGTGCGAGAATAGGATGCGTGTGCGCGTTCAATAGGAACGCGTGCGTCAAAGAGGATGCGTGCGTACACGTATGTACGTGCCAGAGTGCGCGCAAGCGCGCTAAGGAGCTTGATAGTCAACAAGTTAAGCACATACTGATCCTTGTTTTCGACGTATCTTGCACCTCGTCCTCCGCACTCGCTTCGCTCCTTGCTCGGTACTCGGAGCGCTTCCTTCGTCAGAATAAGACGCGTCATTCTTCCGCGCTTATTCTGACGAAATGCGTTCCTACTCGCAGCGAGTATCGTGTCTTCGACACACGAACTCGAATGCAAAAAAGTCATCCGTTCGCATCTCGACTTGCTCTGGCTATTCGCCAGATCAACTCTCCATGCTCATCTCATGACTTTTTTGGGCCTGGGAGACTTTTTTCTTTTTCTGAAGAAGAATCGATCAAAATTCATGATACATTACCAATCCAGCCAACATACAACGACACAGACGAAAGGAGCATTATGCTGACGATCGGAATTTTCTCTGATCTGCATCCAATGGATCACATCACAACGGGAGGCGTCAGACTGGAAGGAGACTGTCTCTACGCAATTCAGCAGATCGAAGAATATCTGAACACCATACGACTGGATGCGGCATTTTTTCCCGGAGATCTTCTGGACGCGGTCAGAGCGGACGGAAGTGAACTTAAACTGTTGAAAAAGTTGTTTGACGTCATCGACAAACATCAGATAATCCCGAAGTTCATGATTCAGGGGAATCACGACAAAGGACTGGTCGCAATTCCTGAAGTCTGTTTTCAGGCCATCAATCTGGATGGGCTGACTGTACAGCTGCCGGGAACAACGACAACGATAGCCGGAATCAAATATCAACCGGATCAAGCGGTCTTTCGGGAAAAATTGAAGAATACGGCTGCCGACATTTTGATCTGCCATGTCAGCATGCAGCCGTTTGCGAACTTTGAACTGGAACATCCAATTACACCGGATGATTTCCCGGACAATGTGCTGGCGTTTGTCGGAGATACGCATCTGACGCAGGTCTATGAGAATCCAGCGCGAGGACAGACAATCGTATCTCCGGGTTTTCTGTATCCGACAGACAAAACAGAATTCCTGCACGGACAACCGGGATTCACGGTATTGGTACTGGCTACGACACAGGAAGATCAGCAGACGATCGGAGGCAGATTCCAACTGTTTCCGTTCAAGCTGAACAAACGCGCAGCGTTGAATCTGGTGCAAAAAGAGGGAGACGCCCCCGCCGCCCGCGACAGCGTCGCGGTCTGGGCGGACAGTCTGGATACCGCCGTACGGTCGGCGTTGAAACCCGTCGTATACGTTAGAAAAGACCAGCTGGATGACTATGACTGGCCGGAGGACGTAATCCAGATCCCTGTGAATACCGCGAATATCGTCATCGACACAGATACTGATTACGAGGCCGCAGAGGCATCGTCAATCGTCGAAAGGATCCGACAGGTAGTTGGAGTCCTGTTGAGTGACGATCGCGATCAGGAGGCCGTTACAGCGCTTTGTATCGAATTGATGGGATCCGACAAACCGGCATCGGTTCTGTCGGACTACGTGGAAAGGATGTTGAATGTTCAAACTGAATCTTGTTAATGTCGGAGCGCTCGGCTCGATGGAAATCGAGCTGGAGTCCGGTTTGACAGCGGTTCTCGGACCGAATGGAGTGGGGAAATCTACGCTGGTCAACGCGTTTTTCTTTGCGCTGACCGGTGAGACGCTTGATGGAGCGTCGCTGGAAGACATGATTACGTGGGGTCATCCCCATATGATCGTGACATTGACCGGAGACTGTTTTCAGGTACAGCGCACCGTTCGAAGAGAAGGAACGACGAAGCAGGTGCTGACGGCAGACGGGGTTGACCTCCACAAAAAGACTGAGATCAATGACTGGATTCTGGCGCATTACGGGCTTTCAGACAGCTCTGTGTTCCGGTCCGTGTATTTCGCCGAACAGTTCAAGGCGATCAGCATTATTGAAGCGACGAACAGTCAACGACTGGAGATGTTGTCGAATGTGTTCGGATTGAATAAATTCGAGAAATGTCGTGCGGTTCTTCAGCAGACGATCAGCAGTCTGAATGTCGCTTCGATCAGCGATGACATGATGCGGCAGCTTCAAGCCAATGTCGAATCGTCGGATACAGCGTTGCTGGAGAGTCAGGCGAATCTCGACTTTTGTCGGCAGGACATTTTGTCCGAGGAAGAACAGCAGCGACTGACGCAGGTGACGCAATCGATTACGATCGAACGGTTGGAGCAGGTACAGCAGGAACTGGCAACCACAGAGCAGTCGCTGCAGTCTCTGGAATCGCAGCTGCAGTCTTTGCCGCAGGATGTTGAGCGCCCTGATTACGACGGTTATCAGCAGAAATTGCGATATGATGCGCTGCTTCCGGAGTACGAACGGGCAAAAGCTGCTTACGATACGCTGCAGAGCAATCGGGAAACGTCTGTCGCAAACGTGGAAAAGCTGATCAACGAGATGCAGCAGAAACTCGGTGCGCTGCAGAGCAAACGCGCTGAGATTGAAGGACGCAGATCCAAATTGGAAAACGGAAAGTGTCCGATCACCGGAGGGCAGCCCTGTCCGGATCTGCTGAGCATGACAAACGTGGCGACCATTCAGCAGGAGCTGTTTGATGTCGATGTGAAAATCAAGGCGCTGGAAACGAATCTGGAGCAGGCGCAGCAGATGAAACAACGATCACTTGTTTATGAACGAGAGTTGCTGACGGCGACGACCGAGCTTCAGCAGATTACCGGACAGCTGGTGGCGGTAAAACCGTATGCGGATTTCGACATCGTACTGTTTCAGCAGCAGGATCAGCGATTTCAGCAACATCAGCAAATCGCAAAACAGCGAGAAGCGCTGATTCAGCAGAAACTGCCGTTGATGGCTCAGAAACAAACGCTGAGTGCGATTGTTGAAAATGCTAGTAAGAACCCTGCTGTACCGATGATCGAGCAGGAAGAGGCCTCTGCAACGTTGCAGAAACACTCTGTAGCCGTTCACAATCTTCCTGTGTACCAAAACGCGGTGACAACAGCGATTCAGACGAAGAAAGCGGCGGTGGATGCGTTGGAGGCAGCGTCACGTCAGAACGAGGAAGCATTCCGCGTTCAACGCTGTAAAGATCTGTTGACGAAAACAAGGCATGTAATGCACCGGGACAATGCGCCCAGATTGCTGCTGGATACGGTGCGCAAGGAACTCAATCAGCGCACAGCGCAGTATGTCGAAGCATTCGAATTTCCGTACACACCGGTCTGGTATCCGGATGGCAGTTTTGTTTATAACGCAACTCTGCAGGAAGGAATTAACGTAAAACGGTTGTCAGGAGGGCAGAAATACGTTCTGACGATCATCTCAAGGTGTGTATTCGCCGACATTTTACGTTCAACATTTCCGATTTTGGCGCTGGATGAGCCGACGACAGGACTTGATAAACCAAACAGGGAAATCTTGTCCGGCATGCTTCAAAATATCTCTGATATTCTTGGAAAAAAAGGCATGACGCTCTTGATTCCATCGCACGATGATGTTATCGTAAGCGCCGCAACGCGGCTTATAGAACTTTAGAAAGGGTCGATGATGATCAAAAAAGAGAGTTTGCAGTTTGCAGCCGATTTGTTGATTACAGCACTGCAGGACGCAAAAGATCCGACGAAACAGGAGTTCACGCAGGTTTCTTACCGGGACGATGACACCGCGTATCTGCTCATGAACTCCGGTTCTGTTTCTATCCGAATCGCGCATCGGGGAAAAGATGTGGCGAAGATTCCGGAGTCCGGAGCCGTGCAGCGGCTTCCGTTTTTGGACTTTTTTGCTGATCCGGACAATCACAAAAAGTTGGAGAGGCAGGACAACGGCTGTTATGTCGTGAAGAATCCGGATGAGCATTCATACGCACCCTGTAAGAACAAAGATTTGTCTCCGGGCGCGTTTGATCTAGATGACTACATGAAGAACATCCGTGGCTTGTATGTTACACAAACCACAAAACTTCCGGCGTTTGATTTGGAGGGCATGACTCGGATTGTGCTGGACGGGAAGGCGTTGTATTTGATTCGCGATGACCAGACAGCTGTCTGGAAACGGATTTCCATCGACTGCGGTCAGCGGTTTCACGGACTGATGCCCGGTATGTTGGCGGTTGCAAAAAAGGATGAGGAGGGTTGCTTTTTTGGTATTTCGTCCTTTAAAGGTCTTCCGATTCTTCAGTTGTGCTGGCCGAATCGAAACATCGATGCGGCAGTTGCATTGGGTTATCCGCGAAGTTTGTCGGAATTTACGTTCTATACGGATACCCATACCTATGTTCTGAGCGGTATTCAGAACTGTGTTTACAAGACAATCAATCAAATGGAGCGAAAGGAACAAAATATGGCGAAAAGTGAAATGGATGCGTCTCTTCAGGCTCTTCAGAATCTCCAGTCTCTTCAGAGTTTGCAGTGTGCGAAACAGCAGGTCAAGCAGAGTTCAGCAGAAAAACAGGAATCTGCGCAGCAGCAGCGGCAGACGTTTGTGTCGCAGAATCTCGCGCAGCAGGTCGCTTCCCAGGTGTTGCCGAAGCAGAATATCGGGAATGTACCGCTTCAACGGCAACCGCTCACGCAGGTGCAGGTAGAGCAGGCCGCCGCACCGGTCGTGCAGTCCGCTGCACCTGAACCAGTGTCGGCTGCCAGCAGTGAAACAACATCGCAGCCATCCTCTGCTTTTGTTGCTACCGTGAAAGAGTCTATTGCACATATGGCGTCTCGTGAAGGATTTTCAGATGCCGTAGCTGTACCGGTGGAAGACAGCAAAGAAGAGGATCGAATTATGGGAGAGATGTCGGATCTGAAAATATCCGCGACCGCAGTCCATGCGCCTGCCAACATTCGAACGAAACGGACGAAGTCTGTGGAATCTGCTGCATCTGTGATGACAGAATCCGAAGGAACGGTTTCTGTATCTGATAAAATGCAGGCGGTGTTGGACAAGAGTGATTCCGGCGAAGTTCAGTCGATTGCAGAGTTGCTTGATCTGCTGATTCAAAGCATCCAGAATCATCTGGAGATCAGCAAAACGCAACTCAAAATGATGAAGCTGATCCAGAAGCAGTATAAGATGGAGCAAAAGAACAATCCGTCCTGGAAAGAGAAGTACGAAGAGCTGCAGGCTACGTTCAATACGTTGAAATCGCTGTTTAACGGCAGGTGATCGTATGATGACGCCGGAAATAAAACTGACAAGAGTCAACGCGTTCATTTATTCGAACGTGTTCTACTCTTGGATGCGACCGTTATTTACGGCGAAATTGATCGATAAAGGGGCAAAGAAGGAGAAAGGAAACGGTAAGAACACTGATCTTTCTGAGCCCCGTTTCGGCGTTCGGTATACAAAAGACATGTATGCGGAAGTAGATGACGGCGGATGTATTTTTCTTGCAGGATTGTATCCGGAGTTCGAGAAAGAGGCAAGAAAGCGCGGTTATTCGTTTTCATTACAGGAAGGCAGAGAGCTGTCCCCCGACTTGAACAAACCGTGTTTTGATCGGTTGGACGACGGATTACGATATCGGCAGGATGAGGTGATCCAAAAAATCACACAGAACGATAAAGGGATTATCAAATGTTCTACTGGCTTTGGTAAATCTTTTATCATTAAACAGCTGTGTAAGATTTATCCGACTTTGCGAATTGTGATCACTACATCTTCCGCCGAAGTCGTGGACGATCTGTATACGCAATTAAAAGCACTGCTGGGTGCGAATGAAGTTGGAAAGCTGTCATCCGGAACTCCTTCCGTGGAGGAGATGAAGCGTGTTGTCGTGTCTACCGTTGCCAGTCTGCGTCGTGCACCGCTGGAGATTTGCGATTTGTTCTTGTTCGATGAAGTTCATGCCGTTGGAGACAATAAGACAGCCGACGTTTTGATCAATCGAATGGGAAAAGCGCGGATGTTCGGGTTTACCGCATCGTTGAGTCGCGGTGATAATGCCGTGATTTTGATACGGGCATTGTTTGGTCAGGTGCTTGCTTCTGTTGATTATCAGGAGGCGGCGGAACATGGGCTTGTAACCAAGATCACTGCGATGATGGCAAAATGCCGAATCGATCGGAATATTCCGGTGATCAATAATTTGGCAATTGATGAAAGAAACAACTATTGGCGCAATCGTGAGCGAAATCAGTTGATCGCATCGATTGCCAGCAATATTTCGGACGAAGAGCAATGTCTGATTTCTGTAAAGACGTTAGAGCATGCGATTTATCTGAAATCGGTGCCGGCGTTGCGCGATTATCGAATCATGCATTACGGCAATGTTCCGAAGCCTGAGAAGAAACTGGTTCCGTTTACATTGGAAAACGCACCGAGAGGAGGCGTAACAGTCGTCAGCAAGCGAACAGGAAAATTGCATCAGTTGCAACTGGACGAAGGGGATGCTGAGCATTTTGCCGGTTATCGGGATGAGTCTGGTAAGTTCTACTCGTTTTTTGCCGCGATGCAGTCATTTCTGTTTCCGCAGAAACCGTCTGAATCGAACTTGGTTGTTCCTACGACGCAGGAAATGGAATGCGCCGCGTTTGGACAGTGGGTGTTGGAGCCGGTGTTGATCAATGGCATTGATGTTGCGCAGTTTAAGATGACCCCGAAAGAACGTAGAAACCTGCGTACGCAGTTTGAACGTGGGGAAGTCTTGAAGATGATTGCGACATACACGCTGAAAGAGGGTGTTAATATCAATGGGCTCAAATATCTGATTCGTGCGGACGGAGGTGTTTCTGATGTGATTTGCACTCAGTTTCCCGGTCGTCTGTCGCGGCTGCAGGAAGGAAAGAAAGTTGCCATGTTGATTGATTTGTATGATGATTTCAACTCCTGGGTAAGACTTCGTTCGGAGCTTCGGATGAAGCACTATAGGGCGAAAGGATGGCTGCGTTGAGCCCCGTGGAACAGTTAGACAGGGCAATCGAAGTAGCGTTGTCGCACTTGCAGGTCAACTGGTCGCAGGCTGACAAGGTGAGAATTGCACAGGCGTTAGCTGGTTTGCCTCCGTTGTATCAGGGATATCCGATGCCTTTTTCTACGTATTTGTTGTTTGTGTTGGAACAAGGGCATTTGAATCGACTGTGTTATGTCAATGCGTTGATTCACGATACGATCCTACAAAAATTTTCTGACGGGTATGCGGAGATGCAGACGGATGCAAATACAACAGCAATCGTCGATCAGAAGAATTTTCAGTCAGAGGCGTGTGCGTTTCAAGATATTGCGAAAGCGATATCTTCGCCGCATCTGGCGATTTCAACACTGTATCGGTACATGGTGGCGATACAGATGTCACTTGATTCGCTGATCACCGATGATCTGTTTACAGAGGCAAAACTGCAGTTGCGGAAGAATCCGTATTCGTACTTTGCATACGGTCCGAAGTTTGTTTCGTTTCTACCGCTGCGATGGAGGGATTTGTGATGGAATTGGATCTGAATCCGACATTGACGGCACCGGAACAACTGAAACGGGAAGCGGCTCTGGCAGGGTTGCTGTATTTCGAATCCGTTCGCAATATGTACATGGTGTTTGCCGAGACGGAACTGGCGATTACGACGCTTGTATTGGGTGAAAGCGGATCTGCGCTGGCATCCATGGAAAGCATTTTGCGACTGTATCTGAAAGCAGATATTCATGCAAGCAGCACAATGTTGCTACGGCGATTGTTGACGCATTATGACATCCTTCCTCCTGCCAACGTGACGCTGCGAAAGGAGTATCGATCCTTGTTGCTTCAACTGTCGGAGCGTTCGCAGTATACGGAGCAGGACAGCCTGACCATGATGCGATATCTGATTCGACTGGCAAGTTATAAATCGCTGACGGATCAGTTGCGGAAAATTCCATCCATCGACAAAAGCAATGAGGTATTGAATCAGTACCAGCAGCAAATGTCCAAGCTGGATGGAAATTATCGCATGCGGCTCTACAATCCGATACGGGATATCGATGAACTGATGTTGCATCAGGAACGCGTTCCCACAGGTATTGGATTCATTGATCGGTTAACCGGAGGCGGTCTGGTATTCGGACAGCATCTCGGTATTCTGGGTCCGTCCGGCGGCGGTAAAACTGTAATATCAATACAGTTGATGTGCAACCTGGCGATTCAGGGGCATAATGTGTTGTACCTGCAGTTTGAACAGCCGGTGAAAGGAGATCCGGATATCGTTTCGAGAATTTACTCGTACTTGTCTGGAGAACCGATCACGACGTTTTACGGAAAGACGACAAAAGAGTTGAATCCGGAGGTTCTGAATAAGCTGAGGAAAATGCAGCCGATTTCAGACCGTATTCGGTGCGCTTCGATGCTGGATGTAAAAGAGGAAGGTGGTCATGCTACTGGAGCTGGAAGCATTCAGGATATCATCAATGTGATAGATGAGGCGATACGAAGCGGGTTCACACCGAAGGTTGTGATCATCGACTGGTTAGGCGCTGCCGTTTCCGATTTCATGAACGCCGGCGACGGTGGAGATCAAAATTATCCAATCGTGGCGGAACACATTCAAGATGTGTTGAACGGTTACGGAAAGGATCATGGGATTTCGATTGTTTACTCACATCAGACATCGACGGAAGCGCAGGCGAGAGAATCTGCTTATAAACCGAAAAAAGGAGACGCGTATTATTTTCGGGCGTTTGCAAATAAGTTGGAAACCTGTATGCAGATCGGTACCGCTACATTGCAGCCCGATGAAACACAGGTGTGTTATCTGGTAATTGGCAAGGCGCGAGGAGCTGTTCCGAATAAGTCGATCGTTGTTCGGATCAACGGGCGGATGGCAAGAATGGAAGAAACCAAAGAGGGTGAGTATATACCTGGACATGGTGGTAAATTGCAACGATTGTCATCTTTAGTGCAAACAAACGAACCAAAAGAAACTGAATTAGGTACAGATGTAAGTAAATTTGATGAGTTTTCGGCAAATTATGGTAGGTAATTGTTTTGTTCGGTAGCGTAAATCATGAGAAATCAGAAGTTGTATGACGCGATGTGCGTCGTATTTAAGGAAAAACCCAAAGTCATTAACAACGGGGAGGCAGCGATTTTGTCGCTGCCTCCTCCTCTTGTCTCTTTTGTGCCGTGCATTACGCCGCTTTCCACCAGTCATATCTCTGGAGGAGAGCAGTACGCAGTCAATTGTCCGTTCTGCGGTGATACAAGACATCGTCTGTACGTGTCGCACATGTGGAATCAAGTGATTGAGACTTCCAATCATGTGAAATATCACTGTTCAAAACACCTGATTCGGTGTTTCAATGAGGACTGTCAACGAAAGGAGGAAAATTTCAATCAACTTTGTGAAAAACTAATTCATGTGATGAAGAATCCGCAAGTCATCCAACTGTCTGATGTACATACAACGGAACTTCAGACCAATTTGACGACGATCAAAAATCAGGTGCAGTATCCAGAGAATGCGATGTCGCTGCGAGATCCTCGTGTCCCGCATCACATCCTCCAATATCTGGATAACCGTGGCTTCGATATTGATTACGTCGCCAGTTGGGGCGTTCAAGTGGCACAGATCCCTTATCCAATACAGGGTGAGGACGTCCCGATGAAGTACCCGATTCTGATTGTTCCTGTTTATCAATACGGACACTATTGGTTCTGGCAGGGACGGCTTGTTCCTGTTGACGGAACCGAATATGGAGACTTGGAGAAACGCGCTACCGGGGAGTTTTATGCGAAGTATTACATCCCGCGTGGTGCGAAGAAGAACTGGGCGCTTTACAATCTCGACAACGCAGAGAAATTCAGCGAAGTCGCGATTGTAGAGGGGGTGACGGATGTCTGGCGAATCGGAGACAATGCGATTGCAACATTTGGAAAGCAATTGTCTCCTGCACAGAAGAAGACACTCCGCGACCGGTTCCGGGGAAAACGTCTGGTATTCGTGCCAGATATGAACGACCCACAGACTGTAGCAATTGCAGAGGCACAGCGTATCGAGCTGCTGTCTTCCGGCAGTTTCAGATCTGTGGAAATCTCTTGCATCGAGTCCGGGAAAGATCCCGGTAGTTTAAGGCTTCCACAAGGACAGATATGGAATTACTTGAACACACACATTATTTCGCAGGGGAGGCTTATCAATACACCTTTTGGAGACCCGGCTTACCAGTGATGGTATGCCAGGACCAATGGTGTGGTATTGACTCTGAGACGACACTGATCCAAAACAGACACAGTTGGCCTGATGTCGTTGTTGCCGGATTTTGTTCGAAAGGGGAATGCCAGCTCGTTTGGTGGACGGACCTCTCTGTGTATTTACCGCAGTTTCTGCAACTCAATCCATATACGACGCTGGTTTTCCTAAACCTGTCGTTTGATTTCAATGTGATGGGTCGACAGCTTCTGTTGGAAGAACTGAAAAAAGACAACCGCGTCATAGAGCTTCAAGCGAATTATCGAATGAGCCGCATGGCGGAGAAAGGATGGTTTCCCGGCAAAAACACGTTGGAATCCATCACGAGAGAAACGCTTGGCGTTAACCTCGACAAAGAGAGCGGCGTGCGAACGTCCTATACAAGGGAAATGTTGTGGACCGAGCAGCATGCAGTATATTTGGTCGAGGACTGTGCAGCAACTTATCGTTGTGGTAAGGTGTACAGTGGTATGCCGACGCAAGACATCCAGGCAAGAGCATCATTCGTTCTTGCGGAGATCGGATTCAACGGTATGCTCGTCGATCAGTATTTTCTGCGGGAGCAGGCGCATAAGATCTCTTCCGAAATGGAAGAACTCGCTGTCACGTTGAAGGGCTTTGGATATCGAACAAAATCAGAAGTCGATGATATGACGCAGCGGGAACGCTTGATTCGGATCTGTAAGATGCTGTACGTCGATGAGGCGGAAAAAATTCTGCCGGCGTCTGAAGTAAGACAGATCGGAAGATCCTGGTGGATGTTGGCGGCATCCTATGTTTATCAGGCGTTGAGCGCGCCCGGTACGACACCATCTGATATTCGAGAGATGATGCTGACGCTGTTGAATGTGTTGCGTAGTAAGCCGAAGATGAATAAGGCGAACCGCAAGTTCTTCGACGATGCGGCGACATATCTGCTTCGCGTACTGGAAAAGATCGACTGTGTGGAATGCATGGAGGGTCTTGGAGAGGCAAAAGCCAGCTCTTCTTATCCGTTCATTGTGCTGTTGGAAATCATGGCGCAGGAGTTCTCGTTGGGCAATACGTTGACCAGCATGGAAACCGTACACCAGAAGTTCCAGGAAGAGCATGAAGAGAACATGGGGTGGCTTCCGACCGCCGAGAAGAAGCTGTCTCCGACAAAATTCCTGCAGCAGCATTTGATCCAGTTGATGCAGCAGACGCCAGCGTTGGTTTTGCCGTATACCGATGCCAGCGCAGAGAACATCCAGGCATTTCTGAAGGACGAGAAGAAAACTGCGAAAAAAGAGGGTGTCGGAATTCGAGTGATTAGCCATCATCCGATTTATTCGCTGCAGTATTCGACCGCAGAAGAAGGTAAGCCTGCGCGCACCGTTGACATTAGACCGTTGGAAGTGTTTCAGCTGCAGTCTTGTGACATGTGGCGACTGTCTGATGTCAATATTGTAGATCCATTCTTAGAAGCGTATGTCGCGTACAAACATCGGGAGAAGATGCTCAGTACGTACATCACGGATAAGTACATCGAAGAGGACGGTCGCGTCCATCCCCGCTTCGATTTAATGAAGAGGACAGCGAGGACCGGTTCAAAGTTTATTACGTGTACACAGGAAACTAGCGTAATAGACAGGACCCTTTAGCGCGTAAGCGCTATCGAAGAAGAAAGTGAATTGCTGGAAGCCTAAACTTGGAAGTGTATCCAGGCACGGTAATCAGCAGCCGATCAACCGGAGAGCTAAGGGACTCGAAGAGTCCTATGCGC